AGGCCAGCCCTCTCGCGGCCCCCTCGAGAGAGAAAAAAAAAAGCGACCCCACCTCCCCGCGCGTTTGCGGGGCGACCATCGGGGGGGATGGGATTTTTTGCCGGGAAACCCCCCCCCGCCAGCCTTTAACAAAACCCGCGCCTTTTGCGTCCACCCCTCGTTTACTGCTCGGATGGCGACCGTGCACTACTCCCGCCGACCTGGGACCCCGCCGGTCACCCTCACGTCGTCCCCCAGCATGGATGACGTTGCGACCCCCATCCCCTACCTACCCACATACGCCGAGGCCGTGGCAGACGCGCCCCCCCCTTACAGAAGCCGCGAGAGTCTGGTGTTCTCCCCGCCTCTTTTTCCTCACGTGGAGAATGGCACCACCCAACAGTCTTACGATTGCCTAGACTGCGCTTATGATGGAATCCACAGACTTCAGCTGGCTTTTCTAAGAATTCGCAAATGCTGTGTACCGGCTTTTTTAATTCTTTTTGGTATTCTCACCCTTACTGCTGTCGTGGTCGCCATTGTTGCCGTTTTTCCCGAGGAACCTCCCAACTCAACTACATGAAACTACTGTCCGGAAGGGGAAGGTATTTATTCTCGCTTGCAGCTTGTCGCGCGTGTATGCACAACAAAAGCTATATATGTCACCAAAGCCAACGTCGCCATCTGGAGTACTACACCCAGTACGTTGCATAACCTGTCCATTTGCATTTTCAGTTGCGCGGACGCCTTTCTCCGGGATCGTGGCCTTGGGACATCAACCAGTGGAATAAGAACCGCCGGTGGTCTTGTTTGAACGACGAGTGGCGACGCGTTGTTCTGCATAAGCTCTGTATGCTGATACATAAACACAGAGTCTGTATCGCTATCAGATTCCCGAACACCTTCCGGTACCCCATACTCCGATACCCTGGACATTGCGGATCCCAAAAATATAATATTAACAGGATTTGCTTATACTTTGCTACAGCTTATATAAATTTATGTGCGATACATCTTAAGTGCATCCGTACGTTATTTATACATTGCCTGTCACGTGAAAAGACTGTGTTACCCAATAAAGGTTCTACAAAAAATGCTTTATTGGGTGTTTGTTTAATAGCTATTATCGTAACCCACCCCCGTAAAATCATAAAATGCATGTAATTTCTGAGACACTTGCATATGGGCATGTTCCCGCATTTATTATGGGCTCCACTCTGGTGCGTCCCAGTTTAAACGCCACCGCCGAGGAAAATCCCGCGTCAGAAACGCGATGTTTATTACGAGTGCTTGCGGGGAGAACTGTAGACCTGCCAGGCGGAGGAACGTTACACATTACCTGTACCAAAACCTATGTAATTATTGGCAAATATAGCAAACCCGGCGAACGTCTTAGCCTTGCCCGTCTAATAGGGCGTGCAATGACGCCTGGAGGTGCAAGGACATTTATTATTTTGGCGATGAAGGAAAAGCGATCCACAACGCTTGGGTATGAATGTGGTACGGGCTTGCATTTACTGGCTCCATCTATGGGTACATTTCTCCGCACACACGGTTTAAGTAACAGAGATCTCTGTTTATGGCGGGGTAATATTTATGATATGCATATGCAACGTCTTATGTTTTGGGAGAATATCGCGCAAAATACCACTGAAACACCTTGTATAACGTCGACGTTAACATGCAACTTGACAGAAGACTCTGGTGAAGCCGCACTTACCACGTCAGACCGACCCACTCTCCCAACCCTAACAGCCCAAGGAAGACCAACAGTTTCCAACATTCGTGGAATATTGAAAGGATCCCCCCGTCAACAGCCGGTCTGTCACCGGGTTAGATTTGCCGAACCTACGGAGGGCGTATTGATGTAATCACTAAATAAAATACACCTTTTTTCGATTGTACGTATTTTTATTTAAATGTGTAGTTCATAGTCCGCCGACAGCCGCTCGGGCTTTTCCCCCACATACAACATGATCGTATGCCTCGGATGCACCGGTCCAACACTCCGCCGAGAAGGGGGATTTACAATGACAGTGATACCCAATAGCCGCCAGATGTACACCCAGCTGTCCGGACTCCAGCATCATCTGCTGAGTTGCGGCGCTGAAGGGTGCATCGCATAGGGTGTTATAATTAGCCATTTCCGGTAACAGTCGTTGGGAATTTAGGAGGCTGCAAAACGGCTGTAGGTCAACATACATTGGGGATTCAGATGGTTTATCTCGACGTCCAAGTCCAATCAAAAAAGCGTGTAAATCATCAGCCCGGCCGCATGTTGCTCGAAGAGCACATAACCTCTTAACACCGTACAGAGGGGATGGCGTCGGTGCATGTGAGTTGGCAGGGCATGTCCACGTTGTTTCCAACGCCAGTGGCGGTATAACTTGTGTAAACGACGCCAACGGGTCAGGTTTAAGATTCACTCGGATGGGTTGACTGCTTTCGGAAGCTCCCGTTGTATCCATTAATTAAACGTTCGGTACACGTCTGGTGTGTGTTTTACCCGAATCAGAGACGGAATTGCAAAGATATTGGTTTGAAAGCAATGTAATCCCGCCCATATATCCCCAACGTCGCCTTAAAAACTCCCACAATATTACATTTTTATTAGTCTTTTATTAATATAGAATCACATAAACAATTGATAAAATCAAGGGGTGGTGTATAATGATTAAAAATATAAATTGATATGTTTTACAAGCATGAAATAGGTATTTACTATTCTAACAGGTAAATATGCTTAATGATTAAAAATACAAATTAGTATGTTTTGACAAGCATGAAAAAGGTATTTTTTATTTTAGCAGTTAAAGGTACTACACTTAAAATATTTACCGTATGGACGGGCGTCAGAAAGATGCCCGGCCCAAGTTGAGAGGGTACATTCAACACGACCACACTCGCGTTGGTGGGTGATTAGGGCCTCTAAAACACCGGCCAGACATGACCCGGGTGTATATTCTTGTAACACTTGAACGTTACAACTGATATCATCATATTCCACAAATTTAGAGCCACGGACAACTATATTAGCAATGCGGGCAATCATAACAAACATATAAGTAGTAATACACGTGATATCACTAAAACGTTGCTGGCGCAACAGTTCGGGGAGAGTACGAGACCCCAAATCGTTGTCCCTGTTTAGAAGAAGACATCTTACAAAAGGCCCCAGCTTTAACTTTAAATTCTCCAAAAGTGACTTCGAGGTTGCAACAATGGGATTATTTGTGTAGATGGGCAAGTTTTTTGCCGCTAACATTTTAATCCACGTTAACAGTTCATCCGCAGACTCCAACGCTTCAATCAAAGATTCTCCACGTATGACTCTCTCACGCAACGCGCGGGCAATACGTGAGTCCATTTTATATGACTCAAAGGTACGATAAAGTTCATGTCCGTACAACATCAACTCCGGCCAAGATGTGTTTTGTTTTATCCCCGGAAAACATCCACCGGAAGCCCATGAATCACCCTCTTGTATTGTGGCATATCGGACTACCAGTTTTTCAATTGTTTCATCTAAATGGCGTACCGAGTCAATGGTCACGCTGGCTCCCGCGGTGGAGACGACTTCAATAGCACGGCCCGTAATTCGATCGACCGGGATATCATACTCTTTTCGAATACGCTCTCGGCGGGCGTCTCTCTTGGAAAATCGCAACCTGTACGATTCGTCATGTGTCTGATCATTTCTTTCTCCCGTGGTCATTGCAGGAGGCGTTGTAGGACGCCGTCTTCGATTTGACAGGGATCGATCACGGTGTTTTCTTGAACTTTGAGTGTTATAAGATCTGGATGATCGTCGATGTCCCCGTTCGATGCGTGCATATCCAGTCTCCACGTCTCTTCCTCCATGATGGTTTGAATCGGGTAATACAACAACCAAAGTTTTCGGGCGATTGTGGTGGTAGCTTTCACGCCTTCCGTGCCTTCGTTTGGAATACCGTGGATTATATGCTGTATCTGCAGTACGCTCCACATACACAGTTCTAGACGTTGTGGAGTCCTCGCCTGGAGTGGAGCCAATAGCTTCATCATTTGCCCAATCGGTGACTTCCAATGCAAAGTCATCCGAAGGTTCGTCTGGTAGCAAATTCATAAAGTCTTCACAAATAGTAGACACGTCTGGGTCGGTTGGAATTGAAGCAGAGGCCATGGCTGCAAAATATCTGACAATTGCGTGTTTGCAGTTGCCTGTATCTTCCGCCAATGTTGTAGAATTTATAGGCTCACCCAACCCCGCAATGGGCGTGTTTAGTCACATGATTAATGCTTCTGGGAGTTTTCACTTTCCCCAAACAAGCTTACCTGCACCCTTTGTTCGTAATGCATAAAAATAACCACTGCTATAGCAAATATGACGATATAAAAACATTTTATAGCAAGGCCGGACATTACTGTAGCGCAACATGTTGTGCATATACCACGTATTCCCCCCGTATTGATATGATTTAAATGATTATCCTTGGTTGGTTTTGGTCTAACATAAGATATAAGCTCTACTATAGCGAGCGTGCATACAACAACCCAGGCCAGAATCCGAATGTATGTGGGGTATAATAACGCGCATGGTGTATATGCAACGCCAAGCGTTAAAAGCACAATACATCCAGATGATATATGAGCGATAACCTCCAAAAGCATCAATAACGTAACACCTTTATGCATATATAAAAAACTTATAGGGTCAGCATTAAATACTTTACTCATACCATCCCGTCGCATGGAAACATCACATAACAACCTTGCCAACTTTGTATATGGGTAACCAAGAAGAATGTTCGAAATAACCCGTGTTACGTAATTCAGTGAATATGATGTGGGGGATATTAACTCACAGGATGATCGGAATGGCCCAAACATACGACGTATTCGTCGAAATTGTAAATACATACCATATACAAACCATGCAAAAAAAATCATTTTTAGCTGCACGCACCAAAAATAAGCGTGACAATTACGTGTTCCCAGAACAATTCGAATTTTGTCATGCAAAGGTGTAGAAATAGCGGTTTTTACCATAGTATCTCCTGATAATAGATTTTCCCGGCAGCTGTAATCGTATCCAGATAGGCCATCCAAAAACGTTGAGTGGTTTACAAACGTTACATATATAAGAGAGTTGTTATAAGACCCCCATACAACCGGTCCACCATTAATCACCGTGGTTGCATACACACACTCATGTTCAAACTTTACACGAGCGGTATACCATAGGGTAAAAACAGCATGTCCGCTAAGTAGACACATAATTATAAAATGTTCTGTCTTGATTCCTAAAGCCTGCATGACCCGTGGAAGATGGCAATTCAAGCACGATGTAGTATCACACGGTTGGTGTTAACTCGAAGTTAAATTTGGATAATTAGGTACTTCTAGAGTAAAGATTGTATGCATGCGATTGCTATCGCACTTTGTAGCAAAACATTGTTGTGCAAGCGAAATACACAAACGGTTGTGATGATCCACTCGCAGAGACACAAATGTCCGGGGAGCCGTTCTTCCTCCGCGATGGGGATATCGAAGACAAGTGAACCCTTTTGTTCCGCATATGAGCTGAAATAACACCCAGTCCCTTTTGATGGCGATACACTTTGATGATGTTAAGGTATATTCGCGATCACGCCCGGGGAAATGAACAGCAATATGCTCCACAATAGATTCTAATATTGTGCTGTCGACAAAGGCCTCCAGTGTAAATGCGTCCAGACAAGTTACCCCGCGCTCTTTTAGAGCCTTTGTTAAAGATATTTGCGGGGAGCTAAATATTTGTTTATTACGCGCAACCTTACGTTCAAAAAACTCTGCGTATTCCCCCCCAAGGTTATGTAAAATAAATTGCACTGGAACATTCGACTGCGGTCTTGAATGAAAATGAAAGTTTGCCGGGTTTCTATGTGATGTCACAAACGCTAATATATCAATACACTGCTCAGGTACAACATAAAATGGGAGTAGTTGTCCAACCGCCGTCCCTGTGGTTGTTACTTTGGAGAAAAAAGGCAGTCTTAAACTATGTCCGTGGCTATAAACACCAGTATCTATAAACGAAAAGTCCCGTAAATACGGACCAATATATTCAACAAATTCCCGTTCCAGCAACACCGCTTGCTGTAATATTTGTGCAAACCCCTTTAAAGTGGAAGACCCCACTAACGCATAGGGATTTGGGATTGGTACGCATACCCTGAAACCTATTTTCTCTTTACAGTTACAGGGTAGAGTTTCATGCAAGTTTTCATTGTTTGATACATCGGCGTGTGTATGGACTTCAGACGTTGTCTGTGTATCAAAAAACCATACATCCTCTGTATAATTCTCTTCTACACACGTGTATAATTCGCCATTTTCTATGTAAAAATCGATGTCAGAATGGCTGGTTATATCCAATAAATTATCATCATCCAACACCTCAACGGTAGGTTCAGGACATGCAGTTTTATAAAAATAACATGGGTCTTTGTTAGGGTTTACCACGGCCTTTGGAAAAAGTAATTGCATGGCCGTTAAAATACCATGACGAAATGCTCGCATGCCGGCATGTAAAATACCCAATGGGATGGGTTTTCTTATATGAAAGTCTACATCAAGTATGAGGTTTGTGATTATAAGATTTGTATTAAATAGCTCATTCCTGTTTATATAAAGCTGATCTTTGGGTATGTTTGATGAAATTTTAGAAACGTTTTTAACAGACGTAGATAATAGTAAAGTCAACTGCATATCTCGTAGTGAAGCGGCAACAAAATTACATGGATTAATTTGTTTAAGGTCCTCCGCAATTAATCGAGCCTCGTGCGGTAAAGTGTAACGGTTTGTTATTGATGACCACGTATCATTAGCAATAACAGCAAATGCTTGGGCGCCGTGAGGCAAGGCTACCCGATATACAGGCATTGGTCCAGTTACCTCAGAATGGCCGATGAGGGCTTCTAATGGAGTTTTATAACTCAGGATGGATACATCATGTGTGGCTATCCCAGTGGCAGCAGAGAAAAACAGTAATAGTTTTGTAATCCCCGGGCTCGTATCAAAACCAGTACGACCACTTTGGTTAGGTGTATCGTTTGCAAAGTTGGCTGCTCGTAACGCCTCCGCGGAAACACCCGAATCCTCAAAATTAGACAATTCGTCAAAACCGGGTGGATTTGAGGGAATAGTGGAGGACCATCCATATGGACTAAATTGTTTTTCAATGTTTTCCACACGACGAGTTAGCGTTGTAGCTAGGTCACATACGCCTATAAACTTGCTAGGTTTTGCGGCATACGTAAGACTTAAAGTATATGTTTTAGTAATTGTATATTTATGTCCAATCTCAGGTCCAAGTTCAGTGACATCACAAATTACGTTCTTTTTTATATAGTCACGCATGTTGAGACGAGAACGTACATGATTAAAAAAATTAGCAGTAGCTCTTTTTCCCAGGTTGGATGATTTTAAGAGGACCGGTTTATTCACAAAATCTGAGTATGTAACCGCTTGTAGGTGGTCTGCGATCTGTTTCCGATTGAAACATTCAAAATGTGCCAGATAAATATAATCAACAAATTCACGGTCTGGAACTTTAAGGCCTTTTCTATCGTTGGTAATATACTCCGATACTGCGTGTATTTCCGTTGTGTCTGTATGTATTCGCTGTAAAATGTACGATAGAGCATTTTTGGCTGTCAAACCTCGTGTATATGTTGAGGAACAACAAAACATGGAAAGTTTATCAAAAGACAACAAGTCCGAAATATTGTACCCACTACAATTAGGTAATGCCGGGACTTGGTAAGTTAAAAACAAATCTTTAATTGCCTGTAAGTCATATAAGGGGGTTTCCAACGTATTGTAACTTGTGTCCGTTTGTAACAAGTAATAGCGTGTAGCCAACACTAGCGTTTTTTCAGAGGGTCCAAATCGAACAATATACCAAAACGGCGAGCATCCATACCCCCAGTAGAGTCGTCGATATGCAGCCAATACTTGACGTTCGTAATGGGCATATAATGATGTTAGCTCCTGACGACCAACGGATTTTTTAACTAACTTGCAGAGTGTTGCCTCTGTGATGCATAGGCCGTTGTCCGATAATCCCTTTCGGTTTAAATGGTGTGTTGTTACCATCAGAGTTTGTATAACTTCCGAGTGAATGTCAAACGTCTCCGATATACATAGGGTATCAGATATTATATGCGGATTTAGGGGTGCTCCATACCATAACGCCTTATATAAAGCTTTAAAATCAGTTTGGGTTTTAAAACAACAAAAAAATATAGGCCAGACCCGGGATCGTACATCTCCAGTTGAAAATCCACCAATTAAATAAAAAATAACGTTGACGTCCCTACTACAAAATAAATGCATTATTTGGTTTTCTTCATCGTTTTCAGTTACTTCACGTGGGCGTTTAGTTGGGATTACTTGCGTGATCTCTTCCCTCCCATTTTTGACAAAGACGTCATCTAAGTCGGGAGTCCAAGTATAACTCACCACATACAGAGGTTCTGTGCTTATCTGCCCGGTAAGCAACAACAGCGAGTGGGAGATTGCACATCCCTTTGTGGCAAATAATAACCGAATCGTCGGTTTGGAGGATTTATCCATAGTTCAATACGTTGGAAAGCCAGTCAATCATGCAGACGGTGTGTGCCAGCTTATGTGGATATGCTCGAATACCAACTGAAGAGCCATCTTATGAAGAGGTGCGTGTAAACACGCACCCCCAAGGAGCCGCCCTGCTCCGCCTCCAAGAGGCTTTAACCGCTGTGAATGGATTATTGCCTGCACCTCTAACGTTAGAAGACGTAGTCGCTTCTGCAGATAATACCCGTCGTTTGGTCCGCGCCCAGGCTTTGGCGCGAACTTACGCTGCATGTTCTCGTAACATTGAATGTTTAAAACAGCACCATTTTACTGAAGATAACCCCGGTCTTAACGCCGTGGTCCGTTCACACATGGAAAACTCAAAACGGCTTGCTGATATGTGTTTAGCTGCAATTACCCATTTGTATTTATCGGTTGGCGCGGTGGATGTTACTACGGATGATATTGTCGATCAAACCCTGAGAATGACCGCTGAAAGTGAAGTGGTCATGTCTGATGTTGTTCTTTTGGAGAAAACTCTTGGGGTCGTTGCTAAACCTCAGGCATCGTTTGATGTTTCCCACAACCATGAATTATCTATAGCTAAAGGGGAAAATGTGGGTTTAAAAACATCACCTATTAAATCGGAGGCGACACAATTATCTGAAATTAAACCCCCACTTATAGAAGTATCGGATAATAACACATCTAACCTAACAAAAAAAACGTATCCGACAGAAACTCTTCAGCCCGTGTTGACCCCAAAACAGACGCAAGATGTACAACGCACAACCCCCGCGATCAAGAAATCCCATGTTATGCTTGTATAAATATTGAAATAAAAACTAAAAACGTTTCTGGTGTATGTTTTTATTTTGTATATAAAATTAAAACATTGCTGGCTGGCGTGGTTATTACATTTAATGTTTTAGTAGAAAATCGACATCGTTTGTTTCTTTATCAGTTGAACCAAATCCACGCGTTCCCCGTTCGCTGGGTGTGGCTATTAGATCTAACGTTTTAGTAAAATACCATTGTACACCCGGTATGCCACATTTACCGCGGATAGCATAAGGAAATGCAATATTACTTAAAACGTTGTGTTTTAAGTGTATTTGGGTGTTGTGATCTATTAACAGGACCTGTGCAAGACGATCTCCCGTTTTTATACGTATGTCATCACCCGTGAGATTATATACGTAGAATTTACAGTGTTCTCCTGCAGGCCATGCCGTTGGACACACGATAATGCCTGATCGGCTTTTCGATGATCTTCCAAAAATATAAGCGTTTATACTCGGATGTTGTAAGTCCCAGTCTCTTATAATCGGTAAGACAATTTTTATAAATTCATTCCTTTTTAAATATAGGTTATATGGTACACAAATATCATATCCCGCGTCTTCTTGGCGTTTTGGATTGATGATATGTTTGTAGGTTAAGGGAACATCGATATGGTATTCTGCAGAATCCCTATGTAAAGGTTGCCCCTGCTGTACCGTGGAAATATCAGCAAATTCAGGTATAACGGGTTTTTCATAATTTGACGGCGAGTTTGATAAGGGTTGAACTTGTATCGATTTAAAAATTGGATCCAGATGTTTAAGAACGTTTTTTGGGAGAAGGCGACTTTGTCTTAATTTTACCGGGAACAAGTAGATTGTTAAATGTCCGGGTAAAATAACGGTTACTCCTGGCCGGTAATACAAAAGGGCTGAAATTACTCCTCTGTAACCCGCATCAATAACTCCGTTGGCGACAAAAAAATTGTCTTCATCAGCAAGGGCAGTATCTTTGCATTGAATTAACAACAGTGCGTATTCATTGGGAGGCGCCGACTTAACCAACAGCTCCAACTGCTGCATATAAAAACCGCCCCGTGTTACAGATTTTTCAGATGGCAGTTCGAGTTTCTTGTGGTTCCGGAGTAACAACGGTTGATGTCGACTTACTTTATCGTCTAACACGCATTGCAGCGTATCTGCACATTCAGGTTGAACTTCTATTAAAATTGTATCTTTTAAACACCGATTCGGAATAGTTTGGCTACAAAACATATCACCTGTATTTACTGCCGTTTCCAAGATGGGATCAATTACCGCTTCGTTCATATTAATAACGATGCAAATTTTATTTTTTTGTGAAGACAGCAGTGGGGAGCCAAACTTTGCAGAACGGAATTTTTGGCATGCCAGCTGTTCGGCTCGTGGAGTTTATATCGACGGATCAATGATCACCACCCTTTTCTTCTACGCATCCCTTTTGGGGGTGTGTGTAGCCCTTATTTCGTTAGCTTATCATGCGTGTTTCCGGTTATTTACTCGTTCTGTATTACGCAGCACGTGGTAAACCCGTTTGCCTATAAAAGGGGCAGGCGTGTATAAGAGGGCCCCTGTTTAATACGCGGTCTGCCGTGTTTGGATATTTCACGACCCTATCGTTTATTTACGTAATGGCATCTTCCGACGGTGACAGACTTTGTCGCTCTAATGCAGTGCGTCGTAAAACAACGCCTAGTTATTCCGGACAATATCGAACCGCGCGGCGAAGTGTGGTCGTAGGACCCCCCGATGATTCAGACGACTCGTTGGGTTACATTACCACAGTTGGGGCCGATTCTCCTTCTCCAGTGTACGCGGATCTTTATTTTGAACATAAAAATACGACCCCTCGCGTACATCAACCAAACGACTCCAGCGGATCGGAAGATGACTTTGAAGACATCGATGAAGTAGTGGCCGCCTTTCGGGAGGCCCGTTTGAGACATGAACTGGTTGAAGATGCTGTATATGAAAACCCGCTAAGTGTAGAAAAACCATCTAGATCTTTTACTAAAAATGCGGCGGTTAAACCTAAATTAGAGGATTCACCGAAGCGAGCTCCCCCGGGAGCAGGCGCAATTGCCAGCGGGAGACCAATTTCCTTCAGCACTGCACCAAAAACCGCAACAAGCTCGTGGTGCGGTCCTACGCCATCATATAACAAACGCGTCTTTTGTGAAGCGGTCCGGCGCGTAGCCGCCATGCAGGCACAAAAGGCTGCCGAAGCGGCTTGGAATAGTAATCCCCCAAGGAATAACGCCGAATTAGACCGTTTGTTAACCGGAGCCGTTATTCGTATTACGGTGCATGAGGGTTTAAATTTAATACAAGCCGCTAATGAAGCAGACCTAGGTGAAGGAGCATCGGTATCCAAACGTGGACATAATCGAAAAACTGGAGATTTACAGGGGGGCATGGGTAATGAACCTATGTACGCACAAGTTCGTAAGCCAAAAAGTCGAACGGATACACAAACGACTGGGCGTATAACTAATCGAAGTAGGGCCCGTTCTGCATCAAGAACTGATACGCGAAAATAGGGATATAATTACGCAGTAACGGTTTACCCGGTATTATGTATAATAAATAAACGTATAAAAGACAGTCGTGGTTTGTGTTTATTATAAATGTGTATTATATGTCACATATTATAAACTGTTTAAATAGTACCACGTGGTATTATGAACAGTTTATAATCAGTTGCTACCAAACAAACCCCATTAGACGGCGGGTTTTGATAAAGGGAATCGCTTATTTAAACTAAAGATTTTACTCTATAAGTATGGAGTGTAATTTAGGAACCGAACATCCTAGTACAGATACGTGGAATCGTAGTAAAACGGAACAAGCGGTTGTGGACGCATTTGATGAATCGTTGTTTGGTGATGTAGCATCGGATATTGGATTTGAAACGTCGTTATATTCACATGCAGTTAAAACTGCTCCGTCTCCGCCTTGGGTAGCTAGCCCTAAAATTTTATATCAACAGTTAATACGGGATCTTGATTTTTCAGAAGGGCCGCGTTTACTATCATGTCTTGAAACCTGGAACGAGGATTTATTCTCATGTTTTCCTATTAATGAGGACCTATATTCCGATATGATGGTTTTATCCCCGGATCCAGATGACGTTATCTCAACCGTTTCAACCAAAGACCATGTTGAAATGTTTAATTTAACAACCCGGGGTTCCGTTCGATTGCCTAGTCCACCAAAGCAACCGACGGGGCTTCCAGCTTACGTTCAGGAGGTCCAGGATTCGTTTACCGTAGAACTACGCGCCCGGGAAGAAGCATACACAAAACTACTAGTTACTTATTGTAAATCGATTATACGTTATCTCCAAGGAACGGCGAAAAGGACGACAATAGGTCTTAATATACAAAACCCTGACCAGAAAGCTTACACGCAACTCAGGCAAAGTATTCTACTTAGATATTATCGTGAGGTGGCAAGTTTGGCGCGTCTTCTGTACCTACATTTATATTTAACCGTAACGCGTGAATTTTCCTGGCGTTTGTACGCCAGTCAATCTGCACACCCGGACGTGTTTGCGGCTTTAAAATTCACCTGGACCGAACGTCGACAGTTCACGTGTGCGTTTCATCCTGTATTATGCAACCACGGCATTGTGTTATTAGAAGGGAAACCACTAACAGCGTCTGCCTTGAGGGAAATAAATTACCGCCGCCGAGAACTGGGACTGCCTCTAGTTAGATGTGGTCTTGTTGAAGAAAACAAATCTCCGTTGGTTCAACAACCCTCATTTTCGGTTCATTTACCACGGTCGGTGGGTTTTCTTACCCACCACATTAAGCGTAAGTTAGACGCATATGCGGTCAAACATCCTCAAGAACCGAGACATGTACGAGCGGATCATCCTTACGCAAAAGTTGTTGAAAATAGAAACTACGGTAGTAGCATCGAAGCTATGATTTTAGCACCTCCGTCCCCATCCGAGATCCTGCCGGGGGACCCACCACGCCCACCCACGTGTGGGTTTTTAACGCGTTAAACGTCATTGGGGTAGAGGGTGTAAATAAATTACGAAAACGTGCATGCGTTTTTTATTTTTACAATGCGCCGTATATGGTATGTCTGTCATGTGCTCTAAAGTCCCATATATAAAAGAAGCCCCAACGAGTGTATGCGTATTGCGTACCGCGACCCTGGGATGTTTTACAGGCGCGTTTGTTTGTCTCGGTTATAAGTATGCAGTCGGGTCATTATAACCGGAGGCAATCCCGCCGACAGCGGATATCGTCTAATACCACAGACTCCCCCCGTCACACACACGGAACACGTTATCGGTCAACCAATTGGTATACACACCCACCCCAGATATTGTCCAATTCAGAAACATTAGTTGCGGTTCAAGAACTACTGAACTCCGAGATGGATCAGGACAGCAGTTCTGACGCATCGGATGATTTTCCGGGATACGCCTTACATCATTCTACATATAATGGATCCGAACAAAATACATCAACTTCCAGACATGAAAATCGCATATTTAAATTAACGGAGAGGGAAGCTAATGAGGAAATCAACATCAATACGGACGCGATCGACGACGAGGGAGAGGCGGAGGAGGGAGAGGCGGAGGAGGACGCGATCGACGACGAGGGAGAGGCGGAGGAGGGAGAGGCGGAGGAGGACGCGATTGACGACGAGGGAGAGGCGGAGGAGGGAGAGGCGGAGGAGGACGCGATTGACGACGAGGGAGAGGCGGAGGAGGGAGAGGCGGAGGAGGGAGAGGCGGAGGAGGGAGAGGCGGAGGAGGACGCGATCGACGACGAGGGAGAGGCGGAGGAGGACGCGGCGGAGGAGGACGCGATCGACGACGAGGGAGAGGCGGAGGAGGATTATTTTTCTGTAAGTCAAGTTTGCAGTCGAGACGCGGATGAGGTTTATTTTACGTTAGACCCGGAAATAAGTTACAGTACCGATCTTCGCATTGCAAAGGTTATGGAGCCTGCGGTATCAAAGGAACTTAATGTATCAAAACGTTGTGTTGAACCTGTTACCCTAACAGGCTCTATGTTAGCGCATAATGGGTTTGATGAGTCCTGGTTTGCTATGCGCGAATGTACCCGTCGCGAATATATTACGGTCCAAGGATTATACGACCCAATTCATTTACGGTATCAGTTTGATACTTCCCGGATGACACCCCCACAGATTTTGAGAACTATACCAGCCCTTCCTAACATGACACTTGGTGAACTTTTATTGATTTTTCCTATTGAATTTATGGCCCAGCCAATTTCTATAGAACGTATTTTAGTTGAAGATGTATTTTTAGATAGGCGGGCTTCCAGTAAAACACATAAATACGGCCCGCGTTGGAATTCCGTCTACGCACTTCCATATAATGCGGGTAAAATGTATGTACAACACATTCCTGGGTTTTATGACGTGTCCTTACGTGCTGTGGGCCAAGGAACGGCCATTTGGCATCACATGATATTATCCACAGCAGCATGCGCTATTTCTAATCGCATTTCACATGGAGATGGATTAGGATTTTTGTTAGACGCGGCAATTCGTATTAGCGCAAACTGTATTTTTTTGGGACGTAACGATAATTTTGGCGTGGGGGATCCATGTTGGTTAGAAGACCATCTTGCCGGATTACCACGAGAAGCCGTACCCGACGTACTCCAAGTGACACAGTTGGTTTTGCCAAATCGGGGTCCAACGGTTGCCATTATGCGTGGTTTTTTTGGGGCGTTGGCATATTGGCCCGAACTAAGAATTGCTATAAGTGAACCATCTACATCTTTGGTGCGATATGCTACCGGTCACATGGAACTTGCCGAATGGTTTTTATTTTCACGTACACATAGTTTAAAGCCACAATTTACCCCAACGGAACGGGAAATGTTAGCGTCATTTTTTACGTTGTATGTTACTCTTGGTGGAGGAATGTTGAACTGGATCTGTAGAGCAACTGCAATGTATTTAGCTGCTCCTTACCATTCCCGTTCGGCTTACATCGCGGTCTGTGAATCTCTGCCCTATTACTATATCCCGGTTAATAGTGACCTGTTATGTGATTTAGAGGTATTACTGTTAGGCGAGGTCGACCTCCCAACTGTTTGTGAATCCTACGCAACTATTGCACACGAATTAACCGGATATGAGGCTGTTCGCACAGCAGCCACAAATTTTATGATAGAGTTTGCCGATTGTTATAAGGAAAGTGAGACCGATTTAATGGTAAGCGCGTACCTGGGGGCCGTTTTATTGTTACAACGGGTGTTGGGTCATGCAAATCTTCTTTTGTTGCTTCTCTCCGGTGCTGCGTTGTACGGAGGATGTTCAATTTACATCCCCCGAGGTATTTTAGATGCATATAATACTTTAATGTTGGCAGCAAGTCCTCTTTACGCTCACCAAACTTTAACATCCTTTTGGAAAGACCGCGATGATGCAATGCAAACTTTGGGGATTCGACCGACAACGGACGTTTTACCCAAAGAGCAAGACAGGATAGTTCAGGCATCACCTATAGAGATGAACTTCCGTTTTGTGGGATTGGAGACCATCTATCCCCGAGAACAGCCCATTCCCTCCGTGGACCTAGCCGAAAATCTTATGCAATACAGGAATGAAATTCTGGGTTTGGATTGGAAAAGCGTAGCCATGCATTTACTACGAAAATATTAAGGGTTGTGATTTTTTTCATTAGGATGAAAAGAACGTTTCCTAGCCACACCCACAAAGGAGTTTGTAAAATAAAATCTCTGTTTAGACCTTAAAATTTGTTGTGTGTGTTGTGTGGGGGGTCCGTGAGGATCGACCTTTACAAGATATAATTTGTCCATATCGCAATGTTTTCTCGGTTTGCGCGTTCCTTTTCCAGCGATGATAGAACGCGTAAATCTTATGATGGTAGTTACCAAAGTTTTAATGCCGGCGAACGTGATTTGCCCACACCTACCCGGGACTGGTGTTCTATTTCCCAACGCATAACCAGCGAGCGCGTGAGGGATGGATGTCTTATTCCAACGCCCGGCGAGGCTTTGGAGACGGCGGTAAAGGCTTTATCTGAAAAGACCGACAGCCTAACATCGCCGGTTTTACAAAGTACCGAAAGACACAGTGTTCTGCTTGGATTACACCATAATAATGTTCCTGAATCGTTGGTGGTCTCGTGTATGTCTAACGATGTTCATGACGGGTTTATGCAGCGTTATATGGAAACAATTCAAAGATGTTTGGATGACCTGAAACTTTCTGGGGATGGACTTTGGTGGGTTTATGAAAATACATATTGGCAGTATCTCAAATACACCACAGGAGCCGAGGTACCGGTGACTTCAGAGAAGGTAAATAAAAAGTCTAAATCCACGGTTTTGTTGTTTTCATCCGTAGTTGCCAATAAACCAATATCCAGACATCCTTTTAAATCTAAAGTTATAAATTCGGATTACCGGGGAATATGTCAGGAGCTACGTGAGGCGTTAGGAGCTGTGCAAAAGTATATGTATTTTATGCGTCCAGATGATCCTACAAACCCCAGCCCGGATACAAGAATACGTGTACAAGAAATTGCGGCTTACACGGCTACTGGCTACGGGTGGATGTTATGGTTCTTGGACGTTGTGGACGCCAGGGTATGTCGCCATCTCAAACTTCAATTTCGACGGATTCGAGGGCCGCGCGCGTCTGTTATTCCAGATGATTTGCTTAGACGACATTTAAAAACGGGTCCTGCGGTCTCAGCGGGCACAGGAGTTGCGTTTATTTTAGCAGCAACAACTGCCAGCGCTCTTACTGCGCTTTTGCGTATTAGTGTATTATGGCGAAAGGAAGAGTGGCGGGATGGTTTAAATGGAACCGCAGCTGCAATTGTTGCGGCGGTTGAACTTATTACGCTTTTGCACCACCATTTTCAATACTTAATTAATATGATGCTTATTGGATATGCATGTTGGGGGGATGGGGGATTAAACGATCCTTATATATTAAAGGCGCTACGTGCCCAGGGACGGTTTTTATATTTTGCGGGTCAGTTGGTCAGAACAATGTCAACACACAGTTGGGTTGTGTTAGAGACCAGCACCCATATGTGGTTTTCCCGGGCCGTGGCGCAGAGTATTTTAGCACATGGGGGTAAACCCACAAAGTATTATGCTCAGGTTCTTGCCGCCAGTAAACGGTATACTCCGTTACATTTAAGACGTATATCCGAACCATCGAGTGTGTCTGATCAGCCGTATATTCGTTTTAATCGACTGGGATCTCCAATAGGGACAGGTATAGGGAATTTGGAATGTGTCTGTTTAACGGGAAATTATTTATCTGACGACGTAAATGCAAGTTCGCATGTAATTAATACAGAAGCACCGTTAAACAGTATAGCACCCGATACAAATAGACAGCGGACTTCTCGCGTTTTAGTTCGTCCAGACACGGGTTTGGATGTAACTGTCCGAAAAAACCACTGTCTGGACATAGGCCATACGGACGGTAGTCCAGTTGACCCAACGTATCCTGATCATTACACCCGGATAAAGGCGGAATATGAAGGTCCGGTTCGGGATGAATCAAACACAATGTTTGACCAAAGATCGGATTTACGTCACATAGAAACCCAAGCATCTTTAAATGATCACGTATATGAAAATATACCACCCAAGGAAGTGGGTTTTAACTCATCTTCAGACCTGGATGTGGATAGCCTTAACGGGTACACCTCCGGAGACATGCATACAGACGATGACTTATCACCAGATTTTATACCCAACGACGTTCCCGTTAGATGTAAAACCACGGTTACGTTTAGGAAAAATACGCCTAAGAGTCATCATTAAGTACAGCGGTTAATAGATAGTTATGGACTAGGCACTTTGGCGGTCATTTCCACAACCAGGTTAAAATTGGGGGATTTGGGAGAAAATAGTCTATTGCGTATTTTCTGTTCAATAATTGGACTGCGTTATTTAAAGGTCTGATTGGTTGATTGGGTTATAAAAGGAATTACTCCTTTAAATTTTACTTAATGTACCCACAATATCAAGTGGTCGTTTGTATTTAACGATTATTACCGGTACCATGGGAGACTTGTCATGTTGGACAAAGGTGCCGGGTTTTACGTTAACCGGCGAACTTCAGTACTTAAAACAAGTGGATGATATTTTAAGGTATGGAGTTCGGAAACGCGATCGAACAGGAATCGGAACGTTATCTTTATTTGGAATGCAAGCTCGATACAATTTGCGAAATGAATTTCCTCTTTTAACTACAAAGCGTGTTTTTTGGAGGGCCGTCGTGGAAGAGTTGTTATGGTTTATCCGCGGGTCAACCGATTCCAAAGAACTCGCCGCTAAAGATATACACATATGGGATATATACGGATCGAGCAAATTTCTAAATAGGAATGGCTTCCATAAAAGACACACGGGGGACCTTGGCCCCATTTACGGCTTCCAGTGGAGACATTTTGGAGCGGAATATAAAGACTGTCAATCAAACTATTTACAGCAAGGAATCGATCAGCTGCAAACTGTTATAGATACAATTAAAACAAACCCAGAAAGCCGACGAATGATTATATCGTCTTGGAATCCAAAGGATATCCCCTTAATGGTACTACCTCCATGTCACACGTTATGTCAGTTTTACGTTGCAAACGGTGAATTATCCTGCCAAGTATACCAGAGATCGGGGGATATGGGCCTTGGGGTACCGTTCAACATTGCTGGATATGCACTTCTTACCTACATAGTAGCGCATGTTACAGGACTTAAAACCGGAGATTTAATTCATACAATGGGGGATGCACATATTTACTTGAATCATATAGATGCTTTAAAAGTGCAGCTAGCTCGATCCCCAAAACCTTTTCCTTGCCTTAAAATTATTCGAAATGTAACAGATATAAACGACTTTAAATGGGACGATTTTCAGCTTGATGGATATAATCCACACCCCCCCCTAAAAATGGAAATGGCTCTTTAATGGATTTTTAAATGTTGTCAAGACAGTAGATGTGTTGCGAATGTAATAAAATGATATACACAGACGCGTTTGGTTGGTTTCTGTTTATGAACAGCAACGGATGCATAGGGTTGCGATAACTGCGATAAGACCCAATGTCCCAAGGATAGATATCACACCAATTATAACTGCTACAACGGAAAATGTAGTGGCGTAGGTAGATGCATCGTAGGTATAAACGGCCGAAAACGGAGGGAATTTTTTAGGGTAACCATCTAGATGACACGAATAGGTGATAGGTCCGTCGAGTTCCGATGTTGGACAAGAACTTTGCATGTTTACAAACCGTTTGTTTTGATCACACACCCCAGTAATCTCACTGTTTTCGTGGTTAATGGGAGAATCGTTAACCCACCATACGAAATGTACAACGCCACGTGGCACACATTTTGCCGTACATACTATGTGTCCATCAATAATACCTATAGACACGTTGGGAAATGGATAGACGTCAGGGGTAACGACAGCAGAATATTTCATATTAGAGACGCCATCCCGAATCCATAAAACATTACATTGGATGGCTGGGGGTGGGTAATCCATTTGTTTTTGCTGTGGAATTCGTACCGCCGAAACATAACTAAATAATCCATTGGCATATTCTTGTATTGCATCGGTTATAAAATTTTTTCCGATGTTACCAAACCTTGAAGTCCACCGAACACGTACCGAGTGCGGTGGATAATACTTTGATACGTTACAGTAGGCTGCGTATGTCTGTCCGGTTAAGACTGGATCGCCGACAACGGTAATATTTGGACGATAATACGTTGTAACTGTAATACTGTGTTCCGATATGACGTTCTTAGTTTTTGTATTAACGACTCGCCAAATATACGTTCCCTCCGTGGTAGCATCCATAGATAAAATTGTTACAGAAAAATCAGACGTTGTTTTAACATCTGGTATTACATAATTTTCCTTAGCGTGTGTAAATATCTCAGGGTTGTTTATTAAGTTTAAATCGGCACTGTTGCTATATAACATAACCGGTAAATCTGGCATGCGTATTAACGCATTGCCCAGTTGACGGTGCGGATCTATAAGGTGACGCGTAAACCAAACTTCAATATGAAGATCGGGGCGTATAAGCGACTTCCACCTTGTTATATTTGAACCTTCCGGATCTAAAGAATATTGTTCATATGTTTTTTGTTGCTGCTTAAAGGCCGCCTGTTGTCCGGTCGTTAGACGCATGTAACAAGGCATGATAAATGTGTGAAAATAGGGTATGGATTGTATTCCGCCGTGAACGCATTGTATATTTTCATATAGAAAAGGTGGTTGTGAATGTTGGGTGTTGGCTGCGGGATCGGGCTTTCGGGAAGCGGCCGAGGTGGGCGCGACGGCGGGATCGGGCTTTCGGGTAGCGGCCGAGGTGGGCGCGACGGCGGGATCGGGCTTTCGGGAAGCGGCCGAGGTGGGCGCGACGGCGGGATCGGGCTTTCGGGTAGCGGCCGAGGTGGGCGCGACGGCGGGATCGGGCTTTCGGGAAGCGGCCGAGGTGGGCGCGACGGCGGGATCGGGCTTTCGGGAAGCGGCCGAGGTGGGCGCGACGGCGGGATCGGGCTTTCGGGAAGCGGCCGAGGTGGGCGCGACGGCGGGATCGGGCTTTCGGGTAGCGGCCGAGGTATATAATTCAGTTATACTTACGGGTGTGGGTTGAGATTCAGTCGATAATTGTATACACGCGATCGTTAAAATTAAATTTATTTGTATCCGCTTCATCCTGGTTTTTATTGACACATCCACGCTCCCCTTAAATAAAAGATTAAAACACCCACCGCGGAATTTAAATGATGGAAACGTTTTTTTCGACATTGGGAATAATAAAAACGGCTTTTGCAACTTTAAAAACTTTATTTATCTCGATTACGATACATATGTACCACATAGATAGCATAGATTTATTATAATATAAACACACACGTGATATACTTTAGTGATATGAGATGCCATAAAACAGTCAATAGGTTTAACGCTTAGTCTCATCATCTGAATACACGTCAAACCCGCCGCAACTGTTGATGTTAGAATTATAATAGCTCCCCATGAAATGCCGGCAAATGTTACAGCTATACCCGTCACCGAGGTCGTTGTATATAATACAATTACCCATAGGTTTTTTTTTTCTTGATATAAAACGGCAAAACCCTGTAACCCAAATGCTATAATATGACCTCCTATTGAAACTGCTAACGTTACTTGTGTAAGTTTGATAAAATGATTTAATTTAATTATATGTGAGATTGCCCACATTAATGGGGTAACTATATATAACACCGGGGGTATAACAGACATTATACGAATTCCTTTAAACACGCGTTTAAGGGTCCGGGAACTTTCTCGATGGTCACATACTCTCCCGCGGTCATTTTGTGTATATACAACGGCAAAACCTAAATCTGTATAAGTGTTTAATTGCTTATGGCGATTTTTACGATATATACACGTATCTTGCAAATCGGTGGCGGCATCGACAATTGAAACTAGTGTGACAATAGATATACACAATCCAATAAGAACCTCATATTTACTGACATACATATATAAAATAACGGTTAGTAAACCTCCCAACCCAGTTCCCAACATCATAACATAAAAATAAATATGCGGTCCATTGAATGTCGTAACAAAGTTGTAGTAATGGATATGCACAGCAGCCACTGTTCCGGTAATCGCGGATATGGAAATTCCCAGTAATTCTACAAATGGAAGATCCCGGGATATTGGGCAACCAACCGCCCATAACACAGCAAAACCCAACACGACCACCGTCTGCAAACATCGTCCCAATTTTGCTAATGTGCGTAGAAATTTCACGGATGTTGGCCATAACCCCGAAACGACGATCAACCCCATAATAGTTGCATTGACGGCAGCTTCGCAGACGTGATATTGTAAAATTAACCCGGACGTGATAACGCTTGCTTGTAGTCCCACGAGAAACAACCGCGATGCTGAGGTTATTGCACACGAATTACATTCTTGAGGGTTTCCGACACATCCTTGGATTGATTGAGCGCGGATTAATTCTCTGTCTAACACACCCAGGTTTTCATCATGGACAGCTCTTTCACCATTCACGGCCATGTCTTAAGTTTAATAATTCAAAACAAATAAAAATGTGTTCATCTATGGTACACACAAGTTTGTATGTAAAATATAAGCAAAAGTTGCACTTATTTAACTGTACATATTACGTCAGATTCACGTGATAATTCAGAATAATCCAGGGTTCCTGCAGGGTCCACTGGAGGAGCCACACAATATTCGCGAATTCCGATTCCCTCCTGCCATGTGGTTTCGGGGAGTTTCCCCCCCATTTTATTTCCGGTATTTTTTTCGTTTCTTTTTGTTAATAAATTGCGTCTTTTTTTTAATGGTGGTTCATCCTTCACAGATTCCATGTTCGCAAATAATTGCATCGAGGTTAATTTTTCTTTAAGGTCTTTGGGACTTAAGAACGTTGCATAAAAAAAAGAATGCACGGGTGCGGAACGTTGGATATACAATCCAACCATGGGGGAGTTAGTTAAGGCGAGATAAAAATTAATATAACACGTCTCATCCCGTGTTAACTTAAGATTTTGTACGGCAGAACGGAATCCACTGTGTGTTTCCAATAATACTCCAAATTCACGCATACTCCCGCTGCCATAAACAACATTATTAAGGATCCTTTTTGAATTTGTGATTGAGCGTATTAAATTATATGGTGTAGGCTTGCTTCCGTTTATATCCAAGGAAACATTAAATGAGATAAAACCACCCCCGGCGGTCTGGATGTACATATCCGTGGCTGTTAGAATGAAGCATGTTGTAAACCCAAAAGTTTTAAGTAGTCGCTGTAAACGGGTGAATTGATCGCGTTTTAAGCAAATGCTTATATCTGGAGTTAGATTTGGAAACATCATTGTATAACAAGCGAGTTCACGTTTTACAACTTGTTTGTAACATTGTACTTGATCATCTGGACCACAATCACCCGGGCGTTGCCATACCATCGTTTGGATAATACTCCGCTCGGGGGGTTGTCCGGTAAATTTAAAATATAACCGTGTTGGGGTCGACGGATCTTTTGTATGGCGAAACGCGTCAATAAGCGAGGACCGTCCCTCCGTTGCCGCGAGTACAACCATTCTCGGCCCAGTCCAATTATACTGGTCAAACATATTTGCCGGTATAGGAATATACAGTTGTTCTGTTTCCAAACTACAGTGAATAATTAATCCTTCGTCGCTGAATATTAAAATAGAATCCCTTAGTCTATTAACCAGAGGTGATATAGACGAAATTAAACCAGTAAGCGTTTTTTCCGTTAAAACAGCTCTGGCGATTTCTGGGGCGTCAAAACCCGCATGCAATTCCATGTCCAAAGCATCGTCTGTACGCGACCTCAAATCCATAATTTACTACTTAAAATGTTTACTATAGAAAAAGTAATCATATGTAAACACACGAGTTTCGTTAATATGTTTGTTTAACCCGATCCGGTGACTTAAGTACATAAACAGGCATGATATTTGAATAGTACGGCCCATGGGAGGGAACATTTCCACGTGTTCCAATACAGGGGGTGTTCCTTAATAGGGACTGTGCAATAAAATACGTAAGAAGTTACCAGATTTGATGTAATGTTTGTCATAAAAAATATGTACATCATTATATACGTCTGTAATTAACACAAGATCACATCGAAGAATTACTGAAGCCGCTGTGAAACCTTTCACAAGACGATATAAACTTGGTTAAGTGTATTGATGGGGCTCTTTGGACTGACACGCTTTATCCATGAACATAAACTGGTTAAACCCAGCATCATTTCAACGCCACCCGGAGTTTTAACCCCCGTGGCGGTAGACGTATGGAACGTCATGTACACATTGTTGGAACGTTTATACCCTGTGGGTAAACGCGAGAATTTACACGGACCATCTGTAACGATACATTGTCTTGGAGTCTTATTGCGGCTATTAACACAACGGTCATACTATCCGATATTTGTATTGGAACGTTGTACAGACGGCCCATTATCACGTGGAGCCAAGGCAATTATGTCACGGGCCATGAACCACGATGAAAGGGGAACCTCGGACTTAACCCGTGTTCTACTATCATCCAACACATCATGTTCTATCAAGTATAACAAAACATCGGAAACATATGACAGTGTGTTTCGAAACTCTTCCACGAGTTGTATTCCTAGCGAAGAAAACAAATCCCAGGATATGTTTTTGGACGGTTGTCCACGACAAACTGACAAGACGATCTGCCTGCGCGACCAAAACGTATGCAGTCTTACCTCTACAATGCCATCCCGAGGACATCCTAACCATCGATTATATCACAAATTGTGTGCAAGTCTTATTAGATGGATGGGGTATGCATACGTCGAGGCGGTTGACATTGAGGCGGACGAGGCATGTGCAAACTTATTTCATACGCGTACAGTGGCTTTGGTTTATACGACAGATACTGATTTACTCTTCATGGGCTGTGATATTTTGTTAGATGCAATTCCTATGTTTGCTCCAGTAGTACGATGTCGCGATTTGCTTCAATATTTAGGAATTACATACCCTGAATTTTTGGTTGCCTTTGTTCGCTGTCAGACCGATTTGCATACAAGTGACAACCTAAAATCTGTTCAGCAAGTTATTCAGGATACCGGCCTGAAAGTTCCACATCAAATGGACACTTCAACGCGCTCCCCCACTTACGACTCGTGGAGACATGGCGAGGTTTTCAAAAGTCTTACCGTAGCCACGTCGGGTAAAACAGAAAACGGAGTGTCCGTTTCCAAATATGCATCTAACCGATCGGAGGTGACAGTAGACGCCAGTTGGGCTTTAAACCTTCTGCCACCCTCATCCTCCCCATTGGATAATTTGGAACGCGCATTTGTTGAACATATAATCGCCGTGGTAACTCCATTGACCCGCGGTCGCCTAAAGTTAATGAAACGTGTAAATATTATGCAAAATACGGCAGACCCATATATGGTTATTAACACCTTATATCATAACTTAAAGGGGGAAAAAATGGCTCGCCAATACGCACGTATTTTTAAACAGTTTATTCCTACTCCACTCCCACTAAACACTGTATTAACAAAATATTGGAATTAAAACACACATAAGAGCGACTTAATGGTTCATTGTTTTATTTTGCTCGTATATACATGTTATAAATCGTTTATCACTGTGCCCGCATAAGATGTACTGTGTCTCTCAAAAAAATTTGTGTTTTTATCTGCAATCATAAATGCAAGTGGAAAGTCCGAATCGGGAGGTGGGGTGTTAAATAGTTTTGGTACATTAATCGCTGATAAAAGCCTGTCCGCGCTGAATTTCACGTATTGTGTAATTGCATCGACGTTCACCAAACGGGTTTTGGGTGCATGGGATTTTAAAAACGCACACTCGATTTCAACGGCTTCCGAAAACAGTTGATGTATTCTGGTGATAGCGGGTTTTTCGGGTACATAGTTATTGTATATACAACACGATGCGCTGGTATGTATGGCTTCATCTCGGCTTATAAGGTCGTTAAATTGACAAGTTACAACAAATAGTCCGTTATTGCGTAAATATGCAATAGCCGCGAACGATGATACAAAAAAAATGCCCTCTATAAGAATCATTAGTATATATTTTTCTGCAACGGATGGGTTGTCCCGTACCTTTTCTTCCAACCATTGTACTTTTTGTTGGATCGACGGATTATTAATAGTGACATTTACGTATTGTACCCGCAACGATTCATCCCCTCTGAACAACATTAGTTGAATTTGACTATAGACACGCGCGTGGACAACCTCGATGCACTCTTGTTCAATGTAGTAATGGTGAATATCCTTTTGGGAAAAGAGTTGGGTTAGAGAGCCCAAATTAACATTTACCAGATCATCTGCCGCCGATAAAAATGTAAAAATAAATCTGTAGAATATTAGTTCATCTTCCGTTAAACAGTCCAAGTATTGATAATCATCTTCAATGATAAAATCGCTTTCTAACCAACGATTCGAAATGCTCAGGGCACGTAAATTGTTTATATCTGGACACTCCGGCCTGTAAAAAAAATGACTGCAATCTTTCTGATCCATTTTGGAATAGTTTCCCGTGTAAATTTATAAAGCACAACTGGTACAGGTTAATTCGCCTCCCGCAAACAGTCCGCTGTTCGTAGCTTTACGAATTTTACAGTAGTACATACCCGTTTTAAGGCCGGCTTTATAGGCACGTATAAGCAAATTCATTATTTTGGAGGCGGGAATTGTCCCGTCTGGGCGTTCCTCAATAAATAAAGTCATTGATTGACTTTGGTCAATAAATGGCGCCCTTTCTGCACACATATCAACGAGATCCTCTTGCTCATATTCAAACGCTGTTTTATATTTTAAGAGTGGGTGACTATTAGATAAACAGCCAAACGAACGTATTACTGACCATTGGTTTTTCTCAAGTATGTTTATAACTTCCAGTCGTTTTTCTTCACATGAATACATATCTCTTAGTTCGTCCATAAGGTCTAAGTTGGGTCTAAGTAACTCACCCGAGGTGGTGACCTTACTAAACATATTATTATAAATTGGAGAGAAACCCTCACTGCACTCCGTTACCTGTGCAGATGAAACTGTGGGCATTAACGCTAAGAACTGCGAGTTGTATAACCCATAAGCGCAAATATCATCTCGCAGGGTACACCATGGTAAATCTAAATAACTTATCGTAGAAAACCCATCTTGGTGTAACCATCCCTTAGCATATTTACTTTCGGTAAAACCCTTAAACGGGGCTAAGCCGCCAATCTTACACATTTCCATGCTTGTTTTCATTGTCTCATACAACATTAACTCCGCTATTTGTACATTTAACCGTCTAGCTGGTTGGGAAGTTAAATCAAATCCTAAGCGGAGACAAGTTGTATGTAACCCTTGTATGCCAATGCCAAGTGATCGGTTGTTTTTTACACCTTTACATGATTTTTTACATGGAAAGTTCCCAGCCGCCAGGACCCCGTTTAAAAAAATAACAGTCGTTCTTGCTGTCAATTGAAGGTCGTTTAAATTAAATGACACTGGGCCTTTGGATAAGCACGTTGTAAGATTTATGCTGGCAAGATTACATACGCCATGTTGATGAGCGTCTGCCTTTTGAACAATTTCCGTACACAAATTTGACCCCGTGATAGCATTTCCTTGGGTATTCATATGATAATTACGATTACAGGCATCTTTGAACATTAAAAAGGGGCTTCCTGTTACAGCAGCACTGCGTATGATTGTGAATGCGATATCTTGAATGGGAACAGAAGAAACGCCTAATCCTTCTCTCTCTAAACGTAAATAGGTTGAAGTGAATGCCTCCCCGTGTAATGTTCGAAGGATATCGGCTCTGTTATCAAAAAGAGTCCACTGAACATTACTAGCCCCTTTTAGATAGCTTAGGTATCTTTCAAAAAATAAATCTGGGGTCCATAAACAACAAAATATGTTATCACATCGAAATATTTCATCACGAACCAACATTCCACGTGTGGCCAAAACAGTTTGTAGATCGACGTGCCATGGTTCTATGTAAACACAAACTCCAGTTGGTCGTTCACAATCACTGTTAATTGCCATAACCATGCAATCTAAAAGTTTTAAAACTGCAAGAAGACCTTTCGTTTGATTTTCCGTAGGTATTAAATTCAGACTCTGTAGAGAAATTCCCACTCCACCTCGACTTTGTAATACCGTTCCCACATCGCCTGTGATAGCTCGAACAGCTCTCCCAACAGTGATGGATTCCGGGTCCATTAAATAACAACTGGCCGTTGCCCCGGTCTCTCGACCTAAAAACATCATAACCGGTGTAGCCGGGACAATTTTCTGACATGCCAACGCTGTGAAAAATACCCGACAGACATCAGTCCATGTATAACCATCATTTATTCCGGGAATAAGAGTTGCGATTTTAGGCAGGTTTACGATTTCTGTTGTCACGGTGGCCGCCAGTCTTAAAAAGAATTGGCAAAGCGACTCTAATTTACCTTCCTCTAACTTAGTTAAATAAAAGTCTTCGTACTTTAAAGCAGACTGTAGTCCAAGGGTAGCTAAAGCGGGGTATTGATCTTTCAAAAACGGTTCTAATATAGCCCGACGAATTTCGTCCCTCCGCCCTTCAATTGCTTGGCGGACTCGGGGAGTTAAACAGAGAATTGGGGAAGTCAACCACGTTTCCATGGAAACGGATCGTAGGTTAATACGGCAATGGATAAGTTCTCCACAACATCGGTACACTCGCTCATCTTGTCGCGTCACCGCCTTAAGTTTTGAGACGATAGTGCTAATATACTCCATTAATTCCACCGGTGTGGTTGATTCGGGCGGAATGATGTATTCCTTGTAGCCATGTTGACATAATCGGTTTATAATGTCATGAACCGTATTAAAAATTCTTTTGAACTCCATAACGGATAACGTATTTAGGCTCCGGAATAAACCTTTAAACCCTAAACTCACAGCTGAGTTAGTTCTACAATATTGTAGACTCCCTTATATATGGTTACGTACAGCCTGCCCCTCCCCAGTATATAATATCACGCAAAACCCACGCTATGTTAAATTCAGTTTATTTTACATACATGCTTTAATAATAACATTCGTTCCATGTATTTGTACCCCCCCACACAACCCCCTCTAACCAAATAGTTGGCACGTTATAACCTCCGAACCGTTCCATGCGTCTTGTATAACGCACAGACTCTGATGGAATTGTTCCAATTAACGTATATGCCGCATACATGCAGGATAATTGTGTGGGAAGTCCCCGAAAATCGCCGGTCCATTGATACAATCGCTGTCTAGCCAAGTTCCAATTTACTCCTGTAATTTCGCCAATACTACATCGAGGGCTTGTCGGGTCATTGGATAACTGCACAAGCGGCAACGCCCTTGTGTTATATGGCTGGTGGGTATTTGCAACCCCTTCAGTCCCCCAGGCGGCATTTTCAGCTCGTATGCGTCCTAACAGGAAGCCAATACCACGACCAAAACATTGTTCGTTTAGTTGGCTTAATGCAAGATGCAGTCTTACACCTTCTCGTTGGCGTCGCTGTGTATATACAAAAACCAAGAACACATGCTTCAGTCCGTCCGCGGAAAGATGTAAATCTTTGTCAACGTCCCAAAATACGCAGGCCGGGATGTTGGCTGTGACCCTGCGAGTTGAAGTTTTGTCTGTACGTGCAGCTTCTTGGGGACCTTTGGCCACGGCGGTTATATTGCATAAATTATCCTGAATGGTATATTCCAGCAGGGACCCAAAAAAACTTATAAATCGATGTGGAAATACATGACATTGTACCATCGCACGTAAACACTCCGAAAACCTTATGAGCCGCGTTTCCATACGACTGCATCCATAGGCAGAAACAATTGCTGTTCTGTTGGCATCCGCTGCCTGTTTATCCGTATATTCTTCTGCCCGGCATGCGGCGATGAAACTTAATGACGTTACATATGCTCTAAGCCCCCCACCTTCTCCAACGGTCCAAGGAGCCGTGCAGGCATTGAATAGGTTTCGTAAACCCTCTAGTAGTACATCGGGGTCACGTCCAGCCTGTGTAAGTGTATTAGCTTCTCCAATCATGTCAGATGGATGACGAAGGATTAAGACGATTGACCCAGCATGCTCAATGTCCGGACGAAAAAAATCGGTTAATGACACTTGTTGGATTAGCTGTGTCGTTGATTTAAAATTATTTAACGGGAGTCTAATGGTAACTTGCGGGTTACCAATTGAAGTTGGATTTATTTGAATGTTGTTCATACGATTAATAACAATTGAACGGGGGGTTACTTGAATAGACGCGGTTTCTGTACGTTTTGGTGGTACATGTATCGGTTGTTTGTTCAGACCTCCAAAGCGAGGGCCAATTGTTAAATCGCGACTCCAATTTCCGAAGAAGCCCGGAGCATAAGTCATATGAAGCCCGTTCCCTATTTGAATAAAACGGTTATTTCCTAAAAGACTGATATTAGTTCCACATAGCGTTTGTTCGTTTAAAGTAAAATGCGAGTTGGTTGGTTGACTCCCCATAGCTGAGGGGTTAAATTCACACAATGCAATCGTGACGTGGTACTATCTGAAATGTTGCCTGGGGTATGTGTACACATTATACAGTCGTAGTACCGTTTATATAATGTTAGGTAGGAGGAGCCTATAAAAATATTTTGATTGGCGTTAAAAGGTTCTTCAACTTACCGTGACGTCCTTTTTATTAACATGCGTTTTTATTGATGTTACATTTATGTCTTTTCATTCCGGACGGATGTAGCTTTTTCATATCACGTTATAAAGTTAAGTCAGCGTAGAATATACCATGGAAGAACCAATTTGTTATGATACACAAAAACTTTTGGATGATTTAAGTAACTTGAAAGTACAAGAAGCGGACAACGAAAGACCATGGTCACCAGAGAAAACAGAAATCGCCAGAGTTAAGGTAGTTAAGTTTTTACGATCTACCCAGAAAATTCCAGCTAAACATTTTATTCAGATATGGGAACCCCTGCATTCTAATATCTGTTTTGTATATTCCAATACATTTTTGGCGGAGGCTGCTTTCACGGCCGAAAATTTACCCGGACTGTTGTTTTGGAGACTAGATCTAGACTGGACGATAGAGGAGCCAGGTAATAGCTTAAAAATTTTAACCCAGCTATCAAGTGTAGTACAAGATTCCGAGACGTTACATCGTTTATCGGCCAATAAATTACGAACCTCGTCTAAATTTGGACCCGTTTCGATACACTTCATTATAACGGACTGGATAAATATGTACGAGGTCGCCTTAAAGGATGCAACAACAGCCATTGAATCACCATTCACTCACGCTCGTATTGGAATGTTGGAAAGCGCCATTGCAGCTTTAACACAACATAAATTTGCGATCATTTACGATATGCCATTTGTTCAAGAGGGGATTCGTGTTTTAACACAATATGCAGGATGGCTTCTTCCGTTTAATGTTATGTGGAATCAGATTCAAAATAGCTCACTCACTCCTCTAACACGAGCCCTTTTTATAATCTGTATGATTGATGAATATCTCACGGAAACGCCAGTACATAGCATATCAGAATTATTTGCAGATACTGTAAATTTAATTAAAGATGAGGCGTTCGTATCCATCGAAGAAGCGGTAACGAATCCACGAACGGTGCACGAGTCACGAATTTCCTCAGCTCTGGCTTATCGAGACCCTTATGTTTTTGAGACATCCCCGGGAATGCTTGCTAGGAGACTTAGATTAGACAATGGTATATGGGAAAGCAACCTCTTATCGTTGTCCACCCCCGGAATTCATATTGAGGCGCTGTTACATTTACTAAACTCCGACCCGGAAGCGGAAACCACATCTGGAAGTAATGTAGCAGAACACACCCGTGGCATTTGGGAAAAGGTTCAGGCTAGTACATCGCCTAGTATGTTAATAAGCACCCTTGCCGAATCCGGGTTTACAAGATTTTCATGCAAATTGCTACGTCGGTTTATTGCTCACCACACACTCGCCGGTTTTATTCACGGAAGCGTTGTAGCAGACGAGCATATTACAGATTTCCAACAAACACTAGGATGTCTCGCTTTAGTGGGTGGACTGGCATACCAATTAGTGGAAACGTACGCTCCTACTACCGAGTATGTGTTAACATATACACGGACAGTAAACGAGACCGAAAAACGGTATGAAACGCTATTACCCGCCTTAGGATTACCACCGGGAGGCCTGGGACAAATTATGCGGCGCTGTTTTGCTCCACGACCCCTTATTGAAAGTATACAAGCGACACGCGTAATACTACTTAATGAAATTTCACATGCAGAAGCTAGAGAGACAACATATTTTAAGCAAACACATAATCAATCCTCAGGTGCGTTATTACCACAAGCAGGACAAAGTGCCGTACGCGAAGCCGTACTAACCTGGTTTGACCTACGTATGGATTCAAGATGGGGTATTACTCCCCCGGTGGATGTGGGTATGACACCTCCTATTTGTGTTGATCCACCGGCTACAGGGTTGGAAGCTGTCATGATAACAGAAGCACTAAAGATTGCATATCCTACCGAATATAATCGCTCTAGCGTGTTTGTGGAACCGTCGTTTGTGCCTTATATTATTGCAACAAGCACGCTTGATGCCCTTTCGGCAACAATAGCTTTGTCTTTTGATACACGGGGAATACAGCAAGCCTTGTCTATTCTTCAGTGGGCTCGCGATTATGGATCCGGAACCGTGCCCAATGCAGATGGATATCGCACAAAACTATCTGCTCTTATAACAATATTAGAACCTTTTACCCGTACACACCCCCCAGTACTTTTACCATCTCACGTTTCTACTATAGATTCCCTTATATGCGAACTTCATCGGACTGTTGGCATTGCCGTTGACCTGCTTCCCCAGCACGTCCGTCCTTTGGTTCCTGACCGTCCTTCTATTACAAATAGCGTTTTTTTAGCAACTCTCTATTATGATGAACTTTACGGTCGTTGGACCCGACTGGATAAAACATCGCAGGCGTTGGTTGAAAATTTTACATCCAACGCGTTAGTGGTTTCTCGGTACATGTTAATGTTACAAAAATTTTTTGCGTGTCGTTTTTATCCAACGCCAGATCTTCAGGCTGTTGGTATCTGTAACCCAAAGGTTGAACGCGATGAACAATTTGGGGTATGGCGTTTAAACGATCTTGCTGATGCGGTTGGTCATATTGTTGGGACAATACAAGGAATCCGAACGCAAATGAGAGTGGGAATATCCAGCCTGCGCACAATTATGGCCGATGCTTCCTCAGCCCTTAGGGAATGTGAAAATTTAATGACTAAAACCTCCACTTCTGCTATTGGGCCTCTTTTTTCAACGATGGCTTCCCGGTATGCACGGTTTACACAGGATCAAATGGACATTTTAATGCGTGTTGACAAACTAACAACAGGAGAAAATATACCCGGTCTTGCAAATGTAGAGATTTTTTTAAATAGGTGGGAACGAATAGCAACAGCTTGTAGGCATGCCACGGCAGTCCCGTCGGCCGAATCTATTGCAACCGTGTGTAATGAATTGAGGCGCGGTTTAAAAAATATACAAGAGGATCGTGTAAATGCCCCAACCTCATATATGAGTCACGCCCGAAATCTGGAAGATCACAAGGCAGCAGTTTCATTCGTTATGGACTCCAGGCAACAGTTTATTGTGGATTCTGGACCTCAGATGGGCGCGGTTTTAACTTCACAATGTAATATAGGAACATGGGAGAATGTAAATGCAACGTTTTTACATGATAATGTTAAAATAACGACAACGGTCAGAGACGTAATTTCAGAGGCTCCGACGCTGATAATAGGACAAAGATGGCTTCGTCCAGATGAGATTTTATCTAATGTAGATTTGCGTCTTGGCGTACCCGGGAATACAAGTGGGAGTGACCCTTAATATAAAACAGGCGTGTTTATGTACATTAAAGTATTTGTGGTTTTTATTGACTGGGCGTTTCGTTTGTATAACGCTGTTGTTGCTAGTATTTTCATAACCTCCTAGGTTTTTGGAGCTACACGTGCTTATTCAACGCTCTTTGGGATTTGAATCATCGTAAACGTAGCGTCCCTACCAGTTGAGCGCGTAATTTTCGTAAGCAATAAAATGGATATAATTCCGCCTATAGCTGTCACTGTTGCGGGAGTGGGAAGCCGTAATCAATTTGACGGTGCCCTGGGACCGGCGTCAGGTCTGTCATGTTTAAGAACATCTTTATCGTTTTTGCATATGACATATGCGCATGGAATTAATGCAACCCTGTCATCAGACATGATTGATGGATGTTTACAAGAGGGTGCAGCATGGACTACGGATCTGTCTAATATGGGGAGGGGTGTCCCAGATATGTGTGCTCTTGTTGATCTCCCCAATCGAATTTCATATATTAAACTGGGGGACACTACCAGTACGTGCTGCGTTTTGTCTAGAATATACGGCGATAGCCATTTTTTTACCGTTCCAGACGAGGGTTTTATGTGCACACAAATTCCCGCTAGAGCGTTTTTCGATGATGTGTGGATGGGACGTGAAGAGTCGTATACAATTATAACTGTAGACTCAACGGGAATGGCCATCTATCGTCAGGGAAACATATCTTTTATTTTTGATCCACATGGCCATGGGACTATAGGACAGGCTGTAGTTGTTCGGGTGAATACCACGGATGTGTACTCTTATATCGCATCGGAGTATACCCACCGCCCCGATAACGTAGAATCCCAATGGGCCGCTGCATTAGTTTTTTTTGTCACCGCAAACGACGGTCCCGTAAGCGAAGAAGCGCTATCTTCGGCAGTAACGCTTATATACGGAAGCTGTGATACATATTTTACAGATGAACAATATTGCGAAAAACTGGTTACAGCTCAACATCCGTTGCTTCTTTCACCTCCTAATTCCACGACAATTGTGCTTAATAAATCGTCTATAGTACCTCTTCACCAAAACGTTGGTGAAAGTGTATCCTTGGAAGCAACCCTACATTCAACGTTAACCAACACGGTTGCACTGGACCCTAGATGTAGTTACAGCGAGGTTGATCCTTGGCATGCGGTTCTAGAAACAACCTCGACTGGGTCTGGCGTTTTGGATTGTCGTCGTAGACGCCGTCCTTCATGGACTCCTCCTTCAAGCGAGGAAAATTTAGCTTGTATCGACGATGGCTTGGTAAATAATACACATTCCACGGATAATTTACATAAACCCGCTAAAAAGGTTCTCAAATTTAAACCAACTGTAGACGTGCCGGATAAAACACAAGTGGCACATGTATTACCCCGCCTACGAGAAGTTGCTAACACCCCAGACGTTGTGTTAAATGTATCCAATGTAGATACGCCTGAATCCAGTCCCACTTTTTCACGGAACATGAATGTAGGAAGCAGTTTGAAAGATCGGAAGCCATTTCTATTTGAACAGAGTGGTGATGTCAACATGGTTGTCGAAAAACTACTACAACATGGGCATGAAATTAGCAATGGATACGTACAAAATGCGGTGGGTACGTTGGATACTGTTATTACCGGTCATACAAATGTTCCCATTTGGGTAACAAGGCCCTTGGTTATGCCAGACGAAAAGGATCCATTGGAGCTTTTTATTAACCTCACCATTTTGCGTTTAACGGGATTTGTGGTGGAAAATGGAACACGTACACATCATGGTGCTACAAGCGTTGTATCAGACTTTATAGGTCCCCTTGGGGAAATTTTAACAGGATTTCCCTCCGCCGCGGAACTTATACGCGTTACAAGTTTGATATTAACAAACATGCCGGGGGCGGAATATGCTATTAAAACTGTTCTCCGGAAAAAATGTACAATTGGCATGCTCATTATCGCTAAGTTTGGTCTAGTTGCCATGCGGGTTCAGGATACAACCGGCGCTTTACATGCCGAACTAGATGTGTTAGAAGCGGATCTAGGAGGTTCGTCGCCCATAGACCTCTATTCTAGACTGTCGACAGGTCTTATAAGTATACTAAATTCGCCTATTATTTCTCATCCCGGACTTTTTGCCGAGCTTATTCCAACCCGTACAGGGTCCCTGTCTGAACGAATACGTCTTCTTTGTGAATTAGTCTCGGCCCGGGAGACACGCTATATGCGTGAACACACCGCGCTTGTTTCTAGTGTAAAGGCTTTAGAGAATGCATTACGGTCTACCCGCAATAAAATTGATGCCATTCAAATACCAGAAGTTCCCCAGGAACCCCCGGAAGAAACCGACATTCCACCCGAAGAGTTAATTCGGCGTGTATATGAGATACGATCCGAAGTTACAATGCTATTGACCTCGGCTGTTACAGAATACTTCACCCGCGGAGTGTTATATAGCACACGGGCCTTGATCGCTGAACAATCCCCTAGGCGTTTTCGGGTCGCGACCGCAAGTACGGCACCCATTCAACGGCTTTTAGATTCTCTTCCGGAATTCGACGCTAAATTAACGGCAATCATATCGTCCCTGTCTATACACCCTCCTCCTGAGACTATACAAAATCTCCCCGTCGTATCTCTGTTAAAAGAGCTTATTAAAGAAGGGGAAGATTTAAACACAGACACGGCTCTCGTATCGTGGTTATCTGTAGTCGGGGAAGCTCAAACCGCAGGTTACTTATCCAGACGAGAGTTCGATGAATTATCACGTACAATTAAAACCATTAATACACGCGCAACGCAACGGGCTTCCGCGGAAGCAGAGTTGTCTTGCTTTAATACGCTAAGCGCGGCCGTAGACCAAGCCGTAAAGGACTATGAAACATATAACAATGGTGAGGTCAAGTATCCTGAAATAACACGGGATGATTTATTAGCAACAATTGTACGTGCTACAGACGATTTGGTGCGACAGATAAAAATTTTAAGTGATCCAATGATCCAATCCGGTTTACAACCTTCGATTAAAAGACGATTGGAAACAAGGCTTAAAGAGGTTCAGACGTATGCAAACGAGGCCCGAACCACACAGGACACAATAAAGAGTCGAAAACAGGCGGCATATAATAAACTCGGGGGGTTACTTCGCCCGGTAACCGGTTTTGTGGGACTTAGGGCTGCAGTAGATTTATTACCGGAACTTGCTTCTGAGTTAGATGTCCAAGGAGCCCTGGTAAATCTCAGGACCAAAGTCTTAGAGGCGCCGGTAGAGATCCGTTCTCAACTTACGGGTGATTTCTGGGCGTTATTTAACCAATATCGAGACATTTTAGAACATCCCGGAAACGCACGCACATCTGTCTTAGGAGGACTGGGAGCTTGTTTTACAGCTATTATCGAAATTGTGCCGATACCTACGGAGTATAGACCATCATTGCTTGCGTTTTTTGGTGACGTGGCAGATGTGCTTGCATCCGACATCGCGACCGTATCTACTAACCCGGAAAGTGAGTCCGCCATAAACGCTGTTGTTGCAACTCTTAGTAAAGCGACGTTAGTTTCATCTACAGTGCCAGCCTTATCCTTTGTGTTGTCGTTATATAAAAAATATCAGGCTTTACAACAAGAAATTACGAATACCCATAAGTTGACTGAATTACAAAAACAACTTGGAGATGACTTCTCCACCCTAGCTGTCTCATCTGGACACTTGAAGTTTATATCATCTTCAAATGTAGATGATTATGAAATAAACGATGCGATATTATCAATACAAACAAATGTGCACGCCCTAATGGATACGGTTAAACTTGTTGAAGTTGAACTGCAAAAGCTACCCCCCCATTGTATTGCTGGGACATCTACCTTATCTCGAGTAGTAAAGGATCTTCATAAACTCGTCACAATGGCACATGAGAAGAAGGAACAGGCAAAAGTGTTAATTACCGATTGTGAACGTGCACATAAACAACAAACGACTCGGGTTTTGTATGAGCGTTGGACACGTGATATTATAGCATGTCTGGAGGCAATGGAAACGCGCCATATATTTAACGGGACAGAACTGGCACGGTTGCGAGATATGGCCGCTGCGGGAGGGTTTGATATACACGCAGTTTACCCACAAGCACGTCAGGTTGTAGCGGCATGTGAAACTACAGCCGTTACGGCATTAGATACTGTGTTTCGCCACAATCCATATACCCCCGAAAATACAAATATTCCACCACCTTTGGCTTTGTTAAGAGGGTTAACATGGTTTGATGATTTTTCGATTACGGCTCCCGTATTCACCGTTATGTTTCCAGGTGTTAGTATTGAGGGACTCCTTCTGCTTATGCGTATTCGCGCGGTTGTGTTATTATCCGCCGATACGTCTATTAATGGAATACCTAACTACCGAGATATGATATTACGAACCTCGGGGGATCTATTACAAATACCCGCATTGGCTGGGTATGTTGATTTTTACACACGGTCTTATGATCAGTTTATAACCGAAAGTGTAACGTTAAGTGAACTTAGAGCAGACATCAGACAGGCTGCCGGGGCTAAACTTACAGAAGCAAATAAGGCTTTGGAGGAAGTAACTCATGTTCGGGCACACGAAACGGCTAAACTTGCACTTAAAGAAGGTGTCTTCATTACATTACCAAGCGAAGGTTTATTGATTCGGGCTATAGAGTATTTTACAACTTTCGATCATAAACGATTTATAGGAACGGCATATGAAAGAGTTTTACAAACAATGGTAGACCGCGATCTAAAGGAGGCCAACGCAGAGCTTGCACAGTTTCGTATGGTGTGTCAGGCAACAAAGAACCGTGCAATACAAATTTTACAAAACATTGTTGATACGGCCAATGCCACTGAGCAACAAGAAGACGTGGATTTCACTAACCTGAAGACGTTATTAAAACTAACCCCCCCTCCCAAAACAATTGCATTGGCCATTGATAGATCTACTTCCGTTCAGGACATTGTCACGCAGTTTGCATTGCTGTTAGGGCGTCTGGAAGAAGAAACTGGTACGTTGGACATTCAGGCGGTTGACTGGATGTACCAAGCTCGCAATATTATTGACTCCCATCCACTAAGTGTGCGTATAGACGGTACCGGCCCCCTGCATACTTATAAAGATAGGGTGGATAAACTTTATGCGTTACGAACTAAATTAGATCTCCTACGACGACGAATAGAAACCGGTGAGGTTACGTGGGACGATGCATGGACAACATTTAAAAGAGAAACGGGGGATATGTTGGCATCGGGGGACACGTACGCTACTTCCGTAGATAGTATAAAGGCACTCCAGGCATCGGCGTCTGTGGTTGACATGCTTTGTTCCGAACCCGAATTTTTTTTATTGCCTGTGGAAACGAAAAACCGTCTCCAAAAAAAGCAACAGGAACGTAAAACGGCGTTGGATGTTGTGTTGCAAAAACAAAGACAGTTTGAAGAGACCGCGTCTCGCTTACGAGCTTTAATTGAACGTATTCCAACGGAGAGTGACCATGACGTTCTTCGTATGTTATTACGTGATTTCGATCAATTTACACATTTGCCTATATGGATAAAAACACAGTATATGACATTTCGAAATTTACTCATGGTACGGTTAGGCTTGTATGCAAGTTATGCTGAGATTTTTCCACCCGCGTCTCCAAACGGAGTATTTGCTCCTATTCCCGCCATGTCGGGTGTATGTCTAGAAGACCAATCCCGATGCATTCGCGCGCGGGTGGCCGCGTTTATGGGGGAGGCGTCTGTGGTGCAAACGTTTAGGGAAGCCAGATCTTCTATAGACGCTTTGTTTGGAAAAAATTTAACCTTTTACTTGGATACTGATGGGGTTCCACTTCGATATAGAGTGTGTTATAAATCAGTTGGGGTTAAACTTGGAACCATGCTATGCAGTCAGGGTGGATTATCTTTACGACCGGCACTTCCCGATGAAGGTATTGTGGAAGAAACTACACTATCGGCATTACGCGTGGCCAATGAGGTCAATGAGCTACGCATTGAATACGAATCCGCTATAAAATCCGGGTTTTCTGCCTTTTCCACCTTTGTTAGGCATCGCCACGCCGAATGGGGTAAAACCAACGCACGCAGAGCCATTGCAGAGATATACGCCGGCCTTATAACAACAACATTGACACGACAATACGGGGTTCATTGGGACAAGCTTATTTATTCTTTTGAAAAACACCACCTAACTTCTGTAATGGGCAATGGACTAACTAAACCAATCCAGAGAAGGGGTGATGTACGCGTATTAGAGTTAACCCTATCTGATATTGTAACTATTTTGGTTGCCACAACCCCGGTACATCTTCTCAATTTTGCTAGATTGGATTTAATTAAACAGCATGAGTATATGGCCCGTACCCTCAGACCCGTAATCGAGGCCGCATTTAGAGGTCGTTTACTCGTTCGCTCATTGGATGGAGACCCGAAAGGCAATGCCCGGGCCTTTTTTAATGCCGCCCCATCCAAACATAAACTCCCGTTAGCTCTTGGATCAAACCAAGATCCTACCGGCGGGAGAATATTTGCATTTCGGATGGCAGATTGGAAACTTGTTAAAATGCCACAGAAAATAACGGATCCTTTTGCGCCATGGCAACTTTCCCCCCCCCCCGGGGTAAAGGCCAATGTCGATGCAGTTACCCGTATAATGGCAACAGATCGTCTTGCGACCATTACTGTACTTGGGCGCATGTGTCTCCCGCCAATTTCCTTAGTGTCAATGTGGAATACGCTGCAACCGGAGGAATTCGCATACAGAACACAAGATGATGTGGACATTATAGTTGATGCGAGACTGGATTTGTCATCCACGCTTAATGCAAGATTTGATACCGCTCCCAGCAATACCACGTTAGAGTGGAATACAGACCGTAAAGTAATTACAGATGCTTATATTCAAACCGGGGCAACGACAGTTTTTACAGTAACGGGGGCGGCACCAACTCACGTTTCTAATGTAACAGCGTTTGACATAGCAACTACGGCTATTTTATTTGGGGCTCCTTTGGTTATTGCCATGGAACTTACATCCGTTTTTTCACAAAATTCCGGACTTACTTTGGGGTTAAAATTATTCGATTCCCGGCATATGGCTACAGATTCGGGTATATCCTCAGCCGTATCTCCCGATATTGTTTCTTGGGGGTTACGTTTACTGCATATGGATCCTCACCCAATTGAAAATGCATGTTTAATTGTCCAACTAGAAAAACTGTCCGCGCTCATTGCAAACAAACCTCTTACAAACAATCCCCCGTGTTTACTGCTATTGGACGAACATATGAATCCCTCTTATGTTTTATGGGAACGAAAAGACTCGATTCCAGCTCCGGATTATGTGGTCTTTTGGGGGCCAGAATCTCTTATTGATTTGCCGTACATCGACTCCGATGAGGACTCTTTCCCCTCGTGTCCCGATGATCCATTTTACTCGCAAATTATTGCCGGTTATGCGCCCCAAGGCCCCCCAAACCTCGACACAACTGATTTTTACCCAACGGAGCCACTATTTAAGTCTCCCGTTCAAGTTGTTAGAAGTTCCAAATGTAAAAAAATGCCCGTCCGGCCCGCGCAGCCCGCGCAGCCCGCGCAGCCCGCGCAGCCCGCGCAGACCGTCCAGCCCGCGCAGCCCATAGAACCGGGCACACAAATAGTGGTACAAAATTTTAAGAAACCCCAAAGCGTAAAAACAACCCTTAGCCAAAAAGATATTCCCTTGTATGTGGAAACCGAATCAGAAACGGCTGTGCTTATACCTAAGCAATTAACCACCTCCATTAAAACAACCGTTTGTAAAAGTATTACCCCACCAAATAACCAATTGTCGGATTGGAAAAATAATCCACAGCAAAACCAAACGTTAAACCAAGCGTTCAGTAAACCAATACTTGAGATTACCTCCATTCCGACAGATGACTCGATATCTTACCGGACTTGGATTGAAAAATCAAATCAAACACAAAAACGGCATCAAAATGACCCTCGAATGTATAACTCCAAAACAGTATTCCACCCTGTAAATAACCAATTACCTTCTTGGGTTGACACGGCAGCCGATGCCCCCCAAACGGACCTATTGACAAACTATAAAACAAGACAGCCGTCGCCAAACTTTCCGCGGGACGTACACACATGGGGCGTATCTTCTAACCCGTTTAACTCACCGAACAGAGACCTATATCAAAGTGATTTTAGTGAACCTTCTGACGGCTATAGCAGTGAGAGTGAAAATTCTATCGTACTAAGTCTCGACGAACATCGGTCATGTCGCGTTCCTAGGCACGTACGCGTTGTTAATGCCGATGTAGTCACCGGTCGACGTTATGTCCGAGGGACCGCCTTGGGAGCACTGGCACTGTTAAGCCAGGCATGTCGGCGTATGATCGACAACGTTAGATATACACGTAAACTTTTAATGGACCACACGGAAGATATATTTCAAGGCCTGGGGTATGTTAAATTGTTATTAGATGGAACATATATATAAAGTAGCGCCTATTAAAGAAAAAAAAAAAACAACGATTATTTTCTGTGTATTTTTATTTACACCCTACGACTTCTTGAAGCGTTTCCAGATTGTCCCGTGTGTGACAAGGTCTGTCCCTTACCCCCCTGGGGGGTATTTTGGGTTGGGGGCGGGGTAGACTGTGGCACGCCTTGGGCCGCGGGCGGTGATCCGGTTGTTGGCTGGACAGTGCTTGACTGTGCTCCCTGTTGCGGTTGTTGTCCAGAAGACCCCGACACCACGTGTTGCTGTTGTCCAACGGATGCCGACGTCGTTTGAGGTGGGGGGTGTTGCGGGGATGATCCCGAAAACGCCAACGCGGCGGGCTGTTGTAAAGCAGACTGATCGGCGCTCTGTGTTTTTTGCGGCAATATAGTAGGCCCCGAGATTCCCAAACTCATGGATGGATTTGGGGGTTGTGGTCGTATAATACGCGGGTTAAACGTACGTTTTAAGCCAACCGTTGGTCTTAACCATGTCATAGGGTCAGTCTCGGCAAACATGGCCGTTCGGCGTATCGTATTTGCATTATGGTTAGCGCGTGCACGCGCGGCACTGGCCGCGGCTCCCACGGTGTAAATGCTTCTGGCATCAGCGATGTCCACACGGTGACCAGGTTGCAAAGGTCCACTGGCGTTTAAAAGTCGTATTAAAGCAACGGGGGTGTAAGCCGCAATTGCTTCCACCGAAAATGTGGTGGGGTTGCTGGGATCAAAGACTACACGAGACGATGCGGGTTGTGTCATCGTTTATTAGTTTACGGGACAATCGATAACAGCATACACGTACATCTGCGCAGGATATGTACGGAAAGGCAATTTATTTCCAGAAAAGCACCGCCCCTAATACAACTACCAGTACAATTACAATGAACAGGGCATATGTCACGTTAGCTACGGGTAGAGCAAGTTTCCAGACACGCGTAGTTTGGGTATCGGGTAACGCAGGTTTAATGTCACTTTGCATTTGAACAGACGTGTTTGGACTTCCGTTCTCGGGTGGGGATCTGAATGAAGGCCGCCAGCGTATATATTCATCCAAATTATTGCCAGTTTCCTTATACATGTATGCATCCGTGGCGCGGGCCATAAGTTTAATGGTGCGAGATGGATCTTCCGGTCCCATAAAACGAAAGGATAACTGAACATATGGCATTCGCACAAAGCAGTTCACCCACATTAAAGCCTGGAGAGGTCGGCGGTCAATACCCCCACCTCGTTTAATTGATTCCAAAGCAGATAGGTTGATACCGGTACTTAACGTTGAACTAAGAATCACGTTATTACTGTCAATGGACACTTCAGCCACTGGTGCGTTAGTCGGACGAAAAAAAAAACCTTGAAATAGCACAGACACCCCCGTATTTTGAATTTTTATGTAAGGGTCACAATCTACTTGCGCCCAATTCGCCATTAAACGCATAATATACTCTACCGGAAAGGCTTCGGATACGTTGTCTTCGCCGTTAAACTGAAAAACACAACGGGCGGGGGGGCGTTGTGGATCAAATATTGGAAGATCCCCATCGCAACATTGAAGAGCGCTTGGTACCACCAACCGAATACGTTGTAAAAGATTATCTCCGCAACCCCTCCTGCGTTCACTCCGTACATACGTTCTCCGTGACATATTGATCTAAGGTTGCAAACCAAGGCACACGCGTGAAGTATTTAGACCATTTATCGTGGGATATAGGAGGAGTTTGGAGTGATCCACCCCCTGACGACTTATTAATGCGTTTATTTTCCCCATGTATTAAGCATCCTTCAATATTTCATGCAAATCTAGAAATTTGGCCATGACTCCCGCAAAGCGTTCACGGCGACGGGTCACGCTGGCACTATGTTCACATGGAACAACATAAGCAGATTTTTCTGAATCGTTACTTTCTTTATGTTTTAAAACGGACGCCAGGCGACTGGTAAATGATATATAATTTAATTGAGCGTCAGTTGTAGGTAGAATTGCTTCTATTTCCGGGGGAATTAAATTTTCAAACCAAACGGAAAGAGTAAAGGTGCTATCAGCAGGAAAATACTTTGACTCCAGTGCATCGATATTTAATAGATTAACATCGGTGTCTGTAATTAAATCGCGGGCCCTCATCCCAGAGATGGATCGGGTAGAATCAGAAGAACCCATGGATGGATTCGAATCGCCCGTATTCTCCGAAAATACATCTTCTAATTCCGGATGGTGTTCCGACGCATTTTCCGATTCGTACATCGCTTATAATCCAGCCCTTCTGCTAAAAAACGATTTGTTATTTTCAGAATTGTTATTTGCCTCCCACTTAATAAATGTTCCCCGTGCAATAGAAAACAACGTCACTTATGAGGCCTCTTCGGCGGTAGGTGTGGATAATGAAATGACCTCAAGTACCACTGAATTTATAGAAGAAATTGGAGACGTTTTGGCGTTAGACAGAGCCTGTTTGGTCTGCAGAACGCTTGATTTGTATAAACGTAAATTTGGACTGACACCGGAATGGGTTGCGGACTACGCCATGTTATGTATGAAAAGTCTGGCATCCCCGCCCTGTGCAGTTGTCACTTTTAGCGCTGCCTTTGAATTTGTGTATCTTATGGATCGTTACTACCTGTGCCGTTATAACGTTACTTTGGTTGGGTCCTTTGCCAGGCGCACGCTTTCCCTGTTAGATATACAAAGACATTTTTTTTTGCATGTATGTTTTCGTACCGATGGAGGGTTACCAGGTATACGACCGCCCCCCGGTAAGGAAATGGCCAACAAAGTAAGATATTCCAATTACTCCTTTTTTGTACAGGCGGTAGTTAGGGCTGCATTACTATCGATCAGCACGTCTCGTTTAGACGAAACCGAAACGCGTAAGTCATTTTACTTTAATCAGGACGGACTGACTGGAGGCCCTCAACCTTTAGCGGCCGCCTTGGCTAATTGGAAAGATTGCGCGCGGATGGTTGACTGTTCATCATCGGAACATCGCACAAGTGGGATGATTACCTGCGCGGAACGTGCATTAAAAGAGGATATAGAGTTTGAAGATATATTAATAGACAAACTTAAAAAATCGTCTTACGTAGAAGCAGCTTGGGGTTACGCAGACTTGGCTTTATTATTACTGAGTGGGGTTGCTACTTGGAATGTAGACGAGCGTACAAATTGTGCTATAGAAACTCGCGTTGGATGTGTTAAATCATACTGGCAGGCGAACCGGATTGAAAACTCCAGGGACGTTCCAAAACAATTTTCCAAATTTACGAGCGAGGATGCCTGTCCCGAAGTAGCATTTGGGCCTATTTTGTTAACTACCTTAAAAAACGCAAAGTGCCGTGGTCGCACGAATACCGAATGCATGTTATGTTGTTTATTAACCATAGGGCACTATTGGATCGCTTTGCGGCAGTTTAAAAGGGATATATTAGCATACTCAGCAAATAACACAAGTTTATTTGACTGTATCGAACCTGTAATCAATGCATGGAGCCTAGATAACCCCATTAAACTTAAATTTCCATTTAATGATGAGGGTCGATTCATAACCATTGTAAAAGCAGCAGGTTCCGAGGCCGTATATAAACATTTATTTTGCGATCTCCTATGCGCTCTCTCGGAATTACAGACAAACCCTAAAATTTTATTTGCCCATCCTACAACCGCGGATAAGGAAGTGTTGGAGTTATATAAAGCCCAACTGGCTGCACAAAACAGATTTGAAGGTCGTGTATGTGCTGGCCTGTGGACATTGGCGTATGCATTTAAAGCCTACCAGATTTTTCCACGCAAACCAACCGCCAATGCCGCATTCATACGAGATGGAGGACTTATGCTTCGACGACATGCAATATCGCTGGTCTCCCTCGAACACACCCTATCGAAGTATGTCTAGGCGATATAAATCCGTATCTCGGAGCGGGCCTTCGATGCGTGTACGCTCCAGAACGCCATGCCGCCGTCAAACCATTCGAGGAAAACTTATGTCAAAGGAGCGGTCTGTGTACCGCCATTATTTTAATTACATCGCAAGGTCCCCCCCAGAAGAACTAGCTACCGTTAGAGGCTTAATCGTGCCAATTATTAAGACGACCCCTGTCACCCTTCCGTTTAACTTGGGTCAGACAGTGGCGGATAACTGCCTGTCGTTATCCGGAATGGGTTATCATTTAGGTCTCGGAGGTTATTGTCCGACATGCACTGCATCTGGAGAACCGCGTCTATGTCGAACCGATCGGGCGGCTCTGATACTAGCATATGTTCAGCAGCTTAACAACATATACGAATATCGTGTGTTTCTTGCATCCATTTTGGCGCTATCAGACCGAGCCAACATGCAAGCAGCGTCCGCTGAACCCCTATTGTCGAGCGTATTGGCACAACCGGAATTATTTTTTATGTATCATATTATGAGGGAGGGGGGCATGCGAGATATACGCGTACTTTTTTATCGTGATGGAGATGCCGGAGGGTTTATGATGTATGTTATATTTCCGGGGAAATCTGTTCACCTCCATTACAGACTAATCGATCATATACAGGCCGCGTGTCGGGGGTATAAAATAGTCGCACACGTTTGGCAGACAACATTTTTACTGTCGGTATGTCGCAACCCAGAACAACAAACAGAGACTGTGGTGCCATCCATTGGAACATCGGACGTTTACTGTAAAATGTGTGACCTTAACTTTGATGGAGAATTGCTTTTGGAATACAAAAGACTCTACGCATTATTTGATGACTTTGTTCCTCCTCGGTGATTTCAGCTTCAGTGTTCATTTTATTATCCCAGCACGGGGCGTGTATACAAACAAAGCCTGCCGCCTGCAAGCGGTTTAGCATTTTAACGTTAACAACTCGTGTCTCTGGAATAAAACGTTTTAAAAGCCGTTCTGTGAGTTTAGTGTCGTTTCCAAATAACGCCTTAAAAGTTACACTCGCCGTCCCAATGAGATGAGAAAAATAATAGTCAATGTTTAAAGACAGCCCGTGTGATGTTACGTGAATGGGATCTTCCGCTAAGTCAGATATTATTAACTTACGCTTTGCTTCCCCACACCGTTTACCTGCGGTATTCTGTAAAGGATCTCCACGTAGCAAAGCTACACTTTTTGCATCAGCCTCCACTTCGTCTGTGGGGGCCACAATAACATAAGGGATGCGTTCTCGAACGTTTGGGATTTGACCCTGTCTCATTACTAATTTATAATATACTGTTAAGTGAGCCAAGCGACGGTTTATGTAGGCGGATGGTGGACGACTAAGCTCGGCCGTCATAACAAACTTATTAATATCCAATTTGGGTGATGTAATCTGGCGATGTGCATCTGCAATTATGCGTCCAAACCCGGCCATCCCAGACGGCATGGCCCGTCTATTCCATTCAGCAATGGAAACACACGACGCCTCCGCCGCAGCACGCGAGACGGTGTCGTCATATAACAACAGTTCTACAAGTTTGCGGGCATAATCGTTAATAAATTGACAGTTGTTTTTTCTAACCAAGTCGACTCCCTTCATTAAAACCTTTCCGCCGTAAATTACCCCAATGTACTTTTTCTTTGTTATAAGCAAAAGTTTTATAAAAGTTTTTTCACACTCCAACTTTATAGGAGGACAAAACAGAGCCGTTGAAATTATATGTGCCATTTTCTCGCCGATTTTAGCTATCCCCTCAACACTAACACCCTTGAATCGGATAAACACAGAATCCGTATCTCCATATATAACCTTTACCTCGTACGCTTTTTGGGAGAGAACGCTACTTTCAATGTCTGGAAACGCTGTAATAAAACGTTCAAATGCGGCCCAGTTATTATGAATATAATCTCTGGTACTTAATAACATTTGACGGCCAATTGTAGTGACAGTGGCCGCTACGTATAAACATGGCAGAAATCCCTGCGCAACTCCAGTAAAACCGTACACGGAATTACAAACTACTTTTATCGCGGCTTGTTGTTTGTCTAATAACACTGCTTCATCTGAAGAACTTCCGGGTATGCGCGCTCTAATAGCCTTGCGCATAGCCAACCAGTCTTTTAAAAGAACACCCAGCAGACTTTCTCGAACGTTAGAGCGCACAAAAAAAAGACGTTTTCCTCCAACTGTAAAGGTGGCATAATCGGATGGATTCAAACGTTTAACCGTCTCAAAATTTAACGTTAGCGTGGTAAAACATAAGTTATGGGCCTGAATTATACTTGGATATAAACTTGCAAAATCCAATACGACCACCGGATCGATATAAAATCCCGTATCAGGGTCAAAAACCCTGGCTCCTTTATATCCTACATTTCGCCCACTTGACGTACCAGTGGGAGAAACGCTCTCGTCTTCATCCATCTCTTCCTCAACATCCCCGACATCGGGAATAACATCCTTATATTCAAAAGTAGCTGGGTATCCCCCATCGGGTAAAATAAATCCTCGAGACGAAGCCAGTCCTAATAAACAGGTGTAAATCCTAACCTGCTGTCCGTCGTAAATAGCCTTGGTTAAAGTAATTCTAGCTAGCCTTGCAACCGCGGATAACTCAAGGTGTGGTAAATATTTAAAAAACAGTTTCCCCACAAGAGCCGAGTCTTGTATACAATATTCACCAATAATTCCTCGTGTATTCGGTCCACTAGCGTAATATCCCGGAATGTCTTTGTAGGGCAAATCTCTCTTGGACTCATTTAGAGCTTCACGTGCAACCGAATCTAATTTATAACTCGAGAGTTTTAATTTTTCAGTTGCAATTGCATACATATCCAGAGATATGAGACCGTTGATCTTTACCTTGCTTCGTCGCTGAAATCCGGATTTGCCAACATCCCATATCTTAAACAGACCCCCACGGTTTATACTGCCATAACCATCAAGCTTGAGACTGTATATAGAATTAAGTTTCTCCATAATAAACGCCCAATCAAAATTAACAATGTTATAACCTGTGGCAAACTCGGGAGCGTACTGTTTTACGAGGGTCATAAATGCAATTAATAGCTCGAATTCACTATCAAACTCCAGCACAGTCGGCTCCGGTAACCCCGCGTCCTTCATTTCTTGTACATACCTTTGTGGTAAGTCACAAGAGCCAAGGGAAAACAGTAAAATGTGTTCTAAAGACTGTCGAGGGATTGAATATAATAGACAAGAAATTTGGATTACAAGATCCTCCAGATGTGTTGCATCGGGAAACGCCAGCTCATTAGATCCTCCTGATTTACATTCAATATCGAAACATAACAACTTGTAGTCAGGCCATGAGTCATCGTTTGGTATAGCCTGCAGATTATCCGACATGCAGTCAATTTCAACGTCGCTTAACGTTAATTGGCGACTTGCCGGTCGAACTCGAACACGTTCCCCATCAACTCCAGGTTTTAGTTGATACCAACCAAAACTAACAAAGCCGGGATTATCCATTAGAAAACGAGTGGTAGCGTCTACCCGACCTTCATACTTTTTCAACTCCGGGTGAAAGTTATCACAAAGATAATTTGTAAATTTAGATGAGGGAGAATACACCCTGTAAAACGCACATGGCTGTGTATCGTAGTAATAAACATCTGTGCGCTCAATAACCTCAACGCGAAAGCTTTCTGGAGATGCGCTTTTAAACGAGGTACCATGAAAAGCGTTCTTGTCTCCATTTAACGTTGCATCATTTTGTGTTATCATAGAACTGCGTAAACACTCGGCAAGTAATACAGATAACTCGCTACCGGAACGTATGCCACAAGCGGTATCCACCTCGGCTTTGTTTATATAAAAATATTGACAGATGCCGTATACATGAACTGCCACCCTTTTTCCACATCGGGACATGCCAAGTAAAGTAATAACGGTACCAAGCGGTCGTGTTGCAGTTGCAAACCGGGATACATCTCCATTAGACGCGGCTTCTGTTGTTTCGACAATATCATATACATGGAATGTGTTAAAGCGGGGGTCAAACTTATCCCCACGAAAGTCGATTTCCCCCCAAATATTCACGCGTCTAGGCCAGGGGCTGGAACAACGAAAATCCAGAATCGGAACTTCTTTTCCATTACAGTAAACTTTAGGCGGTCGACTAAGTGTACCGACGTGAACCCCCTTTCGTTCTTCCATGGGCACATCTTCATCTAAACATTTAGGGGCCAAAAATTGAAACGATGACATGGTAGTTTTGTAACTATGAAGAAATTCTCTGTTACTACCGCGCCCGGTTCTTGGGTTATATTTAATCCCTGATGCTTGGGTTAAAAAGGGATTACAAAACCCCGTTCTGATCGCCATTTTATGTTAACGATTGATAATCTTGTAAAAAGCCAGTGTTACTGAGTAACACAACCCCACGCCCTTCTAATACATAAAGTGTAATCACGTGATTTGTTGTGGTTTCCGCATATGTAATACCCGTTTAAAAGCCTCTCTTCTTAATGTATCGACAGACTGGGTTTTGGGTGGTCATTTGACCCTGCCAACAACCCCCCATTATTACGAGTACTTCACCAAAATGGAAAATACTCAGAAGACTGTGACAGTGCCCACGGGGCCCCTGGGTTACGTTTATGCGTGCCGGGTTGAAGATTTGGATCTGGAGGAAATTTCATTTTTGGCCGCTCGTAGCACGGACTCTGATTTGGCTTTATTACCTTTGATGCGTAATTTGACCGTGGAAAAAACTTTTACATCCAGCCTGGCGGTGGTTTCTGGAGCACGCACTACGGGTCTTGCCGGAGCTGGTATTACCTTAAAACTCACTACCAGTCATTTCTATCCATCTGTCTTTGTCTTTCACGGAGGCAAACACGTTTTACCCAGCTCCGCGGCCCCAAATCTCACACGCGCGTGTAACGCGGCTCGAGAACGGTTTGGGTTTTCACGCTGCCAAGGGCCTCCTGTTGACGGTGCTGTTGAGACGACCGGCGCTGAGATATGCACCCGCCTTGGATTAGAGCCAGAAAATACAATATTATACTTGGTGGTCACGGCATTGTTTAAGGAAGCCGTATTTATGTGCAACGTGTTTCTGCATTATGGAGGACTCGATATTGTTCATATTAACCATGGGGATGTTATACGTATACCGTTATTTCCGGTACAACTTTTCATGCCCGATGTTAACCGTCTGGTACCCGACCCATTCAACACTCATCACAGGTCTATCGGAGAGGGTTTTGTATACCCAACACCCTTTTATAACACCGGGTTGTGCCATTTAATACATGACTGTGTTATTGCTCCCATGGCCGTTGCCTTGCGCGTCAGAAATGTAACTGCCGTCGCCCGAGGAGCGGCCCACCTTGCTTTTGATGAAAATCACGAGGGGGCAGTACTCCCCCCTGACATTACGTACACGTATTTTCAGTCCTCTTCAAGTGGAACCACTACCGCCCGTGGAGCGCGTCGAAACGATGTCAACTCCACGTCTAAGCCTAGCCCATCGGGGGGGTTTGAAAGACGGTTGGCGTCTATTATGGCCGCTGACACAGCCTTGCACGCAGAAGTTATATTCAACACTGGAATTTACGAAGAAACTCCAACAGATATCAAAGAATGGCCAATGTTTATAGGCATGGAGGGCACTTTGCCAAGGCTAAACGCTCTGGGGTCATATACCGCTCGTGTGGCCGGGGTCATTGGTGCGATGGTTTTCAGCCCAAATTCTGCGTTGTATCTAACTGAGGTGGAGGATAGCGGGATGACCGAAGCCAAGGATGGGGGACCGGGTCCATCATTTAATCGATTTTACCAGTTTGCCGGACCTCATTTAGCTGCGAATCCCCAAACAGATCGAGATGGCCACGTTCTATCCAGTCAGTCTACGGGTTCATCAAACACAGAGTTTAGCGTGGATTATTTGGCACTCATTTGTGGATTTGGAGCACCCCTGTTGGCGCGACTGCTTTTTTATCTAGAACGCTGTGACGCTGGTGCGTTTACAGGGGGTCACGGGGATGCGTTAAAATATGTTACGGGGACCTTTGACTCTGAAATTCCATGTAGTTTATGTGAAAAACACACGCGGCCGGTATGCGCTCACACAACAGTACACCGACTTAGACAACGCATGCCGCGATTTGGACAAGCCACCCGTCAACCTATTGGGGTGTTTGGAACAATGAACAGCCAATATAGCGACTGCGATCCTCTAGGAAACTATGCTCCATATTTAATCCTTCGAAAACCCGGGGATCAAACGGAAGCAGCAAAGGCAACCATGCAGGACACTTATAGGGCTACACTAGAACGCTTGTTTATCGATCTAGAACAAGAGCGACTACTGGATCGCGGTGCCCCATGTTCTTCCGAGGGACTATCGTCTGTCATTGTGGATCATCCAACGTTTCGTCGCATATTAGACACACTGCGTGCGCGTATAGAACAGACAACAACACAATTTATGAAAGTGTTGGTTGAGACCCGCGATTATAAGATCCGTGAAGGATTATCCGAAGCCACCCATTCAATGGCGTTAACGTTTGATCCATACTCAGGAGCATTTTGTCCCATTACCAATTTTTTAGTTAAACGAACACACCTAGCCGTGGTACAAGACTTAGCATTAAGCCAATGTCATTGTGTATTTTACGGACAGCAAGTTGAGGGGCGGAACTTTCGTAACCAATTCCAACCTGTTTTGCGGCGGCGTTTTGTTGACCTGTTTAATGGGGGGTTTATATCAACACGCTCTATAACCGTAACATTATCTGAAGGTCCTGTATCCGCCCCAAATCCGACATTGGGACAAGACGCGCCCGCGGGGCGTACCTTTGATGGGGATTTAGCGCGCGTAAGCGTGGAAGTTATTCGGGATATACGAGTTAAAAATAGGGTCGTTTTTTCAGGTAACTGTACAAATCTCTCTGAGGCAGCCCGGGCAAGGCTTGTAGGCCTTGCAAGTGCGTACCAACGCCAAGAAAAAAGAGTGGATATGTTACACGGGGCCCTAGGGTTTTTGCTTAAACAGTTTCACGGCCTGTTATTTCCTCGGGGTATGCCACCAAACAGTAAATCCCCCAACCCGCAGTGGTTTTGGACCCTGTTACAACGCAACCAGATGCCGGCAGATAAACTTACACACGAAGAGATTACCACTATTGCAGCTGTTAAACGGTTTACCGAGGAATATGCAGCAATAAACTTTATTAATCTACCCCCAACCTGCATAGGAGAATTAGCCCAGTTTTATATGGCAAATCTTATTCTTAAATACTGCGATCATTCACAGTACCTTATAAATACCTTAACTTCTATAATTACGGGTGCCAGGCGCCCGCGTGACCCATCATCCGTTTTGCATTGGATTCGTAAAGATGTCACGTCCGCCGCGGACATAGAAACCCAAGCAAAGGCGCTTCTTGAAAAAACGGAAAACTTACCGGAATTATGGACTACGGCTTTTACTTCAACTCATTTAGTCCGCGCGGCCATGAATCAACGTCCCATGGTCGTTTTAGGAATAAGCATTAGTAAATATCACGGAGCGGCAGGAAACAACCGCGTCTTTCAGGCAGGGAATTGGAGCGGTTTAAACGGGGGTAAAAATGTATGCCCGCTATTTACATTTGATCGCACTCGCCGTTTTATAATAGCATGTCCTAGAGGAGGTTTTATCTGCCCCGTAACAGGTCCCTCGTCGGGAAATCGAGAAACCACCCTATCCGACCAAGTTCGCGGTATAATTGTCAGTGGCGGGGCCATGGTTCAATTAGCCATATACGCCACGGTTGTGCGTGCAGTGGGCGCTCGAGCACAACATATGGCATTTGACGACTGGTTAAGTCTTACAGACGATGAGTTTTTAGCCAGAGACTTGGAGGAGTTACACGACCAGATTATCCAAACCCTGGAAACGCCCTGGACCGTAGAAGGCGCTCTAGAAGCAGTAAAGATTCTAGATGAAAAAACGACAGCGGGAGATGGGGAAACCCCCACAAACCTAGCATTTAATTTTGATTCTTGTGAACCAAGCCATGACACCACATCTAACGTATTAAACATTTCAGGGTCAAACATTTCAGGGTCAACTGTCCCTGGTCTTAAACGACCCCCCGAAGATGACGAACTCTTTGATCTTAGTGGTATTCCCATAAAACATGGGAACATTACAATGGAAATGATTTAACCTCCCTCTTTATCCAATTAAAGCCCACACGCGGGTGAGTGTACGTAATAAACAAGTCAATATTACATATTCTGTTGTGTTTTCTTTTTTTGTGTGTAGTCCTTACCCATATGACCTGTAATATAGTGTGTCTCCAACCATTCAGCTTACAGTCCAGTGGACAGTAACAGCCCGATAACATGGAATTGGATATTAATCGAACATTGTTGGTTCTACTGGGTCAAGTTTATACGTACATCTTTCAGGTTGAACTGCTACGTCGATGTGATCCAAGGGTGGCGTGTCGCTTTTTATATCGGTTAGCGGCTAACTGTTTGACAGTTCGTTATTTATTAAAGCTGTTTCTCCGGGGATTTAATACCCAGCTAAAATTTGGAAACACTCCCACGGTTTGTGCACTGCATTGGGCATTATGTTATGTAAAGGGAGAAGGTGAGCGTTTGTTTGAGTTGCTACAACATTTTAAAACGCGTTTTGTTTATGGTGAGACTAAAGACTCAAACTGTATCAAAGATTACTTTGTCTCAGCGTTTAACTTAAAAACCTGCCAATATCACCATGAGCTGTCGTTAACAACATACGGAGGTTACGTATCGAGTGAAATTCAGTTTTTACACGACATTGAGAATTTTTTAAAACAGCTTAATTACTGCTATATTATCACGTCTTCTCGTGAGGCGCTAAACACATTGGAAACCGTGACGCGGTTTATGACAGATACTATAGGAAGCGGTCTAATACCACCCGTGGAGTTGTTTGATCCGGCGCATCCATGTGCTATATGTTTTGAAGAATTATGTATAACAGCTAACCAAGGTGAGACCTTACATCGTAGATTATTAGGATGTATCTGCGATCACGTTACTAAGCAAGTTCGGGTTAACGTGGATGTTGACGATATTATTCGGTGTTTACCATATATCCCTGATGTACCGGATATCAAACGTCAATCCGCCGTTGAAGCGTTACGAACACTTCAAACCAAGACGGTAGTCAATCCCATGGGAGCAAAGAACGATACGTTTGACCAAACATACGAAATTGCGAGCACCATGCTTGATTCTTATAATGTTTTTAAACCTGCCCCTCGGTGTATGTACGCCATCAGCGAGCTTAAATTCTGGTTAACGTCTAATTCCACTGAAGGACCCCAACGTACTTTAGACGTGTTTGTTGATAATTTGGATGTATTAAACGAACATGAAAAACACGCAGAACTTACAGCCGTAACGGTTGAGTTGGCGTTATTTGGAAAAACTCCCATACACTTTGATAGGGCGTTTTCTGAAGAACTCGGATCTCTGGATGCAATTGATAGTATTTTGGTTGGCAATCGCTCATCCTCACCAGACAGTCAGATAGAAGCATTAATTAAAGCCTGTTATGCCCATCATCTATCGTCGCCTCTCATGCGTCACATTTCTAACCCGAGTCATGATAACGAAGCCGCCTTACGCCAACTTTTAGAAAGAGTTGGGTGTGAGGATGATTTAACCAAAGAGGCGAGTGACAGCGCTACAGCATCCGAATGTGATCTGAACGATGATAGTAGCATAACTTTTGCTGTTCATGGATGGGAAAACCTGTTATCCAAAGCAAAAATTGACGCTGCGGAAAGAAAACGAGTATATCTTGAACATCTGTCTAAGCGCTCTCTAACCAGCCTCGGTAGATGTATCCGCGAACAGCGCCAAGAGCTAGAAAAAACACTCAGGGTAAACGTTTATGGAGAGGCCTTATTGCAGACATTTGTTTCGATGCAAAATGGGTTTGGGGCACGAAACGTGTTTTTAGCTAAGGTTTCCCAGGCAGGGTGTATTATCGACAATCGCATTCAGGAAGCGGCCTTTGATGCACATAGATTTATAAGGAATACCTTAGTTCGACATACAGTAGATGCGGCTATGTTACCTGCACTTACACATAAATTTTTTGAGTTGGTCAACGGCCCATTGTTTAATCACGATGAACACCGTTTTGCACAACCCCCTAACACCGCCTTATTTTTTACCGTGGAAAACGTTGGCCTATTTCCGCACTTAAAAGAGGAATTGGCAAAGTTTATGGGCGGTGTCGTTGGTTCCAACTGGCTTCTCAGTCCATTTAGGGGCTTTTATTGCTTTTCTGGGGTAGAAGGCGTTACTTTTGCACAGAGACTTGCCTGGAAATATATTAGGGAGCTTGTGTTTGCAACCACACTATTCACCTCTGTTTTCCATTGTGGGGAGGTGCGGTTATGTCGCGTTGACCGTCTAGGTAAGGATCCACGCGGGTGCACGTCTCAACCTAAAGGTATAGGCAGTTCCCACGGACCCTTAGACGGCATTTATTTAACGTACGAAGAAACATGTCCCCTTGTGGCTATTATTCAAAGTGGAGAAACAGGGATCGACCAGAATACCGTCGTAATCTACGATTCAGACGTTTTTTCTCTTCTATACACCCTAATGCAGCGGCTGGCTCCGGATTCAACGGACCCGGCGTTTTCATAACCTCCGTTACGGGGGTGTGGTTATGCTTTTTATGCATATTTTCTATGTTTGTTACGGCGGTTGTGTCGGTCTCTCCAAGCTCGTTTTATGAGAGTTTACAAGTAGAGCCCACACAATCAGAAGATATAACCCGGTCTGCTCATCTGGGCGATGGTGATGAAATCAGAGAAGCTATACACAAGTCCCAGGACGCCGAAACAAAACCCACGTTTTACGTCTGCCCACCGCCAACAGGCTCCACAATCGTACGATTAGAACCAACTCGGACATGTCCGGATTATCACCTTGGTAAAAACTTTACAGAGGGTATTGCTGTTGTTTATAAAGAAAACATTGCAGCGTACAAGTTTAAGGCGACGGTATATTACAAAGATGTTATCGTTAGCACGGCGTGGGCCGGAAGTTCTTATACGCAAATTACTAATAGATATGCGGATAGGGTACCAATTCCCGTTTCAGAGATCACGGACACCATTGATAAGTTTGGCAAGTGTTCTTCTAAAGCAACGTACGTACGAAATAACCACAAAGTTGAAGCCTTTAATGAGGATAAAAATCCACAGGATATGCCTCTAATCGCATCAAAATATAATTCTGTGGGATCCAAAGCATGGCATACTACCAATGACACGTACATGGTTGCCGGAACCCCCGGAACATATAGGACGGGCACGTCGGTGAATTGCATCATTGAGGAAGTTGAAGCCAGATCAATATTCCCTTATGATAGTTTTGGACTTTCCACGGGAGATATAATATACATGTCCCCGTTTTTTGGCCTACGGGATGGTGCATACAGAGAACATTCCAATTATGCAATGGATCGTTTTCACCAGTTTGAGGGTTATAGACAAAGGGATCTTGACACTAGAGCATTACTGGAACCTGCAGCGCGGAACTTTTTAGTCACGCCTCATTTAACGGTTGGTTGGAACTGGAAGCCAAAACGAACGGAAGTTTGTTCGCTTGTCAAGTGGCGTGAGGTTGAAGACGTAGTTCGCGATGAGTATGCACACAATTTTCGCTTTACAATGAAAACACTTTCTACCACGTTTATAAGTGAAACAAACGAGTTTAATCTTAACCAAATCCATCTCAGTCAATGTGTAAAGGAGGAAGCCCGGGCTATTATTAACCGGATCTATACAACCAGATACAACTCATCTCATGTTAGAACCGGGGATATCCAGACCTACCTTGCCAGAGGGGGGTTTGTTGTGGTGTTTCAACCCCTGCTGAGCAATTCCCTCGCCCGTCTCTATCTCCAAGAATTGGTCCGTGAAAACACTAATCATTCACCACAAAAACACCCGACTCGAAATACCAGATCCCGACGAAGCGTGCCAGTTGAGTTGCGTGCCAATAGAACAATAACAACCACCTCATCGGTGGAATTTGCTATGCTCCAGTTTACATATGACCACATTCAAGAGCATGTTAATGAAATGTTGGCACGTATCTCCTCGTCGTGGTGCCAGCTACAAAATCGCGAACGCGCCCTTTGGAGCGGACTATTTCCAATTAACCCAAGTGCTTTAGCGAGCACCATTTTGGATCAACGTGTTAAAGCTCGTATTCTCGGCGACGTTATCTCCGTTTCTAATTGTCCAGAACTGGGATCAGATACACGCATTATACTTCAAAACTCTATGAGGGTATCTGGTAGTACTACGCGTTGTTATAGCCGTCCTTTAATTTCAATAGTTAGTTTAAATGGGTCCGGGACGGTGGAGGGCCAGCTTGGAACAGATAACGAGTTAATTATGTCCAGAGATCTGTTAGAACCATGCGTGGCTAATCACAAGCGATATTTTCTATTTGGGCATCACTACGTATATTATGAGGATTATCGTTACGTCCGTGAAATCGCAGTCCATGATGTGGGAATGATTAGCACTTACGTAGATTTAAACTTAACACTTCTTAAAGATAGAGAGTTTATGCCGCTGCAAGTATATACAAGAGACGAGCTGCGGGATACAGGATTACTAGACTACAGTGAAATTCAACGCCGAAATCAAATGCATTCGCTGCGTTTTTATGACATAGACAAGGTTGTGCAATATGATAGCGGAACGGCCATTATGCAGGGCATGGCTCAGTTTTTCCAGGGACTTGGGACCGCGGGCCAGGCCGTTGGACATGTGGTTCTTGGGGCCACGGGAGCGCTGCTTTCCACCGTACACGGATTTACCACGTTTTTATCTAACCCATTTGGGGCATTGGCCGTGGGATTATTGGTTTTGGCGGGACTGGTAGCGGCCTTTTTTGCGTACCGGTACGTGCTTAAACTTAAAACAAGCCCGATGAAGGCATTATATCCACTCACAACCAAGGGGTTAAAACAGTTACCGGAAGGAATGGATCCCTTTGCCGAGAAACCCAACGCTACTGATACCCCAATAGAAGAAATTGGCGACTCACAAAACACTGAACCGTCGGTAAATAGCGGGTTTGATCCCGATAAATTTCGAGAAGCCCAGGAAATGATTAAATATATGACGTTAGTATCTGCGGCTGAGCGCCAAGAATCTAAAGCCCGCAAAAAAAATAAGACTAGCGCCCTTTTAACTTCACGTCTTACCGGCCTTGCTTTACGAAATCGCCGAGGATACTCCCGTGTTCGCACCGAGAATGTAACGGGGGTGTAAATAGCCAGGGGGTTTGTTTTAATTTATTAATAAAAATGTGTATTACGTTACTCATGTGTCTCCATTACGCATCACAGGGGGTATTTATACCCGATAATATACAAAACGCGTTTTGTACCTCTACCGCACCCGATATCTTAACGGGGTTATTATGGAATCGTCTAACATTAACGCGCTACAACAACCGTCGTCTATCGCACATCATCCGTCCAAACAGTGCGCTTCAAGTCTCAATGAAACAGTAAAAGATTCTCCCCCCGCGATTTATGAAGATAGGTTAGAACACACGCCGGTACAATTACCCCGCGACGGTACACCCCGAGACGTATGTTCTGTGGGACAGCTAACCTGTCGAGCATGTGCAACGAAACCTTTTCGCCTTAACCGCGACAGCCAATACGACTACTTAAACACATGTCCAGGGGGCCGTCATATTTCACTGGCACTGGAGATTATAACGGGTCGATGGGTTTGCATCCCGCGTGTGTTTCCGGATACCCCAGAGGAAAAATGGATGGCGCCATATATTATTCCAGACCGAGAACAACCATCATCAGGGGATGAAGATTCTGACACCGATTAAATTTAACTTAAATAAAACCTTACCACCCATAAAAACGCCTTCTGTTTGTTTAACACGACACCGCTTAACAAAAAAAAAAAAACCAAACACGCCTTTTATGAATGTAATACTTTTATTTGTTGGTTAACACCGCCCCACCATCATCTGATTTGCAAACATATCGGCGTCGTCTGCCGTGGACCCCTGTATTAAAGGGGCCTTGGAACTCGCCTCCACTGCATTTACATCTTGTCCAACTGTATCTGTATGTGGGGTGCTTGTTGTATTTTGGGATGAGCATAGACCCGAAACGCTTTGAAGCTGTTTTAATAAAATCGATATTCGAGGATCCCGTGTCCCCTCTGGTATATTTGTATGGTGCGACAAAGGCATTTGTGTCCCATTTTGTGATTTTAGCTCTGTAACCTCCTGTTGCAGTTTTGCCACAACCCCAGCAAGCTCTTCGTGCTGACCATTAGAAACTCTGTGTCTCCTCTGCCAATATGATGGAGAAACTCGACGTCTCCGATGCGTTATATACGTTGGTTCACCGGGAAAATATATATTTGAGGGAAACTCTCCGTCCATTTGAGACTCCCCACTATAAAAAGAATCCAATTCCCTTTGATCCATGCTCTTGAAATCCCGTTTTCCTGGACGACGGACATCGGTTTTGTCTGGAAAATTTACACACGGGGTCTGCAAGTCAATACCCCGTTCGGCGGCCAATGCGTTCATAAATGCGGACATTTGCATTTCCAAACGATTGGGTGGTGGATATCCCGGAAACCCGTACGGTCCCCCGAAGTGTCCCGGAGGGCAACCATAACCCCCTGTATTAGGTGGGAAGGCAGGCGGGTGTGGAGATCCATATGGCCCGACGATATACTGTCCGTTATTTGGAGCTCCAATTGATACCTGCGGATTTTTAGTCTGCCCGGTTAACAGCTGTGAATAATACGCGGTAGGTATCAGTACAAATTCCCCTCCGGTTGGAACGCCCGACGGGGGCTGTGGTGAGATATTACTAGCGTTACCTGCTACAGAAGCCATATCGCTGTCGTTCCTACACAACTGCGTAACCTTTAAATGCGGAACAGTCTTTTCACAATCTTCATTTGATTCCCCAACACCCAACGCGAGATCGTATATGGGCCCGCCGGGGTGGAATGTGGCGTTTATAACACCCGCGTTGGGTAATTTAGACTCCACCCCATTAACGTTGGTTATCCGAGCAAGTCCATATCCGGTGCTAGCCTGAAGATAAACGTGACCCATAATTCCGGCTTCGCGTCTACGTTTTGCAACCACGTCCCATCTATCTCTTAAAAGCATATTGTTCACGGCTGTGGATAATAACACCTTGGCGAGTTTATCTTCGCTAACCTTCCATACTTTATTTAAACCCGCGTAGTCTTTAACCAGCGACAATAACCGCGCTTTACTTTCCATCGATAAAACCCGGAATGGTTCAATTGAAGATTCCGGGGTACAGTCATAATTGACCACTGTTCCAACGCGTCTTCCAACAACACATAACGCAACATGGGTAAAAAAATTACCGTCTGGTATCTCATTCGGGGACAATCGTTTTGAAGACAGGGATACGGAGGGTAAGTAATTTGTGACCAAGTATAACGCACGTTCTAGCGGAGATAATACAGAATCTCTATTTCCAAAAAAATTCGAATGGGCCGCTTCAAACAGCACCGCATGTAGTTGAGGGCATCTAACGATACCCAAAAAAAAAGGTCCGCGTATGTCCTCAATGATTGCGATTACTTCACCCACGACACAGTCTTTTCGATGATCGATGTTTATTGGTATTTTACTAGTAGGCGGCAAAGCGGACCGCACAATCTCTGGGGTAATATTTAATTCCCCTTCGTCCTTTGAATATAAGGCTAAATACCCAGCCACGTATAACGCTTCACAGTTCTCTTCGTCAGCTTCAGCAGCCATTATAAACACCCCACGGACCGGATAGTGAATACTCACGGTGTGGAGGCAAACTGAGGAATGACACCCAAACAGACAAAATATAGAAGATCATAGTCACTGTTAACGTTGAACTGCGCAAGGCGGCGACTTTCTTCCAATGCCGCCCTTACACGCGGTTGGTGCATTAACATTCCAAGTCCCCGTTCATATTGCAACATAACACTGTCATGTATTGATACCACGGCGGCTATGGGTAGGGATGTAACATTTTGTCGGCGGTGTTCTAATTCCAATGCAATTAAGCTTATGAGCCGATCTTGGTACTGTCCAGAAGAAATATCTATTACGGTTCTTCCTAAACTTCCACGACTAAGCTGGGTATGCGCGTCTAAACAAAGAGCAACTAATCCAGGAAACATTTCAGTCAGCTCTGTGGTCCGATTTAACGTATACAGTGGTGCTATATATCGTTCACATAAAAATTGAAAGTTATTATTACCGCTTTTAAACTTCCCATCAAACCCCGTCGCTCCGCGCAAGATTACATTGTTGGTAGGGGTTCCTGTTGCTTCTGACACAATCAAACCCAGTTGAAAATTATTTTTTAGTTTATCTCCGTATACGTTCCCGTTCCATAATAAGCGCCTTAATAATAATAACGCCGTAATCGTGTCAATTGTTAACCTTAATAGAGTTTGGTCTTCCATAAGAAACACGTTTTGGGCCCGTTCTAAATACGCCGCGGCCGCCTGTTGAATCTTGTCCACATATGCGGTATGATTGCGATCAATAATGTCATTAACCCCAGGATTAAACTGTCCAGGTGCAGGCGGTAGGACCTGCAACCGTATAAGCGCATCCATAACAGAATGTGACGTTAAGGCGCCTTGATCATACCGCCCCCCACGAGCATGAAACTGGTCGCGTGGTAGACGATCATAGCAAAATTGATAACTGTTTTTATTTTCGTGTGTTGTCATATAATTCACAAATGTCTCAGTATATTCCGGTAGGTGCTCTATAAGGTTCCCGAAGGACGAAACTTGAGGTTCGTGGACACTATTAGATGTCCTATACATTAAATATAAACATAATACCGCACACTCGAACGCGGAGTACGCTCTATCTCCAACATACATTCTCCCGGCGGACTGTAGACATGTTACCGTTGTGTTCATAAACGTACGGGAAATGCGCCCGTCTTTACAATCAACTCCGCGTGCAGCTACGGGCCTATCTAACACAAGCCGTTCCTGCAGAGTACGATACCATGGCCCGAAAACAATCCCTGGAGAGTTATTGCCCCTTGCCCTTCCCAAGTACACCAGGGTGATAAAATCCACTTGAAAGTTTGTATCGTACTGCAACGGTGCATCATTTTTGGCAATCTGTACCTCGGGGTGTATAGACTCATTGCGTATTATTTCTGTACGTGTACATTCCTCAGATTGTGCATCTGCTTCTTCCGCCTCGGCAGCAGCCGTCTCCAGGGAATCCAAAACCTTGGCCATGCGCGTTAGTTGTTCTTCGAGGGGCTTTAAACGACGATCTATTTCCGTTGGTAACGTAATCGTTTCCCCGCGAAGGTTGTCTAATGCGGCAACGGCCGCCGCATTTTTTAACGTTAACGTATTTTTTTCCAAATCGGGATTCATACGCCCTCTTAACTCAAACGCGGGAGCCGTCCAGTAGTGTATGGGGAAGTTGGGGGCTATAAAGTTCTTAGTGGTAGACAAAAATATCCCACATTTATTCGGAAACGAGATAGATCCGAACCCATATCTCGCCGTCATGGTGTCTGCAGCAAACAAAGTCAACTGGCGTGAATATAAACCGGTACTGCTTTAAAAGCTGTTTTCTTACCCATGGGAAAACATCCCGGTTATACTTTGTAAAATTCCACCACAAGCACCTAAAGAAGGCCTTCTAAGGGGTAAATCCACCCCACAAGCTGCATTTTCTTCAAACTTTGTTAAAGCGGAACGATGGCATGATTTCGCACGCTTTTTCGCAAGAGAACATACGTGAATTTTCTTTTTGCATAGACGTCTTCGCTCTCTAACGGACCTTATCGGGGGGGTATATTCCGCTACATTCTCCAAATGCGACGCTAGCATAACAAGGTTTCCATGAATCACCTTTGGGGGTAACCGAGTTACCTGTAACAGGTTCAGACCCCGTTGAGATACAAACACAAGGAGGGGGGTCACCATTATTTCATCAGATCCCGTGGGTGTGGTTTCCTTTATTAAAGCCATGGTATCCCTCAGCTGGCGCATACCCTCGCAAAACTGGTGATACTTAGTAGGGGTATGTATATTAGCGCTAAAACGGCAAGATTTTAATTCCACTATAAAACAAACGGTCTTTCCGGCACCACTGGATTCCGTTTGTATAATACAAACACAATCGGGGCGTCGGCGTCCCAAATTTACTTCAAACGACATTGATATGCGTACAGCCCTTTGAACATCCACGTGGGATAACGGCGACAGGAGTTTTGCCAGCCTCGGGTTGAACGCGTCCGCGAAACCTCGACGTACGTTATCAATATCCTTTTTGAGTACATCGTAAAAACGAGTGTGGCAACGTTGTCCCAAACGAAAACACTTGGCCCGAATTCGACTAGCGGACATATTTGAAGTTCCGTCCCAGAAGATAACCTAAGACGCGTTTGTCTACAATAAACATGTCAACGGATAAAACCGATGTAAAAATGGGCGTTTTGCGTATTTATTTGGACGGGGCGTATGGAATTGGAAAAACAACCGCCGCCGAAGAATTTTTACACCACTTTGCAATAACACCAAACCGGATCTTACTCATTGGGGAGCCCCTGTCGTATTGGCGTAACCTTGCAGGGGAGGACGCCATTTGCGGAATTTACGGAACACAAACTCGCCGTCTTAATGGAGACGTTTCGCCTGAAGACGCACAACGCCTCACGGCTCATTTTCAGAGCCTGTTCTGTTCTCCGCATGCAATTATGCATGCGAAAATCTCGGCATTGATGGACACAAGTACATCGGATCTCGTACAAGTAAATAAGGAGCCGTATAAAATTATGTTATCCGACCGACACCCAATCGCCTCAACTATATGTTTTCCCTTGTCCAGATACTTAGTGGGAGATATGTCCCCAGCGGCGCTTCCTGGGTTATTGTTTACGCTTCCCGCTGAACCCCCCGGGACCAACTTGGTAGTTTGTACCGTTTCACTCCCCAGTCATTTATCCAGAGTAAGCAAACGGGCCAGACCGGGAGAAACGGTTAATCTGCCGTTTGTTATGGTTCTGAGAAATGTATATATAATGCTTATTAATACAATTATATTTCTTAAAACTAACAACTGGCACGCGGGCTGGAACACACTGTCATTTTGTAATGATGTATTTAAACAGAAATTACAAAAATCCGAGTGTATAAAACTACGCGAAGTACCTGGGATTGAAGACACGTTATTCGCCGTGCTTAAACTTCCGGAGCTTTGCGGAGAGTTTGGAAATATTCTGCCGTTATGGGCATGGGGAATGGAGACCCTTTCAAACTGCTCACGAAGCATGTCTCCGTTCGTATTATCGTTAGAACAGACACCCCAGCATGCGGCACAAGAACTAAAAACTCTGCTACCCCAGATGACCCCGGCAAACATGTCCTCCGGTGCATGGAATATATTGAAAGAGCTTGTTAATGCCGTTCAGGACAACACTTCCTAAATATACCTAGTATTTACGTATGTACCAGTAAAAAGATGATACACATTGTCATACTCGCGTGTACGTGTTTTTCTTTTTTATATATGCGTCATTTATTACCACATCCTTTAATCCCGCCTTTATCTCCCTAAAACGGAGTGGTAATATTAAAAGCCGCCAAGCCTGTTGGTGGGTGAGGAGGGGTAAAGGCACGCTGTGTGCATAACGTTGCGGTGATATTGTAGCGCAAGTAACAGCGACTATGTTTGCGCTAGTTTTAGCGGTGGTAATTCTTCCTCTTTGGACCACGGCTAATAAATCTTACGTAACACCAACCCCTGCGACTCGCTCTATCGGACATATGTCTGCTCTTCTACGAGAATATTCCGACCGTAATATGTCTCTGAAATTAGAAGCCTTTTATCCTACTGGTTTCGATGAAGAACTCATTAAATCACTTCACTGGGGAAATGATAGAAAACACGTTTTCTTGGTTATTGTTAAGGTTAACCCTACAACACACGAAGGAGACGTCGGGCTGGTTATATTTCCAAAATACTTGTTATCGCCATACCATTTCAAAGCAGAACATCGAGCACCGTTTCCTGCTGGACGTTTTGGATTTCTTAGTCACCCTGTGACACCCGACGTGAGCTTCTTTGACAGTTCGTTTGCGCCGTATTTAACTACGCAACATCTTGTTGCGTTTACTACGTTCCCACCAAACCCCCTTGTATGGCATTTGGAAAGAGCTGAGACCGCAGCAACTGCAGAAAGGCCGTTTGGGGTAAGTCTTTTACCCGCTCGCCCAACAGTCCCCAAGAATACTATTCTGGAACATAAAGCGCATTTTGCTACATGGGATGCCCTTGCCCGACATACTTTTTTTTCTGCCGAAGCAATTATCACCAACTCAACGTTGAGAATACACGTTCCCCTTTTTGGGTCGGTATGGCCAATTCGATACTGGGCCACCGGTTCGGTGCTTCTCACAAGCGACTCGGGTCGTGTGGAAGTAAATATTGGTGTAGGATTTATGAGCTCGCTCATTTCTTTATCCTCTGGACCACCGATAGAATTAATTGTTGTACCACATACAGTAAAACTGAACGCGGTTACAAGCGACACCACATGGTTCCAGCTAAATCCACCGGGTCCGGATCCGGGGCCATCTTATCGAGTTTATTTACTTGGACGTGGGTTGGATATGAATTTTTCAAAGCATGCTACGGTCGATATATGCGCATATCCCGAAGAGAGTTTGGATTACCGCTATCATTTATCCATGGCCCACACGGAGGCTCTGCGGATGACAACGAAGGCGGATCAACATGACATAAACGAGGAAAGCTATTACCATATCGCCGCAAGAATAGCCACATCAATTTTTGCGTTGTCGGAAATGGGCCGTACCACAGAATATTTTCTGTTAGATGAGATCGTAGATGTTCAGTATCAATTAAAATTCCTTAATTACATTTTAATGCGGATAGGAGCAGGAGCTCATCCCAACACTATATCCGGAACCTCGGATCTGATCTTTGCCGATCCATCGCAGCTTCATGACGAACTTTCACTTCTTTTTGGTCAGGTAAAACCCGCAAATGTCGATTATTTTATTTCATATGATGAAGCCCGTGATCAACTAAAGACCGCATACGCGCTTTCCCGTGGTCAAGACCATGTGAATGCACTTTCTCTCGCCAGGCGTGTTATAATGAGCATATACAAGGGGCTGCTTGTGAAGCAAAATTTAAATGCTACAGAGAGGCAGGCTTTATTTTTTGCCTCAATGATTTTATTAAATTTCCGCGAAGGACTAGAAAATTCATCTCGGGTATTAGACGGTCGCACAACTTTGCTTTTAATGACATCCATGTGTACGGCAGCTCACGCCACGCAAGCAGCACTTAACATACAAGAAGGCCTGGCATACTTAAATCCTTCAAAACACATGTTTACAATACCAAACGTATACAGTCCTTGTATGGGTTCCCTTCGTACAGACCTCACGGAAGAGATTCATGTTATGAATCTCCTGTCGGCAATACCAACACGCCCAGGACTTAACGAGGTATTGCATACCCAACTAGACGAATCTGAAATATTCGACGCGGCATTTAAAACCATGATGATTTTTACCACATGGACTGCCAAAGATTTGCATATACTCCACACCCATGTACCAGAAGTATTTACGTGTCAAGATGCAGCCGCGCGTAACGGAGAATATGTGCTCATTCTTCCAGCTGTCCAGGGACACAGTTATGTGATTACACGAAACAAACCTCAAAGGGGTTTGGTATATTCCCTGGCAGATGTGGATGTATATAACCCCATATCCGTTGTTTATTTAAGCAGGGATACTTGCGTGTCTGAACATGGTGTCATAGAGACGGTCGCACTGCCCCATCCGGACAATTTAAAAGAATGTTTGTATTGCGGAAGTGTTTTTCTTAGGTATCTAACCACGGGGGCGATTATGGATATAATTATTATTGACAGCAAAGATACAGAACGACAACTAGCCGCTATGGGAAACTCCACAATTCCACCCTTCAATCCAGACATGCACGGGGATGACTCTAAGGCTGTGTTGTTGTTTCCAAACGGAACTGTGGTAACGCTTCTAGGATTCGAACGACGACAAGCCATACGAATGTCGGGACAATACCTTGGGGCCTCTTTAGGAGGGGCGTTTCTGGCGGTAGTGGGGTTTGGTATTATCGGATGGATGTTATGTGGAAATTCCCGCCTTCGAGAATATAATAAAATACCTCTGACATAAAAAACATGTATAATAAAAAGTCACTATAAACGTATTCTCTACAATACTTTATTCGCGAATAATACACACTACCTTTGGGTTTTTTTCCCGTCCCCAAATGGTGTTTGGTGCACTCTACCAAAAAATAGAGCGCCTAAATATGCTATATAACGCCTCCCAGCAAAATACGGTTCAAAGGCATTACCCGATATTGTATTGTAGTACAGGGCAATGGGAATTGATGATCCCAATAAACGGCATAGACGCACAGCGCCGTTATAGCAGGGGTCTCCAGAGTACAGGGTATCTAAGTACCGGGATATCTCATACTCATGCCTTTCCGTGACAGAAACATCAACCGGAACAGTATCCGATAAACCAACTCCTGTTTTTGCAAGGCGTAAAATTCGCACACCTTCCTTTTTTGCAAGATGTGACGTTTCCTTGTAACAGGGAAGCTGGGGGAGTGGTAAGAACAACAAAGTTTCAGCCAACGTGCCAATAAAGCCCACTTCCCTCAAGAGGCTGTTTGCTGTATCCACAATGGTCCGTATTAAATCTTGAGCAACTTGATCCGTGTCATCATCACTGGGTAACGCGTTAACATAACTACGCGTTAAATCTTCAATAACGGCATAACAATTAAACGCTTCCCACCGAGACAGTATATATTGAACAATCACGAACCGTTGACAGGACGTCAGATCACGTCCGTAAGCATGCCCGAAAAATGGAAGTTCCCCCCGTTCGCCATATACCGCAACAACTGCAGTATATATCGTCTCACGGGCTTCATTAAGTTCATCTTCAAGTCCAGGCCATTTTCTGGCTTTAAATATAACCTCGTCCGCAAAAAAAACCGCACATGATAACGCGCGGATACAATGAGTAGTGGCTTTATGGCGAGGATCCCAAATGTCCATTACCCGGGGGATGGTCCTAATCTGTACAAAGTTACTTAGTGTAATATGATCGGACTTCTTACGCCGTCTAGGCTGTTTCTCAGAATACGGTTCACCCGAAATCGGCACATCATCTGCTTTTACGTCTTCCGTAACCACATCAGCAGCGCGCCGACTAACAATTATACTTGTTTTTTCATCGTCGTTACTTCCGTTAAGCGCGTCTCGTATCTCGGGCGTCCCGTCGAATAATCCACTCACTAGCTCCTGCAAACTTTCTGGTAACTCCAACATACGCATATACACCAATGAAAAACTGGCTTCGTTTGGTACGTACATAAAGCCATTTGTGGTATTAATGGCGGTGGGTGTTGGAAACAATTTTAGCTTATTCTCGCGCGTAACATCTACCCCCGCCACCAATGTTAAATGCGTCACGGGGAGGGACACGAGATAATCTGCGAGCGTAGGGTCCTCCACTTCAACATCAAATGTTCCGCAAAGGTCGCGATCCACCGCCCCCGATCCCGCTGCAAGTAAGGCCACTCGATCCAAAAACACGCAGTTATTATTGGATGATACCGCCCATGTCTTCCCGGTGCGATTGAGCTCACTTCGAACGTAACTGGCAACAGATCTGTCACCGGGTCCGACCCCGCGAACAACATGTCCAAATTTTGCGATCTCGCCTCCATGTTTGCGGGGTATGGAAATTAAGCATCCCCCGCATATAAAATACGCCCTGGTAGCACGCTCGTTAAAATAAAACGTTACGCCGTTATAAGATACGGTTGAATGATATGGAAATTCCATATTAAAGCGTTTATCGGAACATTAACCTCGAACTTGCCGTCCCGTGATCGTGTGATCGCCAACCTTAGGTCCACACCGAATATGAGAAATATATAACTACACGCAAACATTCAAAACACCGTGGTATCATTAACGTCATATGAAAAGATCCAATCAATCCAATCAACCACACCTCCTACCGTTTAGCACGTCAGCTATGTGACATGCTCCAAACATACGTAAACATTTAGAGAGGGTGTTATAACAGTCTGTCAGGCGGGGTATATTCTACATAATACAAGGATCGGCTTTAACTTTGTCAACATTTTTACTTTGGACTATAAACTGCGACTGAACGTTATGAACCCACCCCAAGCCCGCGTCTCGGAACAGACAAAGGACTTGCTTAGCGTTATGGTTAACCAGCACCCCGAAGAGGACGCAAAAGTGTGTAAATCCAGTGATAATTCACCGCTTTATAACACCATGGTTATGTTATCGTATGGGGGTGATACGGACTTACTATTAAGCTCTGCATGTACCCGCACATCTACCGTAAACAGGTCGGCGTTTACGCAACACTCCGTGTTTTATATTATATCCACGGTGTTGATTCAACCAATATGTTGTATCTTCTTTTTTTTTTACTATAAAGCGACACGCTGTATGCTCTTATTCACAGCCGGGTTACTTCTGACGATTCTACATCACTTTCGACTTATTATTATGTTATTGTGTGTCTACAGAAATATACGATCAGACCTGCTACCCTTATCTACATCCCAGCAACTGCTGCTTGGAATTATTGTTGTGACTCGAACAATGCTATTTTGTATTACGGCGTATTATACTCTTTTTATAGACACCCGGGTGTTCTTTTTGATTACCGGACACTTGCAAAGTGAGGTTATTTTTCCAGATAGCGTTTCAAAAATACTTCCTGTGTCGTGGGGTCCAAGTCCAGCCGTGTTACTGGTAATGGCGGCAGTTATTTACGCTATGGACTGTTTGGTGGACACGGTATCCTTTATTGGGCCAAGGGTGTGGGTCCGTGTTATGTTAAAAACATCTATTTCGTTTTAGTCCATTTCAATAAATGTACTATAATTGTTCAGTCTAAAAATAATGTTGGGTATTTATAATTACCGCCCCCGTGTTACTTGGAAACACCCATACATATGTTCCACTCTACATCAAACTTCTCGCAGTTTTCTTGTTCCCGCACACGTTTACACGTCCGGATTCAAGTCGCAACGCTGCTGACAAAATGACAACGGTTTCATGTCCCGCTAACGTGATTACTACAACGGAATCTGATCGTATTGCTGGGTTATTTAACATCCCAGCGGGGATCATTCCAACTGGAAATGTGCTGTCAACCATAGAGGTGTGTGCACACCGTTGCATTTTTGATTTTTTTAAACAAATACGATCAGATGATAACAGCCTTTACTCGGCTCAATTCGATATTCTTTTGGGGACATACTGCAATACATTAAACTTTGTGCGTTTTCTAGAACTTGGACTGTCTGTCGCTTGCATCTGTACTAAATTTCCGGAGCTGGCTTACGTGCGAGATGGCGTTATTCAATTTGAGGTACAACAACCCATGATAGCACGTGATGGCCCACATCCCGTCGATCAGCCTGTTCATAATTATATGGTTAAGCGGATACACAAGCGTTCGTTAAGCGCTGCGTTTGCAATTGCATCGGAAGCGTTGAGTTTGTTAAGTAACACATATGTCGATGGGACAGAGATTGACTCATCGTTACGTATAAGAGCTATCCAACAGATGGCTCGTAATTTACGCACCGTTTTGGACTCATTTGAACGAGGCACTGCCGATCAACTTCTTGGTGTTCTATTGGAGAAAGCCCCACCGCTATCGCTGCTTTCACCAATTAATAAATTCCAACCCGAGGGACATCTAAATCGTGTTGCACGCGCGGCCCTACTTTCGGACCTCAAACGTAGAGTCTGTGCGGATATGTTTTTTATGACCCGACACGCCAGGGAACCTAGGCTGATCTCTGCGTATCTGTCGGATATGGTTTCGTGCACCCAACCATCGGTGATGGTATCACGAATAACTCATACAAACACTCGCGGACGGCAGGTTGACGGTGTGTTGGTAACAACAGCAACCTTAAAACGGCAACTATTACAGGGAATTTTACAAATTGACGACACCGCCGCTGACGTACCAGTAACATATGGCGAAATGGTTCTACAGGGGACAAACTTGGTAACCGCCCTTGTGATGGGAAAGGCCGTCCGCGGAATGGATGATGTAGCCCGCCATCTCCTTGATATAACCGACCCTAACACGTTAAACATACCGTCTATACCCCCACAATCCAACTCCGATTCAACGACAGCTGGGCTTCCGGTTAACGCCCGTGTTCCTGCGGATTTAGTGATTGTTGGGGATAAACTTGTATTCTTAGAAGCATTAGAACGGCGGGTCTACCAAGCTACGCGCGTTGCCTACCCTCTTATTGGAAATATAGATATTACGTTTATCATGCCAATGGGAGTGTTTCAGGCAAACTCCATGGACAGATATACACGACACGCCGGCGATTTTTCAACTGTATCCGAACAGGATCCACGTCAATTTCCACCCCAAGGGATTTTTTTTTATAATAAAGATGGGATATTAACACAGTTGACTCTTCGTGATGCAATGGGTACCATCTGCCACAGTTCATTGCTTGATGTCGAGGCCACACTTGTTGCCCTCCGCCAACAACATTTAGATCGTCAGTGTTATTTTGGTGTATACGTGGCCGAGGGTACAGAGGACACATTGGATGTTCAAATGGGGAGGTTTATGGAAACGTGGGCAGATATGATGCCTCATCACCCTCATTGGGTAAACGAACATTTAACAATTCTACAGTTTATAGCTCCGAGCAACCCGCGTCTAAGGTTTGAATTAAACCCCGCCTTTGATTTTTTTGTTGCACCGGGGGACGTAGACCTTCCCGGACCGCAGCGTCCCCCGGAAGCCATGCCAACCGTTAACGCAACATTACGGATTATCAACGGAAACATTCCCGTGCCTCTATGTCCCATTTCATTTCGAGACTGTCGCGGAACCCAACTCGGTTTGGGAAGACATACAATGACCCCGGCAACCATTAAAGCCGTAAAGGATACATTTGAAGACCGCGCATACCCAACTATTTTCTACATGCTAGAGGCTGTTATTCATGGAAACGAAAGAAACTTCTGTGCGTTACTGCGACTGTTAACACAGTGTATTCGCGGGTATTGGGAGCAATCCCACAGGGTGGCATTTGTAAATAACTTTCACATGTTAATGTACATAACTACATATCTCGGAAACGGTGAGCTTCCCGAAGTCTGTATTAATATATATCGGGATTTACTGCAGCATGTAAGAGCATTACGCCAAACTATAACCGATTTTACAATACAAGGAGAGGGCCATAACGGCGAGACCTCGGAAGCGCTAAATAACATCCTTACGGATGACACGTTTATTGCACCTATTCTATGGGATTGTGATGCGTTAATATACCGTGATGAAGCCGCCCGAGACCGACTCCCCGCAATTCGTGTAAGCGGGCGAAACGGATACCAAGCCCTTCACTTTGTGGATATGGCCGGGCATAACTTCCAACGACGCGATAATGTGTTAATCCACGGGAGACCCGTTCGGGGAGACACGGGTCAGGGTATTCCCATTACTCCACACCATGACCGTGAATGGGGTATTCTCTCCAAGATTTACTACTATATTGTCATTCCTGCATTTTCCCGCGGTTCCTGTTGTACAATGGGCGTGCGTTATGATCGCCTATACCCTGCGTTACAGGCAGTTATCGTTCCGGAAATTCCCGCTGATGAAGAAGCCCCAACTACCCCAGAAGATCCAAGACACCCTCTTCACGCACACCAACTCGTTCCGAACTCTCTTAACGTTTACTTCCATAATGCACACCTAACCGTTGATGGTGATGCATTGCTCACACTACAAGAGTTAATGGGAGATATGGCTGAACGAACGACGGCCATTTTAGTATCAAGCGCCCCCGATGCGGGAGCCGCCACGGCAACAACCAGAAATATGAGAATATATGACGGAGCGCTTTACCATGGCCTTATTATGATGGCATATCAGGCGTACGATGAAACCATTGCAACGGGTACTTTTTTTTATCCCGTTCCGGTCAACCCTCTGTTTGCATGTCCGGAACATTTGGCATCATTGCGTGGAATGACAAATGCTAGGCGGGTTTTGGCAAAAATGGTACCACCAATCCCTCCTTTTCTGGGAGCCAACCACCACGCAACTATACGCCAACCCGTTGCCTACCATGTAACGCATAGTAAGTCGGATTTTAATACTCTTACATATTCTCTTCTTGGAGGGTATTTTAAGTTTACACCAATATCTCTTACACATCAACTACGAACGGGATTTCACCCCGGGATTGCCTTTACCGTAGTGCGCCAGGATCGCTTTGCCACAGAGCAACTTTTATATGCCGAGCGTGCTTCTGAATCGTACTTTGTCGGACAAATCCAAGTACACCATCATGATGCTATTGGGGGGGTAAACTTTACCCTAACCCAACCCAGAGCTCACGTGGACCTGGGAGTCGGGTATACAGCTGTATGTGCCACAGCAGCCCTGCGATGCCCTCTCACGGATATGGGCAATACTGCCCAAAATCTTTTTTTTTCACGAGGAGGAGTGCCAATGTTACATGATAACGTTACCGAATCGTTGCGTCGTATAACAGCATCGGGGGGTCGCTTAAATCCCACCGAACCCCTACCCATCTTCGGCGGACTACGTCCTGCTACATCGGCAGGAATTGCACGAGGGCAAGCCTCTGTGTGTGAGTTTGTGGCCATGCCGGTGTCCACTGACCTACAATATTTTAGAACTGCATGCAATCCTAGAGGTCGAGCATCTGGAATGTTATATATGGGTGACCGTGACGCCGACATAGAGGCTATAATGTTTGATCACACACAATCGGATGTTGCTTATACAGATCGAGCAACTCTTAACCCATGGGCATCACAAAAACATTCATACGGTGACAGGCTATACAACGGAACATACAACCTTACAGGCGCTTCTCCTATCTACAGCCCATGCTTTAAGTTTTTTACACCAGCGGAGGTTAACACTAATTGTAATACACTGGATCGGCTTCTAATGGAGGCAAAGGCTGTGGCGTCGCAAAGCTCCACCGACACTGAATATCAATTTAAACGCCCTCCCGGTTCTACCGAAATGACACAGGATCCGTGTGGCCTTTTTCAAGAAGCATATCCACCACTATGCTCAAGCGATGCGGCCATGTTACGAACGGCTCACGCGGGAGAAACCGGGGCAGATGAAGTTCACTTAGCCCAATATCTGATTCGAGACGCGTCGCCCCTTAGGGGATGTCTTCCTCTTCCGCGATAATTTCACCACGCCCACATACCCACTCCCAATAAAAGCCCTGTAGAGCGCATTGGCATCTTACTTGAGATTTGGATACGCTCGGCCGACTTGGTCTGTTTCACGCTTCCTTAAACAACATGGCTATGCCATTTGAGATAGAGGTATTGTTACCAGGAGAACTATCCCCGGCGGAAACATCTGCATTACAGAAATGTGAGGGAAAAATTATTACCTTCTCAACCCTGCGTCATCGAGCTTCACTGGTGGATATAGCGCTGTCGTCATATTACATTAACGGTGCTCCACCAGACACGCTCTCGCTGTTAGAGGCATACCGAATGCGATTCGCGGCAGTTATAACACGGGTCATCCCGGGAAAGTTGTTGGCGCATGCCATTGGCGTGGGTACTCCTACACCCGGGTTGTTTATTCAAAATACATCCCCCGTTGATCTTTGTAATGGCGATTACATCTGCTTACTTCCTCCGGTTTTCGGGTCCGCAGACTCAATTCGCTTGGACTCTGTAGGACTGGAAATTGTTTTCCCTTTAACCATCCCCCAGACCTTAATGCGAGAAATCATCGCCAAAGTGGTTGCACGGGCCGTTGAGCGCACGGCCGCGGGTGCTCAAATTTTACCCCACGAAGTTCTACGAGGCGCGGATGTCATTTGTTACAATGGAAGGCGTTATGAACTCGAAACAAATTTACAACATCGGGACGGATCGGATGCGGCTATTCGCACATTGGTTTTAAATCTAATGTTTTCCATAAACGAGGGATGTCTGCTTTTATTGGCGCTGATTCCAACTTTGTTAGTCCAAGGAGCACACGACGGTTATGTAAATTTATTGATACAAACGGCCAATTGCGTTAGAGAAACCGGCCAGTTAATTAATATACCGCCAATGCCGCGGATTCAAGACGGCCATCGCCGATTTCCCATATATGAAACTATTTCATCTTGGATATCAACATCATCTAGACTGGGGGATACCTTGGGAACTCGCGCAATTTTACGCGTCTGTGTGTTTGATGGACCCTCTACTGTTCATCCGGGAGACCGCACGGCCGTGATTCAAGTGTAAACAGGTGTTAATAAAAACACAACCAGTCTAGTTACATTTCACGCGTCTTGTTTTTATTTAATAGGCATAAACACGGAATCCGGTATACATGAACTGCCAATATACACGGACATAATTAATGCAACCATCAGATCATCTGACATTGTTCCCGTGGTACCTTTACCCGTGTAAGTTTTTGTGTCTAGATTACCCATACCGCCTTTAATTACCTCTGTCAGGTTATCCAACTGTTTACATAGATACTCCACGGGGTCTACACCTAACTTTACTGTTAGGGATACAAGCTCCTGTGAGGCTATTATATTTCCGGAGTTAAATCGTTTAACAAAATAGTCTACGGCCGGCGTTTTTTGTTTTTGTAATAAAAAAAAAGGGTACGCCACGCTACATCCGGGAGGTATGGAATGATAAAACAGTAACACTGGAGCGGAAGATAGCACGTTTCCCTTTTCGAGGACAGCAAACTGTTGTGCTATAGCCAACGATATGGCAACTGCAGAATCCTGGCTGCTGTTTCCCTCTATAGAAACGTGTACGTTTGTAAATGTATTGGGGTGTAAAGCGAGTATGTGGCCTAAGCATTGAGTAACGCAACGCCCTATCTCACTGGAAGACGTGCCAGTTAAAGCTCTAAGAAAAAAGTGCTCCAATCCAAATATAATCCAATCCGACTTATAACGACCAACAATCGCTACACCAGTACCAGACGCTCGTGTATTTGAGGTAAATGCAGGGTCTACGTAAACGTACAACACTGACGATAATATAGCACAATTCGCAACGGTTGACGGCCGATATAAAATAAACCTCTCACGGGCAGTTTTTGTAAATAATGGCCGGTCAAACCCCACACCCCCAGAATTCTGTTTACGCCCACCTACAATTTCCTGCACGAAGGAGTCGGCCATAAATAAATCTGCAGTGCGCCGCATGGCTCCATCCATTGTGATGAAAACCGGCTTATTTAATACATAACACGAACAAGCTGTGACATCGCTATGTGCTAAAACACGCGGCATGTGATCGTCGCATACATATGTAACAACGTTTAACAACTGATCCGACGATCCACGTAAGTTATACAAAAAACTTGTACTTGCTTTTCCGGTATTTGTTGATGAAACAAAAATAATTTTACAATTGGTTTGATTTAAAAATCCGACTATAGTTTGTACAGCATCAGGTCGAATAAAATTAGCTTCATCCACAAACAGAAGATTAAAATCTTGACCTCGGATACCCTGGAACGATAGAAAGATATATAGTTACCCCACCAAAGTTTAAATGTATCCTTAAATACCACGTACGTAAAAAATGTTTGAATACGTACATATTTCTTTTTTTTTTCCAGTACAACCATATCCGGTGTATAATGGAAGCCCATTTGGCAAATGAAACCAAACATGCACTTTGGCATAATGATCACACAAAAGGATTACTACACGTTGTGATACCTAACGCGGGGCTTATTGCGGCCGGAATAGATCCCGCATTACTGATTTTAAAGAAACCCGGACAACGCTTCAAGGTTGAAGTACAAACAAGATATCATGCTACAGGTCAATGCGAACCGTGGTGTCAAGTTTTCGCCGCGTACATTCCCGATAACGCCTTAACAAATCTCTTAATACCAAAAACGGAACCATTTGTTTCACACGTTTTTTCGGCCACGCATAATTCAGGGGGATTGATTTTATCATTGCCTGTTTATCTTAGCCCCGGTTTATTCTTTGATGCATTTAACGTTGTAGCGATACGAATAAATACTGGAAACCGCAAGCACCGTGATATTTGTATTATGTATGCAGAACTAATCCCAAACGGAACGCGTTATTTTGCTGATGGACAACGGGTACTTTTATTATGCAAACAGCTGATTGCGTATATCCGATGCACCCCTCGTCTTGCATCGTCTATAAAAATATACGCAGAGCATATGGTGGCAGCCATGGGTGAATCACACACGTCAAATGGGGACAATATTGGACCCGTTTCATCCATAATCGATCTTGATCGACAGTTAACTTCTGGAGGTATTGATGACTCCCCTGCTGAAACACGCATACAGGAAAATAATCGGGACGTCCTTGAGCTAATAAAACGGGCCGTAAACATTGTTAACTCCAGGCACCCCGTCCGACCTTCTAGTTCCCGCGTTGCATCTGGGTTGCTTCAAAGTGCAAAGGGCCACGGAGCGCAAACTTCCAACACAGATCCGATCAATAACGGTTCCTTTGATGGCGTCCTTGAGCCGCCTGGACAAGGGCGATTTACGGGAAAGAAAAACAATTCGTCCGCCAGCATCCCACCTTTACAAGACGTTCTATTGTTTACCCCAGCTTCGACAGAACCCCAAAGTCTTATGGAATGGTTCGACATCTGTTATGCCCAATTAGTTAGCGGGGACACTCCAGCAGATTTCTGGAAACGGCGTCCCCTATCAATTGTACCGCGACATTACGCAGAATCCCCCAGTCCGTTGATTGTAGTATCTTACAACGGATCCTCTGCCTGGGGAGGACGTATTACCGGAAGTCCAATTTTATATCACTCTGCACAGGCTATTATTGATGCTGCGTGTATAAATGCCCGGGTTGACAATCCCCAAAGCCTACATGTGACAGCTCGCCAAGAGCTAGTCGCGCGTTTACCGTTTTTGGCTAACGTCCTAAATAATCAAACCCCCTTACCCGCCTTTAAACCAGGCGCCGAAATGTTTTTAAACCAGGTATTTAAACAAGCGTGTGTGACATCGCTAACCCAAGGTCTTATAACGGAGTTACAAACGAACCCGACTCTACAACAACTCATGGAATATGATATTGCAGATTCTTCCCAAACGGTTATTGATGAAATTGTAGCCCGCACACCAGACCTGATTCAGACTATAGTTTCGGTGTTAACGGAAATGTCAATGGATGCGTTTTATAACAGCTCCTTGATGTATGCGGTTTTGGCGTATCTGTCATCTGTATATACACGACCACAAGGTGGGGGGTATATACCCTACCTTCACGCTTCCTTCCCATGCTGGTTAGGTAATCGTTCTATATATTTATTTGACTATTATAATTCAGGAGGGGAAATACTTAAGCTTTCCAAGGTCCCCGTTCCCGTAGCCTTAGAAAAGGTTGGTATTGGTAATTCCACACAACTGAGGGGTAAATTTATACGCAGCGCGGATATTGTTGATATTGGAATTTGTTCTAAGTATTTACCCGGTCAATGTTACGCGTACATTTGTCTAGGATTTAACCAGCAATTACAATCCATTTTAGTTTTACCGGGGGGATTTGCGGCATGTTTTTGTATTACCGATACCCTACAGGCAGCACTACCTGCATCGTTAATCGGACCTATTCTAGACAGATTCTGCTTCTCTATTCCCAACCCCCATAAATAAATTAGTGTCACTATAAAAACATAACACCAGAATCTCTTCATATGTAATTTTACGTCATTTCTCCCGTTTCCACCCCCTCTTAAAATATAAAATAACCGGGTGGGTGGCATTAAACCCACAAGTACCCGGGCGGCAATCCGCTAGACTGTTTTTCTGCTCATGGAATTACAACGCATATTTCCGCTGTACACCGCTACGGGTGCAGCGCGCAAATTAACCCCCGAGGCAGTTCAGAGACTCTGCGATGCATTAACGCTGGATATGGGATTATGGAAGTCCATCCTGACCGATCCCCGGGTGAAAATAATGCGATCAACTGCTTTTATAACTTTAAGGATCGCTCCGTTTATCCCCCTTCAAACGGATACTACTAATATTGCCGTTGTTGTAGCCACAATTTACATCACGCGCCCACGTCAGATGAACTTACCTCCGAAGACTTTTCATGTAATTGTAAATTTTAATTACGAGGTCTCGTACGCAATGACGGCGACTTTAAGAATTTATCCGGTTGAAAACATAGACCATGTTTTTGGAGCAACGTTTAAGAACCCGATCGCGTACCCCCTTCCAACATCTATTCCGGATCCTCGAGCAGATCCCACCCCCGCAGATCTTACACCAACGCCAAACTTAAGCAACTACTTACAACCCCCGCGGCTTCCGAAAAATCCATACGCATGTAAAGTTATTTCTCCGGGAGTGTGGTGGTCAGACGAACGAAGGCGTTTATATGTACTGGCTATGGAACCTAATTTAATAGGGCTATGTCCCGCCGGATGGCATGCTCGGATACTTGGCTCTGTATTAAATCGACTCCTCAGCCATGCGGACGGATGTGATGAATGTAATCATAGAGTTCACGTGGGGGCACTGTATGCGTTACCCCATGTCACAAATCATGCGGAAGGTTGTGTGTGTTGGGCTCCGTGTATGTGGAGAAAGGCCGGTCAGCGGGAATTAAAAGTGGAGGTAGACATTGGCGCCACGCAGGTTCTTTTTGTAGATGTCACCACCTGCATTCGAATTACGAGTACTAAAAATCCTCGCATTACCGCAAATCTTGGCGACGTTATAGCGGGAACCAACGCCAGTGGTCTCTCTGTACCAGTAAATTCATCTGGGTGGCAGCTTTATATGTTTGGAGAAACATTAAGCCGGGCTATTATTAACGGCTGTGGTCTGCTTCAGCGAATTTGCTTCCCCGAGACACAAAGATTATCGGGTGAACCGGAACCTACAACCACCTAGTATACCTTAACTCAACCGCCGTTGTGGAAAGGTATATGTCAACATTTACAGTAATATATTAAAGGTTAAATTTATAAAACACTCACGTTTGTGTTGTGACTTGACGCGAACACCGCTGTGCTGTAAGACCCGTCGGTAAATGAAAACGTAATAGATTCGCCTTTTACATGATCCACGTAATTTGCCCCAAACCACTGTTCCAGGCGAGACTTGATACCCTCAAACACGGGTTCCGTTGCTTTGCGTATATGAGCCGTATAACCCACTTTAATTCCTCTAAACGTGGCCATTACTAAAGCTATTAATGGTACAAGAAACCATGTTTTCCCATGTCTACGTGGTACCAAAAACACAGTTGATTTTTGTTTGAAGTGTTCTAAAACACTGTCAGAAACACTTGGCGTGTTAAACACTGTACGCAGAAAGCAGTCAACTCTGTCGGCATGATCGCCCAATAGCACCGATGAAATAAAATGCGTGGTGTGCATGAGGATCATTTTTTGAAACAGTTCCAACGTCCCCTTATATCTGCCATAGATTGGAACGTCAACCTTTGCGCGTTTGCCATGACTTCCACACTCTTCAATACTCTCAAAAGATGTTTCCACAAGGTACGAAAACCGTTGTGTAAAGGTAGACAACTGACAGAAACTATCCGACAGAGAAAACGCGCGAAATGTGTTCATAACACCGCTATACGCATTTCGATGAGGTGCTGCTTCTTCCGGTGAATATTCATAAAACTGTACACTACTGACAGCCTTTTTTAATTCAGGGCTTACGTTTGCATTTACCGAATATCGCCATGGTTTCAAAACTACATTGGGGGTACAGTTGTACCCTGTTGACGATAGAAACGCGCCAAACATTGCCCGTCGAGCAGTAGCCGAGAACAGTGGAATATATTCACAACAGTTGTGAAGCGTTCCAATTCCGGGAATAACGGCCTGATGACGTCGGGTTACATCTATAGCAAAATTCAGAAACGGGATTTGGGTTGCGTTTCCCAGAGACCCTTGCCGCGTGGAACACGGGGTAGGGGACTCCAACGTCCCAAAGCGTTCATCCCTACGACGCTTTAGACGTTCAAAATATCTTACAGATTCTTCACCAAGCGTACGACCAAACATTATCAATGACATTTAACATCAATTCACGGAATCCGCCTCATCTCTTGTAAGCAGTAAAACAGGAAGCCGCGTCATCTTACGTACTCGTTACGTATATATCATAAACATTTTCAGGGCCGCATTCATTCACTTTGGTCATGTCAGGCCACACTCCAACCTACGCTTCTCATAGGCGTAACCGTGTCAAACTAGTTGAGGCGCATAACCGCGCGGGGTTATTTAAAGAACGGACCCTCGATCTAATCCGTGGGGGTGCGAGTGTACAAGATCCAGCATTTGTGTATGCCTTTACTGCTGCAAAAGAGGCCTGCGCCGATTTAAATAACCAGCTCCGCTCTGCAGCTCGCATAGCTTCAGTTGAACAGAAGATTCGTGATATACAATCCAAGGTTGAGGAACAAACAAGTATTCAACAGATTTTAAATACAAACAGACGCTATATAGCACCCGATTTTATTCGCGGTTTGGATAAAACAGAAGACGATAATACCGATAATATAGACAGACTGGAAGACGCGGTAGGACCGAACATCGAACACGAAAATCATACTTGGTTTGGAGAAGACGACGAAGCGTTACTTACACAATGGATGCTGACGACACACCCCCCAACCTCCAAATATCTCCAACTGCAGGACCTTTGCGTTCCCACCACAATACCGACGGACATGAACCAAATGCAACCGCAGCCGATCAGCAAGAACGAGAATCCACCAACCCCACACACGGATGTGTAAATCATCCATGGGCCAATCCGTCAACTGCAACATGCATGGAATCACCAGAACGATCACAACAGACAAGCTTATTTTTATTAAAGCACGGCTTAACGAGAGATCCAATACATCAACGCGAAAGGGTGGACGTTTTTCCACAATTTAACAAACCCCCATGGGTTTTTAGAATTTCCAAATTATCCCGTTTAATTGTACCCATCTTCACGCTCAATGAACAGTTATGTTTTTCTAAATTACAGATTCGAGATAGACCCAGGTTTGCGGGACGGGGAACGTATGGGCGTGTTCATATATACCCATCGTCAAAAATAGCTGTAAAAACCATGGACAGTCGTGTTTTTAATAGAGAGTTAATTAACGCGATTTTAGCGAGTGAGGGTTCTATACGAGCAGGGGAAAGGCTAGGTATTTCTAGCATAGTTTGCCTTTTAGGTTTTTCGTTACAAACCAAACAGCTACTGTTTCCGGCATACGACATGGATATGGATGAATACATTGTTCGCCTGTCCAGACGGTTGACAATACCTGATCACATAGACAGAAAAATTGCCCATGTATTTTTAGATTTGGCTCAAGCGTTGACGTTTTTAAATCGAACGTGCGGCCTGACCCACCTAGATGTGAAATGTGGCAATATTTTTCTTAACGTCGACAACTTTGCCTCGTTGGAAATAACCACAGCAGTAATCGGAGACTATAGCCTAGTAACATTAAATACGTATTCCCTTTGTACTCGAGCGATATTTGAAGTTGGAAATCCATCCCACCCGGAGCACGTACTACGCGTACCCCGGGATGCATCGCAGATGTCATTTCGTTTGGTGTTGAGTCATGGAACAAACCAACCCCCTGAAATCTTGCTTGATTATATTAATGGAACGGGCCTTACTAAATATACTGGAACCTTGCCCCAAAGAGTTGGACTTGCGATTGATCTTTATGCATTGGGCCAAGCACTCTTAGAAGTTATCCTGCTAGGACGTCTTCCCGGACAACTGCCCATTTCAGTACATCGGACCCCGCATTATCACTACTACGGTCATAAGTTATCACCAGATTTGGCGCTTGATACGCTGGCATATCGATGTGTCCTGGCGCCATATATACTCCCATCTGACATCCCCGGGGACTTAAATTATAATCCCTTTATACACGCCGGAGAGCTGAACACCCGTATTTCCCGGAATTCTTTACGCCGGATATTCCAGTGTCACGCAGTGCGTTACGGCGTAACGCACTCAAAGCTTTTCGAAGGCATACGCATTCCGGCCTCATTATACCCAGCCACTGTTGTTACATCGTTGTTGTGTCACGATAATTCAGAAATACGCTCGGATCACCCTTTATTATGGCACGATCGGGATTGGATAGGATCGACATAAGCCCCCAGCCAGCCAAAAAAATTGCCCGTGTGGGAGGTCTACAGCACCCTTTTGTAAAAACGGATATTAACACGATTAACGTTGAACACCATTTTATAGACACGCTACAGAAGACATCACCGAACATGGACTGTCGCGGGATGACAGCGGGTATTTTTATTCGTTTATCCCACATGTATAAAATTCTAACAACTCTGGAGTCTCCAAATGATGTAACCTACACAACACCCGGTTCTACCAACGCACTGTTCTTTAAGACGTCCACACAGCCTCAGGAGCCGCGTCCGGAAGAGTTAGCATCCAAATTAACCCAAGACGACATTAAACGTATTCTATTAACAATAGAATCGGAGACTCGTGGTCAGGGCGACAATGCCATTTGGACACTACTCAGACGAAATTTAATCACCGCATCAACTCTTAAATGGAGTGTATCTGGACCCGTCATTCCACCTCAGTGGTTTTACCACCATAACACTACAGACACATACGGTGATGCGGCGGCAATGGCGTTTGGAAAAACCAACGAACCGGCGGCACGAGCGATAGTTGAAGCATTGTTTATAGATCCGGCTGATATCCGTACTCCTGATCATTTAACGCCAGAAGCTACAACTAAGTTTTTTAATTTTGACATGCTCAATACCAAATCTCCAAGTCTCCTTGTGGGTACACCAAGAATCGGAACGTATGAATGTGGACTTTTAATCGACGTTCGAACGGGACTTATAGGCGCGTCGTTGGACGTTCTTGTATGTGACAGGGACCCTTTAACTGGCACCCTAAATCCCCACCCTGCAGAAACCGACATTTCATTTTTTGAAATTAAATGTCGTGCTAAATACCTCTTTGATCCAGATGACAAAAATAACCCGCTCGGTCGGACGTACACCACGTTAATAAATAGACCTACAATGGCAAATCTACGGGACTTTTTATATACTATAAAAAACCCATGTGTAAGCTTCTTTGGACCCTCAGCAAACCCAAGTACACGCGAGGCCTTAATAACGGATCACGTTGAATGGAAACGTTTAGGATTTAAAGGTGGGAGGGCCCTTACAGAACTCGACGCCCATCATTTGGGCCTCAATCGGACAATCTCATCCCGAGTGTGGGTATTTAATGATCCGGACATACAAAAGGGGACAATTACAACCATTGCATGGGCCACTGGAGATACGGCTCTTCAAATTCCTGTATTTGCCAATCCGCGGCACGCTAACTTTAAACAAATTGCCGTACAAACCTATGTATTATCCGGTTACTTTCCAGCGCTAAAACTACGGCCCTTCCTTGTCACCTTTATAGGACGTGTGCGCCGACCACACGAGGTGGGAGTCCCATTGCGCGTCGATACACAAGCGGCTGCCATTTACGAATATAACTGGCCGACTATCCCACCCCACTGTGCGGTTCCGGTTATAGCCGTTCTAACGCCTATCGAAGTTGATGTGCCTAGAGTGACACAAATACTTAAAGACACAGGAAACAACGCGATTACATCAGCATTGCGGTCATTGCGATGGGACAATCTTCATCCAGCGGTCGAGGAGGAATCTGTGGATTGTGCAAACGGTACAACGAGCTTGTTACGTGCAACGGAGAAACCGTTGCTTTGAACTCAGAGTTCTTTGAAGACTTTGACTTTGATGAGAATGTAACAGAGGACGCCGATAAATCCACACAACGCCGCCCACGAGTGATCGATGTAACACCAAAACGAAAACCTTCGGGAAAGAGCTCCCATTCCAAATGCGCAAAATGTTAAACCCTGATAAACCCTGATAAACGTTCTAATAAAAACATCAAATCATGGTTGGTTACTGTGAATGTTTGTTTTATTGCTTGGGGGTTTACAAGTACAACCCACGCTACTCCCACCCACTGTTTGATCGCTCGTATAACAGCTCATCCTCGCGGTCCGTTTCATATGTTGAGTCATTTTCATAGACGTAGCCGTAGCCTTGTGATGGGTAATTTGTGCGGCGAGAATTTCTATGTGCAGGTTTTACTTTTCGTATGTATCCCCGTACCCGCTCGGGTACTCTTCTTACGGCACCGTAGAACCGACTGCGTTTCTGTCGATGATACACATATGCACGCATCAATCTGAGAAGCAACATGACAACGGAAAACACGGCCAGGCAAGCCAAGGTTCCCCGAGTTGTGGGAATTAACCGTGGAGATTGAACCGATATAGGGTCATATAATCGGTCCATATACGAGTGCGCGGCGGTTCCCAACGTAGCACAGGCCACGAGCGTTCCCAGGGACGGTCCTATTAACACGTGTATATAATGCGCCAAAATTAATTCTGATACTATAAGATATACAACTGACAATGTACTAAATGTAGACATGGCCACGGACACCGATGACCACAGTCCCGTATGTAGATGATTCGCCACCACAAGTTCCAGCATTAATGATACAAATAGGATACATATCGCCATCAACGCAGCCATCAAATTCACGAACACTGCGCGCGTAGGCCCCGCAAGGCGATATAAAAAGACGCTCTGCTGTCGTAAATTTGCGACCGCTTTTATGTTCGTTTCGTCCAATTTTCCGCGTCCACAAAAATACGTTGTAAATATTACACTTGTCGCAAAATGTCCAAGATATAATGTAGCAGCCACGCCGATTTGCTTGTAAGCTAATAATAACACAACGGCGTTTAATAACCACAATGACAAAAGACCCCAAAAAAGTGTTGTGGGATCTACAACTAACCATGCAACACCGGAGCTTTGCCGGACACGTTGATTTTTCGTTTCTCGGTGTATAATCGCGGCCGTGATCAGTGTATATACCGCCATGGCCATTGCCGTTAAAGCCGTGTAGTAAGTAAATGCCACAACGCTATGTGGTTCCAAAAACAAAACCGGGGCGCTGTATCCACCTCTATTTCCGGACCATACCCCCCCATCTAGGGTGGCGTTAAATAACTCATAATCAACTACGGCAGCATAAAAACAAGGGATCCCGGTATATTCAGAAGAGGCGGCAATTAACGTAGCCAGGAGCATTACCGCACCCAAAGTGAACATCATCACCTGAATTATCCAAATTCGCCAATTAAGCGTATCCATTTGATGATCTAACGCTTCCACCTCGGGTGTCGTGGTGTCGTACGGCGAGACTTTTTCAGAACGCGGCCCCTTCTTTTGAGTTCCCATGTCTCCCAACACCGGGGAGAGCAACGCCGCCGTCTATGCGTCCAGTACACAGCTCGCGCGGGCGTTATATGGAGGGGATCTGGTTTCGTGGATTAAACACACCCACCCGGGAATTAGCCTGGAACTGCAATTGGATGTTCCAGTAAAACTAATAAAACCTGGTATGTCACAAACTCGCCCGGTAACCGTCGTACGTGCCCCTATGGGCTCTGGTAAAACAACAGCCTTGCTTGAGTGGCTTCAACACGCGTTAAAGGCAGATATTAGCGTACTGGTTGTCTCATGTCGCCGTAGCTTTACCCAGACGTTGATTCAACGGTTTAACGATGCAGGCCTCTCCGGATTCGTAACATATTTGACATCCGAGACATATATTATGGGTTTTAAACGTTTGATTGTGCAACTTGAAAGCCTACACCGCGTATCCAGCGAAGCTATCGACAGCTACGACGTATTAATACTGGATGAGGTAATGTCAGTGATTGGACAATTATACTCCCCCACAATGAGACGTCTTTCCGCGGTTGATAGCCTATTATATCGTCTTTTAAATCGCTGTTCTCAAATTATCGCGATGGATGCTACAGTAAACTCGCAGTTTATTGATTTAATCTCCGGATTGCGTGGAGATGAAAACATACACACAATTGTGTGTACATACGCGGGAGTTGGGTTCTCCGGAAGAACTTGCACGATCCTGCGTGATATGGGCATCGACACGCTTGTGCGAGTCATTAAACGATCTCCTGAACACGAGGATGTACGTACCATACACCAACTACGTGGAACATTTTTTGACGAACTAGCACTACGATTACAATGTGGGCATAACATCTGTATATTTTCATCAACTTTATCGTTTTCGGAGCTAGTTGCTCAGTTTTGTGCAATATTTACAGACTCTATTCTTATTTTAAACTCAACTCGGCCCCTATGTAATGTAAACGAATGGAAACATTTTCGCGTGTTGGTGTACACTACCGTCGTGACCGTTGGATTGAGTTTTGACATGGCTCATTTTCATAGCATGTTTGCTTACATAAAGCCAATGTCATATGGGCCGGATATGGTATCGGTCTACCAGTCATTAGGGCGTGTACGTTTATTGCTACTTAATGAAGTTTTGATGTACGTCGATGGCTCAAGGACCAGATGCGGACCCCTGTTCTCGCCAATGTTACTAAACTTTACCATCGCAAATAAATTTCAATGGTTTCCTACACACACCCAAATAACTAACAAACTGTGCTGTGCATTTAGGCAACGATGTGCAAATGCATTTACACGCTCGAACACCCATCTCTTCTCAAGATTTAAATACAAACACCTTTTCGAGAGATGCTCTCTTTGGAGTTTAGCCGATAGCATTAATATCTTACAAACTCTTTTGGCCTCTAACCAAATTTTGGTTGTATTGGATGGCATGGGTCCAATAACGGACGTTTCCCCAGTTCAATTTTGTGCATTTATACACGATCTCAGACATAGCGCTAACGCCGTAGCTTCCTGTATGCGTTCTCTTAGACAGGACAATGACAGCTGCTTGACCGATTTTGGCCCTTCCGGATTTATGGCCGATAACATTACCGCGTTTATGGAAAAGTATCTTATGGAGTCAATTAATACCGAAGAACAAATTAAAGTATTTAAAGCCCTTGCATGTCCAATAGAACAGCCTAGACTAGTCAATACGGCAATATTGGGGGCGTGTATACGAATACCTGAAGCGTTGGAAGCATTTGACGTATTTCAAAAAATATACACGCACTACGCTTCCGGTTGGTTTCCCGTCCTGGACAAAACCGGGGAATTTAGCATCGCGACTATAACTACCGCCCCAAATTTAACCACACATTGGGAGCTGTTTCGCCGTTGTGCCTATATTGCAAAAACACTCAAGTGGAATCCGTCCACCGAAGGCTGTGTAACACAAGTTTTGGATACGGACATTAATACACTTTTCAATCAACACGGGGATTCGCTGGCTCAACTAATATTTGAGGTTATGCGCTGTAACGTTACTGACGCTAAGATTATATTAAACCGCCCGGTTTGGCGAACAACCGGATTCTTAGATGGATGCCATAATCAATGCTTCCGTCCAATCCCTACAAAACACGAATATAACATTGCTCTATTTCGTTTAATTTGGGAACAATTATTTGGCGCCCGCGTAACTAAAAGTACCCAGACCTTTCCGGGAAGTACTCGTGTGAAAAACCTAAAAAAAAAAGATCTAGAAACTTTACTTGATTCAATTAACGTGGATCGTTCTGCATGTCGTACCTACCGCCAGTTGTATAACCTGCTTATGAGCCAGCGCCATTCGTTCTCTCAACAGCGTTACAAAATTACTGCCCCCGCTTGGGCACGCCACGTGTATTTTCAAGCACATCAAATGCACTTGGCCCCGCATGCCGAAGCCATGCTACAATTAGCGCTATCGGAACTGTCCCCGGGATCGTGGCCGCGGATAAACGGGGCGGTAAATTTTGAAAGTTTATAACCCGTTAATACCATATATGGACATCCATAGGGGGGGTTACATAAATACTAAGCCTCTGTACAACACAAAGGGCCTCTAACAATGCACTGAACCACAACCAAGCTATGGACGCAACGCAGATTACCTTGGTTAGAGAAAGCGGACACATTTGTGCCGCAAGCATATACACATCCTGGACACAGTCCGGACAATTAACACAGAACGGTCTTTCCGTGTTATACTACTTATTATGCAAAAACTCATGTGGGAAATACGTCCCTAAGTTTGCCGAAATTACCGTACAACAAGAGGATTTATGTCGCTACTCCAGGCATGGGGGGAGTGTTTCTGCGGCAACGTTTGCGTCTATCTGCAGGGCGGCGTCCTCGGCTGCGTTAGACGCCTGGCCCCTTGAACCACTGGGTAACGCAGACACCTGGCGTTGTCTCCATGGCACTGCCCTGGCCACTTTACGGCGCGTATTAGGGTTTAAATCGTTTTATTCGCCAGTAACATTCGAGACTGATACGAATACAGGTCTTCTGTTAAAAACAATCCCCGATGAACACGCGTTGAATAATGACAACACGCCATCTACCGGAGTATTGAGGGCTAATTTTCCCGTGGCCATTGATGTTTCAGCAGTCAGCGCATGTAACGCCCACACGCAAGGTACGTCGCTAGCCTACGCCCGCCTGACCGCACTTAAATCTAACGGTGACACCCAGCAACAAACACCTTTAGACGTGGAGGTAATTACACCAAAGGCCTACATACGTCGGAAATATAAGTCTACGTTTTCCCCCCCTATAGAGCGGGAAGGCCAAACCTCCGATTTGTTTAACCTTGAAGAACGCCGCTTGGTTCTTAGTGGCAATCGCGCAATTGTGGTAAGGGTACTCTTACCGTGTTATTTTGACTGTTTAACAACGGATTCCACCGTTACATCTTCCCTTTCAATATTAGCAACATATAGACTGTGGTACGCGGCGGCGTTTGGAAAACCCGGGGTTGTCCGTCCAATCTTTGCGTATTTAGGCCCGGAACTCAATCCGAAGGGTGAAGACAGAGACTACTTTTGTACTGTCGGATTTCCCGGATGGACCACTCTTCGGACACAAACTCCAGCCGTCGAATCTATTCGCACGGCTACGGAGATGTACATGGAAACGGATGGGTTGTGGCCAGTAACCGGTATTCAGGCCTTTCATTATCTAGCCCCCTGGGGACAGCATCCCCCCTTACCTCCGCGGGTGCAGGATCTTATTGGGCAAATCCCTCAAGATACTGGACATGCAGATGCAACTGTCAATTGGGACGCGGGCCGGATATCTACCGTCTTCAAACAGCCTGTACAACTACAAGATCGTTGGATGGCAAAGTTTGATTTCAGCGCCTTTTTTCCCACGATATACTGCGCTATGTTCCCCATGCATTTTAGATTAGGCAAAATCGTCCTGGCTAGAATGCGTCGAGGAATGGGGTGCCTAAAACCCGCGTTGGTGTCTTTTTTTGGGGGGTTACGGCACATACTCCCGAGTATATACAAAGCTATTATTTTTATAGCCAATGAAATTAGCCTTTGCGTCGAACAAACGGCCTTGGAACAGGGCTTTGCTATATGTACTTATATAAAAGATGGATTTTGGGGAATCTTCACCGATTTACATACGCGCAATGTATGTTCAGATCAGGCACGTTGTTCGGCCTTAAATTTAGCGGCCACCTGCGAAAGAGCAGTCACGGGCTTATTACGAATTCAACTAGGTCTTAACTTTACACCCGCCATGGAACCGGTACTCCGGGTCGAGGGTGTGTACACTCACGCATTTACCTGGTGTACCACGGGAAGCTGGCTGTGGAATTTACAAACAAACACGCCTCCGGATTTAGTTGGCGTGCCATGGCGAAGTCAGGCGGCGCGAGATTTAAAGGAGCGTCTTTCAGGACTCCTATGTACCGCAACAAAAATTCGAGAACGGATACAGGAAAATTGCATATGGGACCATGTCCTATACGACATATGGGCCGGACAAGTTGTGGAGGCTGCCAGAAAAACATACGTCGATTTTTTTGAACATGTTTTTGATCGCCGTTATACTCCGGTATACTGGAGTCTTCAGGAGCAAAATTCGGAAACAAAAGCAATACCGGCATCTTATCTGACATACGGACACATGCAAGATAAGGATTATAAACCAAGACAGATAATTATGGTTCGTAATCCCAACCCACATGGACCTCCTACTGTTGTTTACTGGGAATTGCTACCATCGTGTGCCTGTATTCCCCCCATAGACTGCGCTGCTCATCTCAAGCCCCTTATACACACGTTTGTCACTATTATTAACCATCTTCTAGATGCTCATAATGATTTTTCAAGTCCATCATTGAAATTTACTGACGATCCCCTTGCTTCATATAACTTCTTGTTTTTATGACAAAAAAACACGCCGCAACAACCCATCCTTAAAATAAAAGGTTTATTTACTTTACAACCCGTGGTGAATTTTTATACGTTTCAAATAACTGAACATTTTTCGGTGTTACCATGGTGCGATTTAACCACCAAAAATATACGCTCTTCTGATATTCCGAATCTCGTAAAGGTCCATTTAACAATCCCGGGGGTACTTGCACCACACCATCTGGACAGGGGGGGGTTCCGTGGGGCAGGTCAAAACGCTGACCCACCCCACATGAATATATAGCCTTTATAATATTGGGGGCCGTTCCAGGCTGAGGGTTCAGTAACTTAACAAACATATAATGCGGCAATACGCGGGTTTTTGTAAAGGGGTTGTTATCAACGACATACATTAGAGTGTTTAACAACCATAAAACTCCCTCATATAAAAACCGACGCATTTTTTCCAAAGGTCCTATTTGACACTCAACGCGTCTAAGATATACAGACAATTGTACAAACAGCGATGGAGATGCCCCGGAGGGCCCAATGCCTTCCAGATACATTAAAATAACACATAAGGTAAAATCTAGGACATTATCCGGGCGGAATAGAGTCATCCGATAGATTAACAGGCGCGGAGGCACCCCCACCGTATACACCCTATCTTCAACCGCAGTTAATACGGAAAAAATAAATCCGCGGAACGCTGGTTGAGTAACACACTCCATGTAGTAACGATCACAGGACACCTCACTTGAATCACCATTCAACACTACTAAAACGGTCTCTTGGTGTTCCGGTTTTACGCGCAGTGATACAACAGAGTTTGCCAAAAAGCGTGGCTTCAAACCGGTTACCTCCCGCGCCTCGCATACGAATCTTGGTATTGCTTGTATTCTAAGATCTTCGATCACGTCGCTCACATCCAACCCCTCTTCGGCTCGTGTTAGTAAGTTGTCGATCGTTACGCTGCAACCTAAAATGCTGGGTATATTTATTCCGGACATCCCATCGGCCATCCCCGCGCCTCCGGTTTGCTCGAATTTTATCCAGTAAGGTCGAATCCGCTGCATTTACCTTGTGTACCCGTAACCTCTCAGGGGGGTGTCCTTTCATAAAATGGGATAGGTTTTTATATCCAACATGCATGTATTGGTTATTTATTTTATTGGGTTCCGGGATTCTTTCGTCATCTTCTGTAGGGTCAGGCAAACCCCAGGAAGGACTTGGTGTTCTCCGTGGGCCCCGTTTTATTACCTCTGCGCGAACCTGCATTTCATATAATATTCGGATTTGGGATAAATAGGACTCTGTTCTCGCCTTTTTAAAAATAGCCTGGCATAACTCTTCCTCTGACCTATGTACCTCGCTTTGAGTTACCAAGAATCCTAATCGGGTGGCCCGTAATATGAATGAAAAATACGGCGCAACTAGTAATGAGATTGACGCATTTGAATATGATACAGAAATTTCCTGGCCTTGATTATTGTTTACCCGGTGAAGCTTAAAACAGCGAACAAGTTCCTGTTTCCATAGCTCAGACAAACGTTTTATATCATCTCCATAAGGGGGGATATAACGAGATTGAAAACTATTGGCAATATATGCATCATCCCCTATTATGCCGGTAAGATCTATAACCTCGTGATTTAAATCGGCAATACGTGTTTCTTCTGCCATTGTAATATGTGACCCTTTAGATGGCTTTATTTTTACCCTCTCTTCCCGTAACCGTTTCAGCTCTCCTTCTTTGAACTGGAGCCTTTCGGTCAGATCGCTGTTCACATCCTTGAGACCCTCAATGGTTTTGAATAAATTATTCACATAACCCTCGAGCATGCCGTTGATACTGTTAACCACCGAAGTTTTAAACGCACTTTGAACGTTTGTTGTTCCGGACATTGCCCCCCCGTTAAAGGATTGGTTGGCCTTGCCAAACCCCGGTTGTGATGTGTCCACCGATCCACTTCCTTCCAGAATGTGATTGCCCGTTTCTTCTAGATAGGAACGTACGGTTTCGGTAATATCTCCAACATGTCTCATGTTTTTTAAGTTAACTATTAGCTTTACAAGTCTAGACGCGGCCGATCCAGCCCGTGTTGTATCGTTCTCGCCCATTATACGATCAACCGCACGTGTGCTGTGAGATCTATCATCTTCATTCCGGCGACCTATTAACACGCGCAAAGGGGCTGTATTTAAAACTTGGCAGACGCGAGCATGTTCACGTAATGCATAACAGGCCAACACCTCCCCAGAAAGCCGCTGTAAGGGTGAGTCAAATACTACACCCTCCCCACATACAACGGGCGGCCACACGACCAAACACTCTCCCTTCATGCCCGTTACATCATCCTTTGCCATAATTAATCTTCGGTTATAATTATAATAAAGACGCGTCCTATCATAATCCATAATAGCAACATTTTGCATACACTCAACTAGGCTTGTGACAACCGCCGCTCCTCTGGCCAACGTTGCATCGGCAACTTTTAACATCTGGGACAGTTCTGCCGCTTGACCCATATACGTATTTAATGGTGCAGGGGTTCCATTCTGTTCTGATCGTACCTTTCTTACAACGGGCACAATACCTACACAGGCTATCCAGTCCACGTATTTGGCAAAACCGACCCTTCCATTTAAACCACTGGTATAGAGACAACCGGTTATTCCACGCAGAAACTCAAGTAACGATGACTGTAATGTTTGACGCCAGGTTTCAAAAACCTGATGTGCAAGCCGTACGGCTTCTGATTCTCCACATAGCCCATAACGTTCCGCTAGAGCCCCGGCATGCAGGTTACATTGTTGGATGTGGTGTTCCCAATCTGCTGCTAGGTCCTCATACCGAGTTGCATCCAACGCGTTCATCAAAACGGTTGCCTGAACTTGGCGAATTACAGTTTCCGTAGACCGTACAGCGCTATATATGCCTTGTCCATCGGTATATCCAAAGTCACCGGCTAGGATTTTTCGAAACAACATACTTTGCGTGGTTGGGTGTATTAACATCCAGCCATCTTCCTCCGGAAATGTACAAAACCCTATATCCGGGGCGTACTCATTCCAGTATATATCGAACATGTTCTTGTATTGGTCATTTGGGTTACTTCCATTCAAGCCCTGGTCAATAGAAACAGAACTTGCTATCCTTTTTTCTTCACTACCGGAACTGTTATTAAAAAGAGACGTTATTTCGGCCATTGAAAACCACGATGAAAAGATCAATTTCTGTAGACAGTTCTTCACCCAAAAACGTTTTTAATCCAGAGACGCCCAATGGATTTGATGACAGTGTATATTTAAACTTCACCTCTATGCATAGCATTCAACCTATCCTCTCACGGATTCGAGAACTTGCCGCAATTACGATTCCAAAAGAACGTGTTCCGCGGTTGTGTTGGTTTAAACAGTTACTCGAACTGCAAGCGCCTCCTGAAATGCAGAGGAATGAGCTCCCCTTCTCCGTTTATTTAATTAGCGGAAATGCCGGCTCCGGAAAAAGCACGTGTATCCAAACGCTTAACGAAGCTATCGATTGCATTATTACCGGATCCACCAGGGTTGCTGCCCAAAATGTTCATGCTAAGTTATCAACGGCTTATGCGAGTCGTCCGATAAACACAATCTTTCATGAATTTGGTTTTCGCGGAAATCACATTCAGGCTCAGCTGGGCCGTTACGCATATAACTGGACTACGACCCCCCCTTCTATTGAGGACCTGCAAAAAAGAGATATTGTATACTACTGGGAAGTTTTAATTGATATAACAAAACGAGTGTTTCAAATGGGGGACGACGGTCGCGGAGGAACATCGACATTTAAAACCCTGTGGGCAATTGAACGTTTGCTTAATAAACCTACAGGCTCAATGTCCGGAACCGCGTTTATCGCATGCGGTTCCCTTCCGGCTTTTACCCGGAGCAACGTTATTGTTATTGATGAAGCAGGATTGCTAGGGCGTCATATTCTCACGGCCGTTGTTTACTGTTGGTGGCTTTTGAATGCTATATATCAAAGCCCTCAGTACATAAACGGTCGAAAACCGGTCATAGTATGCGTCGGTTCGCCCACCCAAACTGACTCGTTAGAATCTCATTTTCAACATGACATGCAGCGTTCACACGTAACTCCTAGTGAAAATATACTCACGTATATAATCTGCAATCAAACTCTGCGTCAATATACTAACATCTCACATAACTGGGCAATCTTTATTAATAACAAACGATGTCAAGAGGACGATTTTGGAAATCTTTTAAAAACGCTTGAGTACGGGCTACCTATTACCGAAGCACATGCGCGTCTGGTCGATACATTTGTTGTACCTGCATCCTATATTAACAATCCTGCTAATCTTCCCGGATGGACGCGTCTGTATTCGTCGCATAAGGAGGTGAGCGCGTATATGAGTAAGTTACACGCGCATTTAAAACTATCGAAAAATGACCATTTTTCTGTGTTTGCCTTACCGACTTATACATTCATCCGGCTAACGGCATTTGATGAATACCGCAAATTAACGGGACAACCCGGACTTTCTGTTGAACATTGGATACGGGCAAACTCCGGTCGTTTGCACAATTATTCCCAAAGCCGAGATCATGACATGGGAACAGTTAAATACGAAACACATTCAAATCGCGACTTAATTGTAGCCCGTACAGACATCACTTACGTGCTAAATAGTCTCGTAGTTGTAACCACAAGACTACGTAAGTTAGTTATTGGATTCAGTGGTACATTTCAATCGTTTGCAAAGGTTTTACGTGACGACTCCTTTGTGAAGGCTCGAGGAGAGACATCCATCGAATATGCTTACCGGTTTCTGTCAAACCTAATCTTTGGAGGCTTGATTAACTTTTACAATTTTTTGTTAAATAAAAACCTACATCCCGATAAGGTATCGTTAGCATACAAACGGTTAGCTGCCTTAACCCTGGAGTTATTGTCTGGAACAAACAAAGCCCCCTTACACGAAGCAGCGGTTAATGGGGCGGGTGCCGGGATTGACTGTGATGGTGCAGCTACTTCTGCCGATAAAGCCTTCTGCTTTACCAAAGCCCCCGAGTCCAAAGTAACGGCCTCCATACCCGAAGACCCGGATGATGTAATTTTTACGGCACTTAACGACGAGGTTATTGACTTGGTATACTGCCAGTACGAATTTTCCTATCCCAAATCATCCAATGAGGTCCATGCTCAGTTTCTGTTAATGAAAGCTATTTACGATGGTCGATATGCCATATTAGCAGAGCTTTTCGAAAGCAGCTTTACAACCGCCCCCTTTAGCGCGTATGTCGATAATGTTAATTTCAACGGAAGCGAGCTTTTGATCGGCAATGTGCGGGGGGGGCTGTTATCTTTGGCATTACAAACAGATACGTATACCCTTTTGGGGTATACTTTTGCACCCGTGCCAGTCTTTGTAGAGGAACTGACCCGAAAAAAGCTGTACCGCGAAACTACCGAAATGTTATATGCTCTACACGTACCTCTTATGGTCTTACAGGATCAACATGGGTTTGTGTCCATCGTAAACGCTAACGTATGTGAATTTACCGAGTCTATAGAGGATGCAGAATTGGCAATGGCCACCACGGTGGACTATGGCCTTAGTTCTAAACTAGCCATGACAATTGCACGCTCACAGGGTCTGAGTTTAGAGAAGGTAGCTATCTGTTTTACGGCGGATAAACTGCGCCTAAATAGTGTGTATGTTGCCATGTCGCGTACGGTCTCCTCTAGGTTCTTAAAAATGAATCTAAACCCTCTACGGGAACGATATGAAAAATCCGCAGAAATTAGCGATCACATTCTTGCCGCTCTACGTGATCCCAACGTACACGTTGTGTATTAAAGCATTGTATAAAAACACGCATGCGGGCTTGCTGTTCTCATTTCTAGGTTTTGTCTTAAATACACCCGCCATGAGCATCTCTGGACCCCCAACGACGTTTATTTTATATAGGTTACATGGGGTTAGGCGGGTTCTTCACTGGACTTTACCGGATCATGAACAAACACTCTACGCATTTACGGGTGGGTCAAGATCAATGGCGGTGAAGACGGACGCTCGATGTGATACAATGAGCGGTGGTATGATCGTCCTTCAACACACCCATACAGTGACCCTGCTAACCATAGACTGTTCTACTGACTTTTCATCATACGCATTTACGCACCGGGATTTCCACTTACAGGACAAACCCCACGCAACATTTGCGATGCCGTTTATGTCCTGGGTCGGTTCTGACCCAACATCTCAGCTGTACAGTAATGTGGGGGGGGTACTATCCGTAATAACGGAAGATGACCTATCCATGTGTATCTCAATTGTTATATACGGTTTACGGGTAAACAGACCTGACGATCAGACCACACCAACACCAACCCCGCACCAGTATACATCGCAAAGGCGGCAGCCTGAAACCAACTGTCCTTCTTCACCACAACCGGCCTTTTTCACATCAGACGACGACGTTCTTTCGTTAATATTACGGGACGCCGCAAACGCGTAAAGACAGATTCAAGACTAACATTTATCCCAACTGATTACATTTCATACGCGAATAAACGACACAAAAAATTTATATTTAACGGCTTTTAATTTGAAGACACCTATCCTCTTAACGTTGATGAGCCTTGCAGGTTGGGTGCCGCGCTTCACCGGTATTATACATAACCGATTTACCGTGTTTACGGCAGTCTGACCATTTACCAGTGTATGTCTGTAATACGACGTTGTTGTGTCCCGACAAAATTAACTCGCGTACAAATTTCTGATGTTCCCCCGGCGTGGCAACGCTGGCATTTCCAAACACATTACGTTCTCGTACGTCCATGACCGCTATTTTCAGTATTAATTGGTTGGTCGGTCAAAGTATTTTCCTTATGTAAAAGGACACGATCTAAAGCCGTAAACTCATACACAAACACTGGTACCAACGGACGCGATTTTCCGTCCGTTGAGCGGGTGTAATATCGGCGAGGTCTTCTTGCACGAATACTCTCGTACAGTAGGTTTCTGACACGGGGTGCATGGGTTTTTTGACACAACACAAACATTTGCAGGCTCTTATGACTGGATGGATTGAATTTATTTTTAGATAGGGTCACGTGTTTTTGTCGTGACACGCCTCGACCAGAAAAGGCTGCGGTTTTCGTACACGCGACCGTTATTTCACAGGCGTTCATAACCAAGCTGCGGCGGATGGTGTCGGTTAATTGTCTCCGCCCAAGTTCGTCAATAGATGATACCATGAACAACGTATCAAATGGTACATAGTCGTCTTTGGTTTTCTCAATACAGCCCGCGTGCCCAATCGGAAATTTTTCATTTGCATCAACGCTATTTTCTGTAAAATCGTTCTGAACACTGTGTTGGCTGGCTACCTGTTTAAAATTTGGGATCGAACACGGTCCACGATGCAATCCCCAACCCCATTGAAGCAATGCCGTCGGTACGGAAGGAGGCAACTCCGAAAACATTATGGTACGCAAGAGGGTCGATTGGAGTGTTATATAACACTCCAATCGATCTCGGGTTCGCCTTTACGCGTAAAATACTCATTGGCTTGAACGAAATGTCGACAATTCCGAAATGGAACACGGGACAATGGCGACGGATGCGCGTGTGTTAGCACCAGATGACATCTTGAATTCGGTTGGGTTGTCTTCTGTGCATGCGCACCCCACAGCATAAAAACTAACCCTGTACGGTTCTCGCATAACCTCTGTAGCACGCGTTGCACCAGCCGCCCCCAGCCTAAGTATACATGCGACCCCGGAGTCCCGCGACGAACCGTAAGCGTGGTATTCAGCAATAACACCCCCTGCCTTGCCCAACTCTCCAGGCATCCGTGAGTGGGCGGAGTCATATTTGGGTATGATTCCATGAGGGCCGCAAAAATATTTTTAAGACTAGACGGTGGTGTTATGCCACGTTTTACACTAAACGCTAGCCCATGTGCATGTCCCGCGGTAGGGTATGGATCTTGACCAATAATTACAACGCGAATGCTCTGGGGTCCGCAAAATCGCGTCCATGCAAAAATATCGCCTGTAGATGGAAGTATTTCTTCCCCTGAATTTAAAAGACGATTGTATTCTAAAAAAATACCTTTCGCGTACGGCTCTTTAAGTTCGTCCGACAACAGGTCATACCACTCAGGGGAAATGTTAAACTTGCTGAAAACTTCAACCGAATCCAGTTGCGAAGAGACGGGGGTGAACGTTTCCGTGTCGTAATGATGTGACATGTTATTTAACTTGAAGGTTGGGGGGTCTAGCTTAACCCCCAAAGGCAGCCCGCGGGGTCGCTTGCGGGTTTTTTTGGTAACCGGATGGGCCAAAACATAAATGTCCTTTGAATCCGATAGTTTCATTTCATTGGCATACGCGTTGGAACAAACGGTCGGCTCCCCAGACACATCCATTTTCCGGGATATTTGTGGAAGATGGAGTAGAGTCTACCCATACACCGGAAAGGGCATCCAACAAAGCATCGCGTATGTCCCCGCTTTTATGTTCTTCACCAACAGATTGTGCCAGCCCCTTTAAGGTGACGTATGGATTTGTCCAGTACGCCATTTGTTTGTCTTTAAACCAAAGTATAACTTCCGGTACTGGACATTTTGTCTTAACCACGATTCCCGATAGCGCCTCGCTGAGGTTTGATACCGGGGGTGCCGCATAGTCCCACGCCTCATATACCGATGACACGCACGGTTCCGTTATAATCAAACTCACATCCGATAGCGGTTTGGCTCCAAAAAACAACGGAGTGTCGTCTTGGAGATGAAGACAATACGCGATTGTGATAGTTTTTAAAAAAACTATCTGCAGTAACCATTTATGTGATGCCATGACGCTTGTGTTTTCCCTTCACTACGACGTTGTCGTATCCTTTGAAAAACTTGACCACTCTAATGGAAGCATGGACAAGTATGAGTTTTATATATACAGTTGGCCTTTAGTTAAACTCTTGGTGTCATATCTCATTTTCCTAAAAAGGGCGATCTTAATATGTCAAACGTCACGGCGTGCCGACAAAGCGAATTTCCATGCAAGATTTGGATGTAGTATTTATACACCCAATCACATGTCACGTATTAAGCTTTACAGTCCCCCGTTATCTGATATAATCACTTTTCTTAACACGTCATCGGGAAAACAGATGTTTATATTATACCTCTCGCGGTCATTTACGGCAAATACTTAGACCGTTTTCAAGCGGACTGAAAACGCTCAAATTGCCTTTTGGAGGCCTGCCCAACGGCCATTATCCCTTGGATCTAAGATTGATTTGCGGTAACGTTTGCCAATCAAGCTTTAAAAACGTACCCCAAACTTAAAACGCTCAAATTGCCTTTTGGAGGCCTGCCCAACGGCCATTATCCCTTGGATCTGAGATTGATTTACGGTAACGTTTGCCAAACCCACGCATTTCAGTTTAAATATTTCTAAGCATTCTTAGTGCGTACTTGGCAGCGTGCTTAAAATATCAACCAATATCCATTATGCTACACGTTTCCTTCTATCCGTTTCAATCCATTAAAAGTCCATTAACAAAAATGATGCATCATACCTAATTCACCTAAAAACCTGACTCATTGCAGCAGCGTTTCCTCCTTGCAGACTATCCAGTTGGCATTTTAAACGGGTCCGGCTGCCTAAACCGAAAACACCGTTGCCTTTACTGTAAGTACAAAACTAAAATTTATATTTGCGTGCGTATTTTGTAACATATATGCCTTTTATCCCCCCGCAAGTTTGCTTTACCCTCGCCTTCACCACCCCCGCCACCTTCCGGCCATTTTAATAACTTTAATTGCTATAAGACATACCCAAACCGGATGATTTTTGCCGCTGGAAAAACAGCTTCTAATTTTCCCGTCTCAACTCGGCCTTGGTTGCATCTCCAAGTATACCTTTAGTTTGCTCCCGTAGAGGTGTATAAATACAAACGGTGACAAGTATTGAGCGTAATCTCAAATTTTTGTAATTTAGGGCGGAGCGCTTACGACAGCACATGCGTACTGTTAGACTGTTATGTTTATTGTATTTGCAGAGCAGGATGCCCCGGTTACTCCGAGACCGGATTGCGGGCATTCCGAATCGTGTACGGACTTACCAGGGGGCAGTATTTACACCTTGGGTTCCAGATATACCAACCCTTACGACCAATAGCAACACTCAGGTATTTTTAAAATGCACGTTTAATGATCATAATTTACATACAGTTGGTAATAAAGCAGACTGTGGATGTTTAAGGCATTTCCTTCCCCCTCCCAACAAACTAGGACTTCTTCATCTTGTTTGGAATACCTTTACCCGCTTTACCGGCAGAGCTTTTTTTGGTAAGGTGTTTCAGTGAACCTGATGTTGATCCGGAGGTGGAGGGGGTATTGGACTCCCCCTGTGGAGAGGCAACTTTGCGGGTTTTACTTCCCTTACATGCCGAATCAGACTCAGATGTCAGGTCTATTGTTAAGCATCGTTTAACGTCTCTGCCGGTATGAAATAAACGGCGCTTAGCACCCCTTGCGCTTCCCGGTTTAATCCCCGGTAACACAGAAAAAAGCCTGACTTTTTGGGGTGTATTTACCAATCGGGTATCCCTTTCATCGCCACGAGAGGTCTCCCCGGTTGAGGTGGTTTCTGGTCTTACAATTGGACCTGTAATTAGTTGGATGGCTGTATCTTTCCAGGTCCAGGTTTGCATGGTTAGGCGGGTTGGATCGGTACATCGATCCAACAAGAATAACATGTTTGTTACAAACGGTCCTGTTGAATCATGCAAAAGACAACGCAGGGATGTTTTTAATCCCGCCTCATCACGCCCGTAAATACCTATATAGTTTAATATCAACATTTTTGTAGGCTCTACAATTTCGGGTTGATACAGTTCCGCAAGTTGATCATCAAGCCATCCGAGTAAAGGTTGCATGTAACACGGGAATCTCGCGTTTCCCTCTGTTCCTCTATCCGTGGCTCGAAAAGGCAGTCTGTCCATGGTTCGTGGGTCTTGATTAATTCCCACAGATACTGGACGATCACGGTAGTCCTGCCCCCCGGTCCGGGGTTGCTGTGCAGATTCAATCGAGCCATACACCACCGGGGTCGCCGATCGAACAGCAGGTTGGTCTTTAAAAAATACCTTCCGTAAAAATGATGCGGTAGAGCATGTTTTGGTTACACCAGGGCTCGAGTCTCGGGTCGGTGGTTGTATAGAATCCTGTTGAGAGTCACTTGGTGACTCTGCTGTGGGCTCTCTAGCCGACGATTGAAGGGGCCCAGGGTTTGGTGATTGAATGGGCTCCCGACTCGATCTTGATGTTGGCTGTTGGATGGACTCCCGACTCGGTCCTGGGCTTGGTGGCAGAAGATCTATGACATCTCCCGGTAGGATGTCGATGGAATCTTCAAATGACGGCTCAGAAAAACCATCGTCGTCGGATGGGTGCACTTCATATTCCTTGTAACTTGTATCACTTACGATCTTATGCAGGATGGATTGCACTGGACACCGGCAGAGAGGACACTGGACGCTGGTGGAGGTCCATGCCCGAATACAAACAAAGCAGAAGTCGTGCAAACACGGCATGGTTTTTCCGAGATCGGAAACGGTGCTCATGCATATGGTGCAGGTATTATCCGAAGCGTCGGAGGTGCCGCTACCGCCCGCTAATATGGTATCCATGGTAACAACTGGCTGTATTCTAATGTCCGGGCATCCAAACACGTAGCAGAACTGCCATGCGTTCTAAATTGTGAGTTGTGGCGAGTACATTTTTATAATTGGTACCAACGAAGACACACCCCTATATCCCTCCACCCATTTCTTTTAAGTCCCACCCACTAAAACGTGGGTATAAAATGTGTATTGGGGTAGGCGGACAGTCCCAACAAACAGGGAAGTTGATTGGTATAACCTTGGGCCGGGTATACAGCTAAGTGACATTTTAGATTCTGTCTTTATTTAGATAAAGAGCGATACGAAGACATTTCTCCACCCCCCTGTAATACCCGTAAATAAAGGTAAGTCCACAAACAAAAGCACTGTATATAGGAAGTCGGGTGTATTGGGACAGTTACTCCATTAGAGGCGTACAAACAATACTGGGATAGGGTAATGCAAGTCCCCCCCGATGGTCGCCCCGCAAACGCGCGGGGAGGTGGGGTCGCTTTTTTTTTTCTCTCTCGAGGGGGCCGCGAGAGGGCTGGCCTCCTCTCCCGGGGTCCGCCGGGCGCCCAGAAACCGGGGGGGGGTTATTTTCGGGGGGGGGTCCGACCAGCCCGCCCGTCGCCCGCCCGCACAGACAGACAGACACTTTTTTCATAAAAACCGTTCCGCTTTTATTAACAACAAACAGTCCGCGCGCCAGTGGCGCTCACGAGAAAAGGAGGGGACTCCGTCACCCCCGACTCTGCGGGGGGCTCCTCCCCCCGCGCCCTCCCCACACATCGTCCTCGTCCTCGGAGGACGAGGACGAGGACAACAGCTCCACCTTGACCGCCGGGCGCAAACCCACCCGGCGGTCTCGCAGCACACCCGGGGCCACCGACACGATGCTCACCCCAAAGGATGACCCCGGTGCGTCCCCGTCGTCCCCGCCCCCCTCCTCGCTGTCCCACGCGTCTTCACACCCCACCTCCCAATCGTCCAGCTCCAAAGCGTGTTCTCTGTCGTCTGCGGTGCGCCGCTGTCGCCCCGCCTGGGTTTCTGACGGCCGTTCCGAGCCCCCGTGGTGTCCGAACACGAACCGTGTTCCGTCGCTCCCCTCCAACACCGTCTCCGCGGCCCCAAAACCGGGCGGCCACATTACTCTGGGAATCGGGGGGAGGGCATTCCGAGCCTCGTCCGCCGACGCATACAGCGCCACCGACCGACCGGCCACGGGTGGAAGCACGAGTGGTTCTGCGGCAGGGTCGGGTTCCAGCAGGGCGTGGCGGCAAAACACCCTCGCCCAGGTGGGTACGTCGCCGGCCTCCGGCCCGGCGGCCCCCGGTCTCCGTCCCTCGGGAAGGAAGACGGGTCGAAGCGCGGCACCCAGGCCCCATCGGTTTGCTGCGCGGTGGCTATGTGCCGCCTCGTCCACAAAGTCGGCTGCCCCGAGCCCCAGACCCCGAGACTGTCGCGCGAGGTCCTTGCAACCGTCAAAACCCGGCAGCACGTACTGCCGGTATTCACGGGGCGACAGGGGGACGCGGGTCTTGGGGCCCGCGCGGGTACACACGGTGTATGCGACGTTCCCACCGCGGCACAAACACAGGGGTTGTTCGCCCGGGTACAGGTTGGCAAACGCAGTCTCGATACGAGCAAAACTCGCTGGCCCAAAGGTGCGCGACGATGCAAACACGGCCCGGGCGAGTCCTTCTGTGACCGCCGAGTCTGGCCATCGGACGACGGCCTGGGCGTCCGGTCGCGCCGGGGCCCGGACGTACACGTGATACTGAGACAAAGCGGGTCCATCCCTGGGCCACCTCTCGAGGGCCACCGCGTCCAACACCAGCAACCGGCGCCGGGCAGAGGCCAACCGCGAGCCTAGATACTCGACGGCCCCGGCAAAGGCCAGGTCTCGGGTCGACAGTAATAAAACGCCCCGGGCGTTCAAAGCGGACACGTCCGGCGGGCCGGTCCAGTTCCCGGCCCAGGCATGAGTGCTCGGCAGGCACAACCGGTTACTCAGGGCTGCCAGGACCACAGACAGTCCCCCTCGGGATGGACTCCATGACGGTCCCGGATCTGTCGCGAGGGTGCTCTCGAGGGGGCCGTTGATGTCCTCTCCGGGCAACGGATCGTAGATGATCAGAAGCCTCACATCCTCCGGGTCTGGGATCTGCCGCATCCAGGCGCACCTCCGTCGCAGCGCCTCCACTCCGCTGGGTGGACCAAACCGTCGGTCTCCTCCGCCCGGACGCCGAGCGGCGATTTCCGCCAAGGCGCCGGGATCAAAGCTTAGCGCAGGGCGCCAGGCCGTGGGAAACAATGGGTCGTCGACCAGACGGGCGATGGTTTCGGGGGTACAGTACGCCTTGCGAGCCTGGTCCGACGGGACCGGGGTATGCAGGGCCCCCCGGGGAATACGCCGAAATCCCCCGTTTGGGGCCGGTCCGTCAAGTGGCATCGTTATTACGGCGGGGGGATCCACCACAGGGCCCGAGGTGATGGTCACGGGCTCGGATACCCGCCTCTTGGCCTTGGAAACCACATGATCGTCTGCAACCCGGGCGTCCGCGACGGGTGTCTCCCTAATCTTGTCGAGGAGGCTTCTGCTCTCGACTGGCTGGGACTTGCGCTTGCGCGGAGTTCGTAAACGATCATCCGGTGGACACACAGAAAGAGAGCGTGCGGCGGCCGACGGCTGAGGGTCGGGAGCCTGTGTGGCCGGGGTTGTTGGAGAAGGGTGACCGCGGGAGATCCGCGCCGCCGGACTGGAGCCCGTTGCCTCGGGGTATGCCATGCTGGCAAAGGCTCTGCGGAGACTCTGTAGGATAAAGTGTTTTTGGGCCCGGTCGTATCGACGGCTCATAGCCACGGCCGCGGCCGCGTGGGGGAGAGCCCAGAGGGCCTCCCCCGTGGCCATGGCTTCGCCTACATGCGGAACGGGAGACGCTACGCTCCCCGTAACGGCGGTACCCGCCCGTCCCGGTGGCAACAGCTTTTGGTAGAACTGGTTCAGGGCCGAGTTGACACCGGTCAGCTTGGGGTTCTGGAGCCATGCTATAGGGTCTCTGTCTGGACAGTAGATCAGGTTAATCAGCGCGCGGTACTGTCTAGCCGGATCTCCCAACTCCGGCACGTAAAGCGGCACGGGTTCCGTTGAGGCCTCGTAACGAGCCCGCGCCGCTCTCACAGCCTCATCCTCCCAGTGACCCTCTCTGGTCTCCCCGGACGGTCCAAACCGCACCCTGTTGGATGGGAGGGGTGCCGATCCGGGCCAAGGGCTTCCGTCGGGCATCATGAGCGGCCCCGACACCGGGGGAATTATCGGGGTTCTGGATCGCGGCAGGGAAAATGATTTCTGTCTCTGGCGCCCCGGTTCCCCCGCAAGACGTTTGGTCTTACGAATCCTCGGATCGGGACCGCTGATGGATCGATATCCCGGTTGGATATTTTGTTTCGTCGACCCACCATCATTTGAGTCCGAATCATCCGAATTTGACGGGGAAGGGGCGTGTTCGCGTCCGGACCTGCTGCCTGTAGTTTCACTTCCCACCGAAACGCGCCGGGGTTCATCGTCTTCATCCTCCGATGACGATCCCCACGACGAGGAAGAGGATGAAGACGAAACAAACTCACGACTCTTTGGCTTTTTCTCCACTGGGCTGTCATCCTCAATCGGGTCTGGTGCGTGGGATCTTCCCGGCAGGGCCAAAAACGCTCTAGGTTTGCCCCCCGACGAACGTCCAGGGACGCGAGGTGTTATACCCCGGGCATCATGTTTCCTTGGGCGGGTATCATCGGTCTCAAACGGCAGGTCCGCCTTTGCCCCCTTAGCGGGAACGCTGTCCGAAAGGACGTGGTACAATTGCTCAACCGGGCCGGGTACAGGTCCACCGGGTTTCCGCGCCGGGAGTGGGACCTTAACCTTCAAAGTCTTTTTCTTCGGGCTCTTTCCCTGAGCGGGCCGTTGAGTTTTCTGGAGAACTACTCCGTCCCCCGATGCATGCGCATGACCCGCTTGCTCATCGCCCGGCTTTTTACCCGAGATGGACTGAGTTTGTCTGTCTCGATGGACCACCGACGGCAAACCTGGTGAATTTCCTCTCGTCGTTTGTCGGGGTATAGACCGCTGGTCTTCCCGTTGATCGTTCCCGGCGGCGTCTCCAACAGGAGACGCGGGGGATACAGGGGAGAAGGCCTGCGGGAACGGAGGGGTCGTACCTCTGCCCGTTTCCCCATCGTTCATCGGTGGTTTTGGAGACCTAGCAAGCTTCGTTCCGAGAGAGACTGTCTCAAGGGAGCGATCGGCTCCTGTTGGTTCTCGCGCGCCGGCCTCCGAGAATCGGGTGTGGAAGACCTCGGCCAGCGGGATTACAGGCGAGCCCATTAGATCCTGACCGTCCTCGCATACGTAGTCGTCTTGTGTTAGCTCTTCGCCAACATCTTCCGTTCTGGGTTCTGGTTGAAGTCCCGATACGGAGGGAATTGAAACGATCTCGTGTTCCCGTCCCACCATGACCCCGTTCTCTCCAAATAGTAGATCGTCAGGCTGACTCGAGGTGACCACCCGGGCCCTGTGTTCGGCGGCCGCCGCGGCCGCGTCCAACAGGTCCATTAACTCCAAAGTATCAGGCGACCCCGCGCGTTGGGGTGTAGAGCGCTGCATCGGCGGCGTATCCATCGCACTGGGGTGAATTTAGACGTACCCGAGTTTTCCAAACGCTCTCGCAGCCTTCAAAGGATTGCGATTGCGGTTGGTGAGGGAGTTCCAACAGTACTTAAAACGTGTTGTGCCCCCCCCTCGACCGCATATTTCCTCCCCGTGTCGTCACCGTGTAAATATTCTTAATGATAAGACGATGTAGTGATTGGACGAGACTCGAGGCGGGAAGTTCATGGACCATAGTATGCGTTTAAGGAGAGACCGCTGGTTGGCGATGTACGCCCGGTGTCTATTTCCGCATACCTTACAACATCATAACAAGGGATACCAGACATGTGAATTTCATTTACATATGTTTAAATAACAACCAATCATCGTGTGTCTACAGACGATATATAATATACATAAACACAATTGGGGTTGTCTCACATGCAAAACATCTTATATAACACGGGTTGTTTCCACCCATCCGGCATCTAGTTAATCAAATGCACGTCGACGGTGTGTTTGGGTCCCTCTCCGTCGTCATTACGTTCGCGCAATCAACAAGCGTATACACCACCACCCCTCCCAACGATTATGTCAGGCGGCACGAAGCCCGCGATAACCCATAAAATACACACGGGGTTGTGGTGTTCACGTAACCCCCCGCCGATGGGGAGGGGGCGCGGTACCCCGCCGATGGGGAGGGGGCGCGGTACCCCGCCGATGGGGAGGGGGCGCGGTACCCCGCCGATGGGGAGGGGGCGCGGTACCCCGCCGATGGGGAGGGGGCGCGGTACCCCGCCGATGTTTATAACCATAATTCTCTAAACCGTTGTAGAAAATCACAAAAAAATTTATTCAAAAACAAGTCGAAGAACTTCATATCTGAGGCATGTAAACCCGTTCGCACTTCCTGGGGTGGAATGGGGTGGGGTGGGGGGGTGAAAAAGGGGGGGGGTTAAATTGGGCGTCCGCATGTCTGTGGTGTACGCCAATCGGATACACTCTTTTGATCTGCATTCGCACTTCCCGTTTTTTCACTGTATGGGTTTTCATGTTTTGGCATGTGTCCAACCACCGTTCGCACTTTCTTTCTATATATATATATATATATATATATATATATAGAGAAAGAGAGAGAGTTTCTTGTTCGCGCGTGTTCCCGCGATGTCGCGGTTTTATGGGGTGTGGGCGGGCTTTTCACAGAATATATATATTCCAAATGGAGCGGCAGGCTTTTTAAAATCGATTTGACGTGATAAAAAAAAACACACGGGGCCCCCCCCTTTTTTTGGTGTTATAAAGGCAACCCAATCGAAGGTCTCCCGCCCCGGAATCCCCCATTGCCATTTTACCCAAGTAGCCTTATTCATAGATGTAAACGTTTGGGTGTGTGTTTTGTTGTGCAGGGTTCGTCCGATTCATAACGCGACAGCGTCGAGTCGGTTTTAAGGGAAAAGGTTACTACGGCCCCAAGGACATGTTTTGCACCTCACCGGCTACGCGGGGCGACTCGTCCGAGTCAAAACCCGGGGCATCGGTTGATGTTAACGGAAAGATGGAATATGGATCTGCACCAGGACCCCTGAACGGCCGGGATACGTCGCGGGGCCCCGGCGCGTTTTGTACTCCGGGTTGGGAGATCCACCCGGCCAGGCTCGTTGAGGACATCAACCGTGTTTTTTTATGTATTGCACAGTCGTCGGGACGCGTCACGCGAGATTCACGAAGATTGCGGCGCATATGCCTCGACTTTTATCTAATGGGTCGCACCAGACAGCGTCCCACGTTAGCGTGCTGGGAGGAATTGTTACAGCTTCAACCCACCCAGACGCAGTGCTTACGCGCTACTTTAATGGAAGTGTCCCATCGACCCCCTCGGGGGGAAGACGGGTTCATTGAGGCGCCGAATGTTCCTTTGCATAGGAGCGCACTGGAATGTGACGTATCTGATGATGGTGGTGAAGACGATAGCGACGATGATGGGTCTACGCCATCGGATGTAATTGAATTTCGGGATTCCGACGCGGAATCATCGGACGGGGAAGACTTTATAGTGGAAGAAGAATCAGAGGAGAGCACCGATTCTTGTGAACCAGACGGGGTACCCGGCGATTGTTATCGAGACGGGGATGGGTGCAACACCCCGTCCCCAAAGAGACCCCAGCGTGCCATCGAGCGATACGCGGGTGCAGAAACCGCGGAATATACAGCCGCGAAAGCGCTCACCGCGTTGGGCGAGGGGGGTGTAGATTGGAAGCGACGTCGACACGAAGCCCCGCGCCGGCATGATATACCGCCCCCCCATGGCGTGTAGTCTTTATAAATAAATACAATGGTTTGGCTCGTGTCTTTTTTTGATGTCTGTCTGTGGGGGAGTGGGGTGTTGTGGATATTAGAGGGTAGAGGGTGCTGGTTTGAACGTCTCCATTAACCCACGGGGTCCCCACACGGGCCGTGTGGTATGAATCTCTGCGGATCCCGCGGTGAGCACCCGGGCGGTGAATATGCCGGACTTTACTGCACACGACACGATACCCCCGCGCACCAGGCTCTCATGAACGACGCCGAACGGTACTTCGCCGCCGCGCTATGCGCCATATCTACCGAGGCCTACGAGGCTTTTATACACAGCCCCTCCGAGAGACCGTGCGCGAGTTTGTGGGGGAGGGCAAAGGACGCCTTCGGACGGATGTGCGGGGAGCTCGCAGCGGATAGACAACGTCCACCCTCGGTTCCGCCGATCCGCAGAGCGGTGTTATCGTTATTACGCGAGCAATGCATGCCGGATCCACAATCGCATCTGGAGCTCAGCGAGCGGCTGATATTGATGGCATATTGGTGCTGTTTGGGACACGCCGGACTTCCGACTATTGGATTGTCGCCCGATAATAAATGCATCCGCGCCGAATTATATGACCGCCCCGGGGGAATTTGTCACAGGCTTTTTGACGCGTACCTGGGCTGCGGGTCCCTTGGAGTCCCAAGAACCTACGAGAGATCCTGACACCCCATCCCTTTATATAGAAAAAAAAAATAAATTTAAAACATACACCGGATAAAAGCGTACTGTTTTTTATTTAAATTTACACGCTCGGCGTTGCCCCGGTTCGGTGATCACCGGGTCTTATCTATATACACCGTGTAACTCGAACCCCCGTGACTCCCTCCAATCGCGTTACCAAACTCTTCTTCCGTATCCGTAGATTCCGAGTCCTCGAAATCGTCCACTTATCCAACAAATTGTGACGTTATATATCCCAAGGCAAAGGCCGCTCCCGTCATAGCAAATACAAAGACAATTATTAGCGTAATATAACAGAATTTTTTACGATGATATATTTTATGTTGATATTTTCCAATTCGACGCAAAAATTCATCTGCCGTTTCATTTTCGCTATCACTATAATAACACTTTTCAGCCGAACGGCTCGGTTGTATGGCTGTTATCGTTGTATTATTTGGTTGCGCTCGCGGGGTTACCACCGCTTCCATCAGTAAGGCCACGGCCTCACCCTCCATGGTGTTTTGTCCGGCCATAGAAATCCAGATTGTAAGGCCAGCAGGCTAGTTTAAAAGTGTTTAATACCACACCTTTTGATATTTATATACATGCAAGATTCTAGATTATTCATCAATAGGTCGTTTAAAGCGCGTTTTCATAAACGTTGTCAGCTATACCGACATTCTCACAAAGAGGTAAAGTTACCTTACGTTATTATTAAATAAAACATGTAGACATTATTAATAATCCTAGGAACAATCAAATCCATATTTGTAAGTTATGTTTAACCCCTCCCCTTTTTGTCATTATCTCCGCCCTCTTATAATCGGATCACTTTATAAGTGTGTCGGTGAGTATATTTTGTACAGTTGTTGGACAACAGGTTTTTGGTTCATTAACACTATCAACATAAGTCGGGGTATACAAGTATAATGAACGACGTTGATGCAACAGACACCTTTGTTGGACAAGGAAAGTTCCGTGGCGCCATCTCAACATCACCGTCACATATTATGCAAACATGTGGGTTTATACAACAGATGTTTCCAGTTGAAATGTCGCCCGGCATAGAATCTGAGGATGATCCCAATTATGACGTTAACATGGATATACAGTCTTTTAATATATTTGATGGTGTACACGAAACTGAAGCCGAAGCCTCTGTGGCATTGTGCGCAGAAGCACGCGTTGGAATTAATAAAGCGGGATTTGTAATATTAAAAACGTTTACACCAGGGGCGGAAGGTTTTGCGTTTGCGTGTATGGACAGTAAAACATGTGAACATGTGGTCATTAAAGCGGGTCAACGTCAAGGAACGGCCACCGAGGCAACCGTGTTAAGAGCGTTAACCCACCCATCCGTTGTACAGCTTAAAGGAACGTTTACGTATAACAAAATGACATGTCTTATATTACCACGTTACCGAACAGATTTATACTGCTATCTAGCTGCAAAGCGCAACCTCCCCATATGTGACATTTTAGCAATTCAGCGATCTGTATTACGCGCGTTACAGTATCTTCATAATAACAGTATTATTCACCGTGATATAAAATCTGAAAATATATTTATTAACCACCCAGGTGATGTTTGTGTGGGAGACTTTGGAGCAGCGTGTTTCCCCGTGGATATTAATGCCAACAGGTATTATGGCTGGGCTGGAACAATCGCCACAAACTCTCCTGAGTTATTGGCTAGAGATCCATATGGACCTGCCGTGGACATATGGAGTGCCGGGATTGTATTATTTGAAATGGCTACAGGACAGAACTCGTTATTTGAACGAGACGGTTTAGATGGCAATTGTGACAGTGAGCGTCAAATTAAACTTATTATACGACGATCTGGAACTCATCCCAATGAATTTCCCATTAACCCTACATCAAATCTTCGTCGACAATACATTGGTTTGGCAAAACGGTCTTCTCGAAAACCCGGATCCAGGCCATTGTGGACAAATCTATATGAGTTGCCAATTGATTTGGAGTATTTGATATGTAAGATGTTATCGTTTGACGCACGTCATCGACCATCAGCAGAGGTGTTGCTTAACCACTCTGTTTTCCAAACTCTTCCCGATCCATATCCAAATCCAATGGAAGTTGGAGATTAAAATTCATTAAGCCTGTTAATAAAATATTGTATAAATTGTGTTTATAACGTATAACCCGTTAAGGCAAATAGGGTACAAACGCGCAATGTTTTGAAATACTAATATAAATAACATAACCAATAGAAACTTAATACAGAGTCACGCCCCATTACAACAAGGATAAAACACGGGATCATTTTCTTAACATTGTAGTAGCGCTGAAAAGCGTCCCCTCCCCCGGCTCACAGAGCTGCTCTTCGGTGTAGTTGGGTATACTGGTGCGCCTCATTTAATCGCGATGTTTTTAATCCAATGTTTGATATCGGCCGTTATATTTTACATACAAGTGACCAACGCTTTGATCTTCAAGGGCGACCACGTGAGCTTGCAAGTTAACAGCAGTCTCACGTCTATCCTTATTCCCATGCAAAATGATAATTATACAGAGATAAAAGGACAGCTTGTCTTTATTGGAGAGCAACTACCTACCGGGACAAACTATAGCGGAACACTGGAACTGTTATACGCGGATACGGTGGCGTTTTGTTTCCGGTCAGTACAAGTAATAAGATACGACGGATGTCCCCGGATTAGAACGAGCGCTTTTATTTCGTGTAGGTACAAACATTCGTGGCATTATGGTAACTCAACGGATCGGATATCAACAGAGCCGGATGCTGGTGTAATGTTGAAAATTACCAAACCGGGAATAAATGATGCTGGTGTGTATGTACTTCTTGTTCGGTTAGACCATAGCAGATCCACCGATGGTTTCATTCTTGGTGTAAATGTATATACAGCGGGCTCGCATCACAACATTCACGGGGTTATCTACACTTCTCCGTCTCTACAGAATGGATATTCTACAAGAGCCCTTTTTCAACAAGCTCGTTTGTGTGATTTACCCGCGACACCCAAAGGGTCCGGTACCTCCCTGTTTCAACATATGCTTGATCTTCGTGCCGGTAAATCGTTAGAGGATAACCCTTGGTTACATGAGGACGTTGTTACGACAGAAACTAAGTCCGTTGTTAAGGAGGGGATAGAAAATCACGTATATCCAACGGATATGTCCACGTTACCCGAAAAGTCCCTTAATGATCCTCCAGAAAATCTACTTATAATTATTCCTATAGTAGCGTCTGTCATGATCCTCACCGCCATGGTTATTGTTATTGTAATAAGCGTTAAGCGACGTAGAATTAAAAAACATCCAATTTATCGCCCAAATACAAAAACAAGAAGGGGCATACAAAATGCGACACCAGAATCCGATGTGATGTTGGAGGCCGCCATTGCACAACTAGCAACGATTCGCGAAGAATCCCCCCCACATTCCGTTGTAAACCCGTTTGTTAAATAGAACTAATTATCCCGGATTTTATATTAAATAAACTATATGCGTTTTATTTAGCGTTTTGATTACGCGTTGTGATATGAGGGGAAGGATTAAGAATCTCCTAACTATAAGTTAACACGCCCACATTTGGGCGGGGATGTTTTATGAAGCCTTAAAGGCCGAGCTGGTATACACGAGAGCAGTCCATGGTTTTAGACCTCGGGCGAATTGCGTGGTTTTAAGTGACTATATTCCGAGGGTCGCCTGTAATATGGGGACAGTTAATAAACCTGTGGTGGGGGTATTGATGGGGTTCGGAATTATCACGGGAACGTTGCGTATAACGAATCCGGTCAGAGCATCCGTCTTGCGATACGATGATTTTCACACCGATGAAGACAAACTGGATACAAACTCCGTATATGAGCCTTACTACCATTCAGATCATGCGGAGTCTTCATGGGTAAATCGGGGAGAGTCTTCGCGAAAAGCGTACGATCATAACTCACCTTATATATGGCCACGTAATGATTATGATGGATTTTTAGAGAACGCACACGAACACCATGGGGTGTATAATCAGGGCCGTGGTATCGATAGCGGGGAACGGTTAATGCAACCCACACAAATGTCTGCACAGGAGGATCTTGGGGACGATACGGGCATCCACGTTATCCCTACGTTAAACGGCGATGACAGACATAAAATTGTAAATGTGGACCAACGTCAATACGGTGACGTGTTTAAAGGAGATCTTAATCCAAAACCCCAAGGCCAAAGACTCATTGAGGTGTCAGTGGAAGAAAATCACCCGTTTACTTTACGCGCACCGATTCAGCGGATTTATGGAGTCCGGTACACCGAGACTTGGAGCTTTTTGCCGTCATTAACCTGTACGGGAGACGCAGCGCCCGCCATCCAGCATATATGTTTAAAACATACAACATGCTTTCAAGACGTGGTGGTGGATGTGGATTGCGCGGAAAATACTAAAGAGGATCAGTTGGCCGAAATCAGTTACCGTTTTCAAGGTAAGAAGGAAGCGGACCAACCGTGGATTGTTGTAAACACGAGCACACTGTTTGATGAACTCGAATTAGACCCCCCCGAGATTGAACCGGGTGTCTTGAAAGTACTTCGGACAGAAAAACAATACTTGGGTGTGTACATTTGGAACATGCGCGGCTCCGATGGTACGTCTACCTACGCCACGTTTTTGGTCACCTGGAAAGGGGATGAAAAAACAAGAAACCCTACGCCCGCAGTAACTCCTCAACCAAGAGGGGCTGAGTTTCATATGTGGAATTACCACTCGCATGTATTTTCAGTTGGTGATACGTTTAGCTTGGCAATGCATCTTCAGTATAAGATACATGAAGCGCCATTTGATTTGCTGTTAGAGTGGTTGTATGTCCCCATCGATCCTACATGTCAACCAATGCGGTTATATTCTACGTGTTTGTATCATCCCAACGCACCCCAATGCCTCTCTCATATGAATTCCGGTTGTACATTTACCTCGCCACATTTAGCCCAGCGTGTTGCAAGCACAGTGTATCAAAATTGTGAACATGCAGATAACTACACCGCATATTGTCTGGGAATATCTCATATGGAGCCTAGCTTTGGTCTAATCTTACACGACGGGGGCACCACGTTAAAGTTTGTAGATACACCCGAGAGTTTGTCGGGATTATACGTTTTTGTGGTGTATTTTAACGGGCATGTTGAAGCCGTAGCATACACTGTTGTATCCACAGTAGATCATTTTGTAAACGCAATTGAAGAGCGTGGATTTCCGCCAACGGCCGGTCAGCCACCGGCGACTACTAAACCCAAGGAAATTACCCCCGTAAACCCCGGAACGTCACCACTTCTACGATATGCCGCATGGACCGGAGGGCTTGCAGCAGTAGTACTTTTATGTCTCGTAATATTTTTAATCTGTACGGCTAAACGAATGAGGGTTAAAGCCTATAGGGTAGACAAGTCCCCGTATAACCAAAGCATGTATTACGCTGGCCTTCCAGTGGACGATTTCGAGGACTCGGAATCTACGGATACGGAAGAAGAGTTTGGTAACGCGATTGGAGGGAGTCACGGGGGTTCGAGTTACACGGTGTATATAGATAAGACCCGGTGATCACCGAACCGGGGCAACGCCGAGCGTGTAAATTTAAATAAAAAACAGTACGCTTTTATCCGGTGTATGTTTTAAATTTATTTTTTTTTTCTATATAAAGGGATGGGGTGTCAGGATCTCTCGTAGGTTCTTGGGACTCCAAGGGACCCGCAGCCCAGGTACGCGTCAAAAAGCCTGTGACAAATTCCCCCGGGGCGGTCATATAATTCGGCGCGGATGCATTTATTATCGGGCGACAATCCAATAGTCGGAAGTCCGGCGTGTCCCAAACAGCACCAATATGCCATCAATATCAGCCGCTCGCTGAGCTCCAGATGCGATTGTGGATCCGGCATGCATTGCTCGCGTAATAACGATAACACCGCTCTGCGGATCGGCGGAACCGAGGGTGGACGTTGTCTATCCGCTGCGAGCTCCCCGCACATCCGTCCGAAGGCGTCCTTTGCCCTCCCCCACAAACTCGCGCACGGTCTCTCGGAGGGGCTGTGTATAAAAGCCTCGTAGGCCTCGGTAGATATGGCGCATAGCGCGGCGGCGAAGTACCGTTCGGCGTCGTTCATGAGAGCCTGGTGCGCGGGGGTATCGTGTCGTGTGCAGTAAAGTCCGGCATATTCACCGCCCGGGTGCTCACCGCGGGATCCGCAGAGATTCATACCACACGGCCCGTGTGGGGACCCCGTGGGTTAATGGAGACGTTCAAACCAGCACCCTCTACCCTCTAATATCCACAACACCCCACTCCCCCACAGACAGACATCAAAAAAAGACACGAGCCAAACCATTGTATTTATTTATAAAGACTACACGCCATGGGGGGGCGGTATATCATGCCGGCGCGGGGCTTCGTGTCGACGTCGCTTCCAATCTACACCCCCCTCGCCCAACGCGGTGAGCGCTTTCGCGGCTGTATATTCCGCGGTTTCTGCACCCGCGTATCGCTCGATGGCACGCTGGGGTCTCTTTGGGGACGGGGTGTTGCACCCATCCCCGTCTCGATAACAATCGCCGGGTACCCCGTCTGGTTCACAAGAATCGGTGCTCTCCTCTGATTCTTCTTCCACTATAAAGTCTTCCCCGTCCGATGATTCCGCGTCGGAATCCCGAAATTCAATTACATCCGATGGCGTAGACCCATCATCGTCGCTATCGTCTTCACCACCATCATCAGATACGTCACATTCCAGTGCGCTCCTATGCAAAGGAACATTCGGCGCCTCAATGAACCCGTCTTCCCCCCGAGGGGGTCGATGGGACACTTCCATTAAAGTAGCGCGTAAGCACTGCGTCTGGGTGGGTTGAAGCTGTAACAATTCCTCCCAGCACGCTAACGTGGGACGCTGTCTGGTGCGACCCATTAGATAAAAGTCGAGGCATATGCGCCGCAATCTTCGTGAATCTCGCGTGACGCGTCCCGACGACTGTGCAATACATAAAAAAACACGGTTGATGTCCTCAACGAGCCTGGCCGGGTGGATCTCCCAACCCGGAGTACAAAACGCGCCGGGGCCCCGCGACGTATCCCGGCCGTTCAGGGGTCCTGGTGCAGATCCATATTCCATCTTTCCGTTAACATCAACCGATGCCCCGGGTTTTGACTCGGACGAGTCGCCCCGCGTAGCCGGTGAGGTGCAAAACATGTCCTTGGGGCCGTAGTAACCTTTTCCCTTAAAACCGACTCGACGCTGTCGCGTTATGAATCGGACGAACCCTGCACAACAAAACACACACCCAAACGTTTACATCTATGAATAAGGCTACTTGGGTAAAATGGCAATGGGGGATTCCGGGGCGGGAGACCTTCGATTGGGTTGCCTTTATAACACCAAAAAAAGGGGGGGGCCCCGTGTGTTTTTTTTTATCACGTCAAATCGATTTTAAAAAGCCTGCCGCTCCATTTGGAATATATATATTCTGTGAAAAGCCCGCCCACACCCCATAAAACCGCGACATCGCGGGAACACGCGCGAACAAGAAACTCTCTCTCTTTCTCTATATATATATATATATATATATATATATATAGAAAGAAAGTGCGAACGGTGGTTGGACACATGCCAAAACATGAAAACCCATACAGTGAAAAAACGGGAAGTGCGAATGCAGATCAAAAGAGTGTATCCGATTGGCGTACACCACAGACATGCGGACGCCCAATTTAACCCCCCCCCTTTTTCACCCCCCCACCCCACCCCATTCCACCCCAGGAAGTGCGAACGGGTTTACATGCCTCAGATATGAAGTTCTTCGACTTGTTTTTGAATAAATTTTTTTGTGATTTTCTACAACGGTTTAGAGAATTATGGTTATAAACATCGGCGGGGTACCGCGCCCCCTCCCCATCGGCGGGGTACCGCGCCCCCTCCCCATCGGCGGGGTACCGCGCCCCCTCCCCATCGGCGGGGTACCGCGCCCCCTCCCCATCGGCGGGGTACCGCGCCCCCTCCCCATCGGCGGGGGGTTACGTGAACACCACAACCCCGTGTGTATTTTATGGGTTATCGCGGGCTTCGTGCCGCCTGACATAATCGTTGGGAGGGGTGGTGGTGTATACGCTTGTTGATTGCGCGAACGTAATGACGACGGAGAGGGACCCAAACACACCGTCGACGTGCATTTGATTAACTAGATGCCGGATGGGTGGAAACAACCCGTGTTATATAAGATGTTTTGCATGTGAGACAACCCCAATTGTGTTTATGTATATTATATATCGTCTGTAGACACACGATGATTGGTTGTTATTTAAACATATGTAAATGAAATTCACATGTCTGGTATCCCTTGTTATGATGTTGTAAGGTATGCGGAAATAGACACCGGGCGTACATCGCCAACCAGCGGTCTCTCCTTAAACGCATACTATGGTCCATGAACTTCCCGCCTCGAGTCTCGTCCAATCACTACATCGTCTTATCATTAAGAATATTTACACGGTGACGACACGGGGAGGAAATATGCGGTCGAGGGGGGGGCACAACACGTTTTAAGTACTGTTGGAACTCCCTCACCAACCGCAATCGCAATCCTTTGAAGGCTGCGAGAGCGTTTGGAAAACTCGGGTACGTCTAAATTCACCCCAGTGCGATGGATACGCCGCCGATGCAGCGCTCTACACCCCAACGCGCGGGGTCGCCTGATACTTTGGAGTTAATGGACCTGTTGGACGCGGCCGCGGCGGCCGCCGAACACAGGGCCCGGGTGGTCACCTCGAGTCAGCCTGACGATCTACTATTTGGAGAGAACGGGGTCATGGTGGGACGGGAACACGAGATCGTTTCAATTCCCTCCGTATCGGGACTTCAACCAGAACCCAGAACGGAAGATGTTGGCGAAGAGCTAACACAAGACGACTACGTATGCGAGGACGGTCAGGATCTAATGGGCTCGCCTGTAATCCCGCTGGCCGAGGTCTTCCACACCCGATTCTCGGAGGCCGGCGCGCGAGAACCAACAGGAGCCGATCGCTCCCTTGAGACAGTCTCTCTCGGAACGAAGCTTGCTAGGTCTCCAAAACCACCGATGAACGATGGGGAAACGGGCAGAGGTACGACCCCTCCGTTCCCGCAGGCCTTCTCCCCTGTATCCCCCGCGTCTCCTGTTGGAGACGCCGCCGGGAACGATCAACGGGAAGACCAGCGGTCTATACCCCGACAAACGACGAGAGGAAATTCACCAGGTTTGCCGTCGGTGGTCCATCGAGACAGACAAACTCAGTCCATCTCGGGTAAAAAGCCGGGCGATGAGCAAGCGGGTCATGCGCATGCATCGGGGGACGGAGTAGTTCTCCAGAAAACTCAACGGCCCGCTCAGGGAAAGAGCCCGAAGAAAAAGACTTTGAAGGTTAAGGTCCCACTCCCGGCGCGGAAACCCGGTGGACCTGTACCCGGCCCGGTTGAGCAATTGTACCACGTCCTTTCGGACAGCGTTCCCGCTAAGGGGGCAAAGGCGGACCTGCCGTTTGAGACCGATGATACCCGCCCAAGGAAACATGATGCCCGGGGTATAACACCTCGCGTCCCTGGACGTTCGTCGGGGGGCAAACCTAGAGCGTTTTTGGCCCTGCCGGGAAGATCCCACGCACCAGACCCGATTGAGGATGACAGCCCAGTGGAGAAAAAGCCAAAGAGTCGTGAGTTTGTTTCGTCTTCATCCTCTTCCTCGTCGTGGGGATCGTCATCGGAGGATGAAGACGATGAACCCCGGCGCGTTTCGGTGGGAAGTGAAACTACAGGCAGCAGGTCCGGACGCGAACACGCCCCTTCCCCGTCAAATTCGGATGATTCGGACTCAAATGATGGTGGGTCGACGAAACAAAATATCCAACCGGGATATCGATCCATCAGCGGTCCCGATCCGAGGATTCGTAAGACCAAACGTCTTGCGGGGGAACCGGGGCGCCAGAGACAGAAATCATTTTCCCTGCCGCGATCCAGAACCCCGATAATTCCCCCGGTGTCGGGGCCGCTCATGATGCCCGACGGAAGCCCTTGGCCCGGATCGGCACCCCTCCCATCCAACAGGGTGCGGTTTGGACCGTCCGGGGAGACCAGAGAGGGTCACTGGGAGGATGAGGCTGTGAGAGCGGCGCGGGCTCGTTACGAGGCCTCAACGGAACCCGTGCCGCTTTACGTGCCGGAGTTGGGAGATCCGGCTAGACAGTACCGCGCGCTGATTAACCTGATCTACTGTCCAGACAGAGACCCTATAGCATGGCTCCAGAACCCCAAGCTGACCGGTGTCAACTCGGCCCTGAACCAGTTCTACCAAAAGCTGTTGCCACCGGGACGGGCGGGTACCGCCGTTACGGGGAGCGTAGCGTCTCCCGTTCCGCATGTAGGCGAAGCCATGGCCACGGGGGAGGCCCTCTGGGCTCTCCCCCACGCGGCCGCGGCCGTGGCTATGAGCCGTCGATACGACCGGGCCCAAAAACACTTTATCCTACAGAGTCTCCGCAGAGCCTTTGCCAGCATGGCATACCCCGAGGCAACGGGCTCCAGTCCGGCGGCGCGGATCTCCCGCGGTCACCCTTCTCCAACAACCCCGGCCACACAGGCTCCCGACCCTCAGCCGTCGGCCGCCGCACGCTCTCTTTCTGTGTGTCCACCGGATGATCGTTTACGAACTCCGCGCAAGCGCAAGTCCCAGCCAGTCGAGAGCAGAAGCCTCCTCGACAAGATTAGGGAGACACCCGTCGCGGACGCCCGGGTTGCAGACGATCATGTGGTTTCCAAGGCCAAGAGGCGGGTATCCGAGCCCGTGACCATCACCTCGGGCCCTGTGGTGGATCCCCCCGCCGTAATAACGATGCCACTTGACGGACCGGCCCCAAACGGGGGATTTCGGCGTATTCCCCGGGGGGCCCTGCATACCCCGGTCCCGTCGGACCAGGCTCGCAAGGCGTACTGTACCCCCGAAACCATCGCCCGTCTGGTCGACGACCCATTGTTTCCCACGGCCTGGCGCCCTGCGCTAAGCTTTGATCCCGGCGCCTTGGCGGAAATCGCCGCTCGGCGTCCGGGCGGAGGAGACCGACGGTTTGGTCCACCCAGCGGAGTGGAGGCGCTGCGACGGAGGTGCGCCTGGATGCGGCAGATCCCAGACCCGGAGGATGTGAGGCTTCTGATCATCTACGATCCGTTGCCCGGAGAGGACATCAACGGCCCCCTCGAGAGCACCCTCGCGACAGATCCGGGACCGTCATGGAGTCCATCCCGAGGGGGACTGTCTGTGGTCCTGGCAGCCCTGAGTAACCGGTTGTGCCTGCCGAGCACTCATGCCTGGGCCGGGAACTGGACCGGCCCGCCGGACGTGTCCGCTTTGAACGCCCGGGGCGTTTTATTACTGTCGACCCGAGACCTGGCCTTTGCCGGGGCCGTCGAGTATCTAGGCTCGCGGTTGGCCTCTGCCCGGCGCCGGTTGCTGGTGTTGGACGCGGTGGCCCTCGAGAGGTGGCCCAGGGATGGACCCGCTTTGTCTCAGTATCACGTGTACGTCCGGGCCCCGGCGCGACCGGACGCCCAGGCCGTCGTCCGATGGCCAGACTCGGCGGTCACAGAAGGACTCGCCCGGGCCGTGTTTGCATCGTCGCGCACCTTTGGGCCAGCGAGTTTTGCTCGTATCGAGACTGCGTTTGCCAACCTGTACCCGGGCGAACAACCCCTGTGTTTGTGCCGCGGTGGGAACGTCGCATACACCGTGTGTACCCGCGCGGGCCCCAAGACCCGCGTCCCCCTGTCGCCCCGTGAATACCGGCAGTACGTGCTGCCGGGTTTTGACGGTTGCAAGGACCTCGCGCGACAGTCTCGGGGTCTGGGGCTCGGGGCAGCCGACTTTGTGGACGAGGCGGCACATAGCCACCGCGCAGCAAACCGATGGGGCCTGGGTGCCGCGCTTCGACCCGTCTTCCTTCCCGAGGGACGGAGACCGGGGGCCGCCGGGCCGGAGGCCGGCGACGTACCCACCTGGGCGAGGGTGTTTTGCCGCCACGCCCTGCTGGAACCCGACCCTGCCGCAGAACCACTCGTGCTTCCACCCGTGGCCGGTCGGTCGGTGGCGCTGTATGCGTCGGCGGACGAGGCTCGGAATGCCCTCCCCCCGATTCCCAGAGTAATGTGGCCGCCCGGTTTTGGGGCCGCGGAGACGGTGTTGGAGGGGAGCGACGGAACACGGTTCGTGTTCGGACACCACGGGGGCTCGGAACGGCCGTCAGAAACCCAGGCGGGGCGACAGCGGCGCACCGCAGACGACAGAGAACACGCTTTGGAGCTGGACGATTGGGAGGTGGGGTGTGAAGACGCGTGGGACAGCGAGGAGGGGGGCGGGGACGACGGGGACGCACCGGGGTCATCCTTTGGGGTGAGCATCGTGTCGGTGGCCCCGGGTGTGCTGCGAGACCGCCGGGTGGGTTTGCGCCCGGCGGTCAAGGTGGAGCTGTTGTCCTCGTCCTCGTCCTCCGAGGACGAGGACGATGTGTGGGGAGGGCGCGGGGGGAGGAGCCCCCCGCAGAGTCGGGGGTGACGGAGTCCCCTCCTTTTCTCGTGAGCGCCACTGGCGCGCGGACTGTTTGTTGTTAATAAAAGCGGAACGGTTTTTATGAAAAAAGTGTCTGTCTGTCTGTGCGGGCGGGCGACGGGCGGGCTGGTCGGACCCCCCCCCGAAAATAACCCCCCCCCGGTTTCTGGGCGCCCGGCGGACCCCGGGAGAGG